CGGCTTACAATATGTATAGTTATCGGCGCAATATCCACCACATCTCTGACAAAATCCCATTTTTATTCTTTTCCCTTTCTCTTATTGTAGTCTTCCCACGGTATTCTTACTTTGTATTTATGACTCTCATAGTATGTTGTGCTTACACCACATGTTTTCGCCCAGTGGTCAAGAATTTCCTGTAATCTTTTTATTTCTCCATCAGAGATATCATCATATGCATCTTCGTATAAATCTTCGGTTGCCTGTTCTGCAATACTCTCTGCATTTATACTCATTTCTACTGGCTCAGTTACCCACACATATTTCGGGCGAACATCTCCATACTCTTCGTGTTCATTTTCCCAGTCATCGAAAAACTCTTCCCAGTCATTAAAATAACCATTATCATGTGTGTATTCTTCTGAAAAGAAATATTCATAATCTTTCTGTTTTTTCTTTGGTAAAAGTGGTGCTTTCTCAAATTCTTCTCGCTTTTTCTGTTCTCGTAATTTCTCGTCTATAGCTCTTTGCTGTTTACAATCATGCTTTGTATATCCACGCTGAATTACTTCTCCACACAATTTACATCTGAGAATCACACCATTAAAACAATGTTGACAAAAAGTAATCGCTTGATGTTTATATGGAAACCATACTTTTCTGTCTGGATCATCAGATAATCCATACTGGTTATCTCTTATCACCATACCAGTGCCATGACAATAAGGGCAGATTTCCTCATTGTCATGTAAGTCTTTTACCAAATTAGCATTAACAAGTTTTTGAATATATTCTTTATCGGAAACGATGACTCTCTTTGGTTTTACAAATTCTCCCATTTGTAATCATTCTCCTTATATTGAAACTGCTTTATTCAAATAATCTGCAACTTCCAGAAGTGCTTTTTCGCCACTGAATACTATAACTCCATTCGCTTTCAACATATTTTCAACGGCTTTTAAGCTATGCGCCATCTGCTTAGATTCTCCACTTCTCTCATATGTTTTATATAAATTAAGGAATATTGTTTTCTCTGGTCGTTTGTTTGAATCATCAACAACTTCTGCAATTGAATATACGCCTTTAATTCCGTTAGTAATACCATATAAAACATAATCAGAAGTTTCTCTCTCATGGACTTCTCTCAGTCTGTCTTCTTCGTTCCAATTCTTCACAATTGGATTGTAATAGTCGCATTTAAGCAATGGCTGCAACTCATCTCGCCATTTCCAACCGGCACATGTACCACCTAAAAATACTTTCATTTTAATCTCCTTTGTAAACATTTATCTATCTGAAATACAATGAACAGGAACTATATCTAACCAGGGCAATTTTTTGTTAAACAACGAATCACATACAGCTATTCCAAATCCACTTGTATCAATAATAACTTGTTTTGCGCCATATTTTATGCACATATTCTCAATATAATCTGCTGTACATTCAATCCCATCTGTTACATGCCTTATATATCCTATCTCAGAATTTGGTAAAATAGCCGTAATTGTTGTACCACTACGTGCCGTGTCTACATAAATAGTTGGTTCTGAATTTGTTCCCAATTTCTTTCTACGCTGTACTCTTTTTGATTTATCATCATAAAAAACTTCTCTACAATATGACGATTTTTTATGTATGCAGTCAGCATGGCATCCATCACACGGATTTTTTCCATCTCTGACAATCATAAAAGCTATTGCACCATCTAATTTACAATCTGGCGGTACATAGCCTTGTTTAATACAAATATCTAACATGTCCATCTCAATTACCTCGTTTCCATTTACAATCACAATCTACAGTCTACATATATCTACAATATGCAAGCATAATTCCTCTGGTATAACACTTCTCTGTACAGCACCCTTTAAACCTTGTGTGCCTGTTTTACTCCCTCTAGGTGCTTTCTCATGACATGGATCACCATTATGGCACATTGGCTTAAATTGAGGATTCGGGTGGTTAGTCCATATGTCCGTAGGTTTCATTCGTGTATCACCATACTGGCAGTATGTAACTGTGTATCGTGGCAATCCTTGCATGAAATCCATTTTTCTCATGCCACCTCTAGGATTTTCGATGAACCAATACTTAGGCTTTAATTCTTTGATAAGCTCTAATGTATGTTTTACAAGCTCATCAGATAGCTTTGCAAAATCACTTACAGGATCAAGACTGCCGGTTTCAACATTCTTCTTTCTGTGATGTGATATTGCAGCGATAGAATAACTTGTACATGGTGGACTTGCCCAGATTACATCCGGTCTACCGAATCTCTCAATAATGTCTTTTGCCGTTACTTCCATGATATCTGCATACCAATCTATGTTTTGATTTGGTCGTTTGTAATCACGTAATATACGCAATTTGAGAAAGGAAGTAAAACTATAATGAAGTGTTTAGATTTATTTAGCGGTACACGTAGTATCGCAAAAGCCTTTGAAATCAAGGGTTTTGAGACTTTCACGATAGAACTTGACCGACAACATAAAAACATAGTTTTATTTAGTTTTCTGGCTGTTTGTAACCTCAATCTGGCATGATTTCATGACTTCAAGTGCTGCTTTATGCTTCTTAGTAGTCACACCAGCACAACAACTTTCATCAACTGAAATGTTCCAGGACGGGTAGAGCATTCGTAATGCAAGTGCATTTGACACTACACAAATATCAGTGCAAAGTCCCACCAATTCAATACCGTATTCATCTACAGTGCCGAAAATATCTTTCCAGTTCTCATACCCAAATGTTACCTTGTCAATAAATGAGCAGTCTGGATATTCTTTGCAGTCATCAACTAGCTCTGGAATAATTCGCCATCCCTCTGTGCCATAGATGCAATGTTCAACTGGCAGATTCTTACCTTCCAGTGTTTCCAGATAATTTTCTCTGTGTGTATCTCTAGTGAAGATGATCTTATCGCCACGCTCCATGTATTCGGTAATTTTAGCTTTAACTTTACTTACAATGGCTTCTGCATCTTTTGATCCCAGAGAACCACGCACAAAGTCCTCCTGCATATCAATGACAATCAATACTCTTTTCATTCTTCAAAACCTCCATTTTCTTACAATTAAGTCTTCTTTGAATTGCATAGCAACTACCCTGGCAGTCACTACATTTAACATTTGTTTCTAAAAAGAAATCACACTTAGCAACCCTATTACAAATCATATAGTCTTGTGTGGCTTCTCTTCCTTGCATAGATACGATGTGTTGGCAAATCAATGTACCATCGTAGAGTTTTTCACCATAAAGACAACTATCACATTTTCGCATTTTTCTTACCATTGCCATATTTCCTGATGAATTCTCTTACCGGCTGCAGATTGCCAAACACCTCTGTAGCACGATTTTCTTCCTGATGCTTGTATTTCAATACATCTTCCATATCATCTTCTGTTGGTCTGTAATATCCACTACCATTCTGAATATTGATGATGACAGTTTTCTTTCTTGCCTTACTTATTAAATCTCGCATAATTCTGTCAGAACATCCAACCTTGATTGCCAAATCATCTCTACTAATGGCGTTCTCTCTACCATATGGAATATACTTCACAATATCATCATACATATTGTTTCTCCTTTATTTATGCTTGTTTTAAGCATTCTTTGAAATCACGAATCCTATTCTGAGCAATGTCAAAATATTTATCGTCCATTTCAATTCCAATATACTGCCTGTTTGTATTAAGTGCAGCTACACATGTACTACCACTTCCAACACAATTATCAAGTACCAGTTCACTTTCATTTGTATAAGTCTTGATAAGATACTCCAATAATCCAACGGGTTTTTGTGTCGGATGAATGGCTGATTTCTGAATGTCTTTTGAGAACTTAATCACGGATCTAGGATATCTTTCTGTACTGTCATATGTAGTCAGTCCATATTTCTCATAATCCGTAGTCTCTTTACAATTCTGCTTATGTTCCGCTTTACTTACTTTTCTTACATGTCCAGTCGTTTTCTGAGGATTGTATGTAGGCAATTTCTTATAAAATACGCAAATATCCTCATGCGCCCTAAGTGGCATTTTCTTAGCATTCAAAAATCCTGTCGGTTGTGTTTTCTCCCACACAAGATTGTACCGCCACATTTTTCTGTTACTTTGCATTAAGTCAGCCGTGAACATTCCGTTTGCAAATAGTACGATTGCACCGTTATCTTTAATAATTCTGTTATACTGCTGCCATAATGGTTCAAACGGTATAACAGAATCCCATTTATTCCGGGCAGTCTGCCCAAACGGAAGATCACACAAAATCATATCAACACTGTTCGTTGGAATATCTTTCATCAATTCCAGGCAGTCACCTTTATATATTTCGTTGACTTCCATTACTACTCCTAATAACTATTTTATCTATGATACTGGAATACCGTAATATAGGTGATTCCAGAAACTAAGACTTCTATTATTTACTCATAATTTTGTCTGAAAACGGCTAAATAAGCTATTCCAAATAAAATAGTTATTTTGTCCGTTTCCACTCTTCTTCACGGATTTTCTATTCAGAATATCCTCGTCTTCTGAGTTCTCTTTTCGCTTCGTTTGCAATACTTTCTGGGATATAATCACCAAGATGGTCGAAGCATGTTTTGTCTGAATCTTTTTCAAAATCCCACATATTAAATACCTTTTTCTACTACTACAGCTTGTTTACCAAGTTCCTCATATCTCTGATCAAATAAATCTCTCGGATATTCTTTAATACCTTGTAACGGATCAGAAACAATACAAGTATTATTGTCCTTGTCATATCCAACTAGCACCATACAATGTTCATTTGCACGCCATGCTATTTCTTTACCATCAACGTCCCATGTAATATTTCTGTATGTTTCTTTCAGGTCAATAGTTGACCAAATTACTACCGGCTTGCCATCTTCTACATATTTGTATAAATCATCTAATGACAATCCGTATAAATTGTATACTTTGAAATTACAGCCGTTCTTCTCACTGAAACTCTTCGCTGCATCTGCAATCACATTAGAGAAACAACCACACGAATGAATATCATATGGTGATCCTATAAATTTCTCATTCGGATCTGTATCTCCAACTTCGCCACATTCCAGGTATTCATCTGCTAATTGAGTTTTACTGATATCATATCCATAGTAATTGAGTACAGTCACAAGTGAAGTGATTTCGCAACCTGTAGGAAGTTCTGGTAACTGTAGGACTGGCTCAACATCCAATTTGAATTGTGAATTGGATTTTTGCACAGTATCATTTTCTTCTTTGGTTGCCTCAGATGTAGATTTATTCTTTTTCTTACTCTTCAAATCAAAATTGAGTGTTAAGGTACAACCATTTTCAGTGGTTTCTTTATTAAAATCATTAAGTTCATATTCACCACCAATATCTATATCTGTGTTATCATTTCTCCAGATTGTTCTTTTTACTGTAACATATGGATATTTAGATTTACTTTCTCTTGCCTTGCAACCAACCAAAGAAAAACATAAAAATATGGCAAAAATTCCCACCATCATCTTTTTCTTCATTTTCTTCTCCTACTCTACATTTCTATCCCTTGCTGCCGACCTAAACATCATCAGCAGCATTTCTGAAATAGGCTTTTCTCTGTTCATTCTTTTAGCTTTCTTTATGGATTTCAAGTCGTACCAGCTCCCGGAGTGGCAACGACCACTAGGAACTAATACACCAACACCATACGGAATCTCTTTTTTGACCTCATCGAATACTTCTTTTGGCATCACGTAGTAATTCCAATCTCCGATGAAGTTATGTCCATTTTTAGAATGGAAATCTGCTACGGAAGACTTGACCTCATAACAGTAAAAATCTCCCTTTTCGATTCCTCCAACCGTGTTATTTACTGGCTTAAATCTCATATAATCAACTCTTTTGGCATTCTTGGTTCTGTAGTCAAACGTGACTTCTCTTGACCAATATATCCTAGAGTCATTGCGTGGATTTATGTGCTTTTGAATTGATAGAGACAGAATTTTTGTAATTTCCTTTCTTTTATCTGTCTTCATATTTATCCATCAGCACATTCTTCCGCTAACCTATTGGCTAAAGTAACAATACCTCCAACTCTATGCATAAAAGCCAAAGCAACATCTTTTTCGTAGTCGCAGCCATAGTCAACATCTGGTATTTCGGATTCAATAGTTTCAAGAGCCACACGCTTGACTCTATCACCTGTCATTTGAACCATTTGCGTTTCCTCCATTATTACCGCTTGTTTATTAAAAAACAAAAACAATTTATTTTTCATTTATTTGTAAACCTTAAATCATAATATTTCTCTGCAATATCGGGGCATTGCTGTTCAAAATATTTTGCGTATTTCATACATGATGACTCTTTACCATTCGTTATGCAAAATTCTCTGAATGTCTTCTTTTTAAAGAAACTTGGTTGATTACACCATCTGGCTATGTCTATGTACATTCCTCTGAATGGTGATTTCTCGTAATCCATGTATCGCATAATATATGGTAAACACTTATATTTCATCAAAATGCTTATTCTCTCAAACAAATCTGCAATATCATTTTTCCAAAATTCATCTGAATAAATACCTGGATCATTATGATTAAATCCACAAAATACATAAAACCTACACTGCTTATCCGTATGCTCCCTTATCATTTGCAGTTTCTTTTCTATGATTTCTCTATCCTTAATATTGTCAAATGCGAATGTGTAATCTCCATACCAATTTGCCTTATTGAAAAGATACTCACACTTCTCATCTGTCAACAGTCTTTCGTCCATACCTTGCTTGAAATAAAATTTGTGACCTGTAGCAATCAGTTCATCAAATACTTGCTTCCAGTCTTTGCAAGCGAATATATTGTCATCAAGCAAACAAATATACTTTCGTGTCGGATCATAAAATTCTTCAATCCTGCTATGAACACTTGCTTTCTTATAATTCTGATTCACACAAAACTTACATTGTCGTATACAACCTCTTGTAGTAAAACCTATGCTTACATCGGTGTATTCCTTTAAATCCTTCGGCTTTACACCTTTCTTAATCTGCTCTTTCACAAAATCATCATATAAATGATAATCAGGGAAAATATGCTCAATGTCATCAGGCAGCTTTGGAGCTTTATCATAATAGAATCCTGTTCCACCGTATTCCACATTTTTCATATTCAAAACTTCTTCTGGCACTACTGTATCAGTAAAAACCTTAGAAATTAGAATTTTATGAAGTGGAGGATTTTACCTAAAAACAATGAAAATTGCGATAGTTGATGCCGATTTAATAGGGCGAAAGAACCATAGATTCCCCAACTTAGCATGTATGAAGCTATCTTCATACCACAAAATGTTAGGAAATGACGTTGTTCTTGAACAAAATTACAACAATTTGCACAATTATGATAAAATTCTAATTTAATCTAGTAACGCTTTGTCAATGATCTGGAAGTTGGCTCTGTGAATATAAAGAGCTTTACCATCAATCATGAGTTTTGTCATCTTCGGTAAATCGTCTGGAATTTCCCAGTATACTTCATCGCCTGAATAAGCTGTTATAGGCTGTCCAAGCTGAGATTTTACAACAACAATTCTTGACTTACCAAACATGTTTTTGTACTTGTTTACGATACCGGCAATATATGTATTGTCTGCAATGCTGCCATTTGTATTGCTGTAGATATTTTCCTGCTGAAAATCAACTTCTGCATTAAGTCCTTTCTGCTCAAAAATGCATGTATCTCCGCAACTTTGGATTTCTTTGCCATCAATATTGATAGTAATTATAGATGACAGCTCATAGCCAGTAATGATATCGCCAGAACTATCGTAGCTTGTTGTTTCAACTGGATTTCCTTCAATATTGATTTTATCGCCGGTTGTTGTCATTACTTTGTTACCATAATTGTCATATGTATCAATTACATATCCATTACCGATAAGACTACCCTTTAAATCGTTAATGGCAGAATCTAACATTGCACAACCTGTCATTGTACACAGTAACGTCACGCAAGCAATAACGCCTACGATTTTCTTAATGTTTTTCTTCATCTTCCTGTTCCTTCCCTATAGATTTATATTTTTCTGTATTTCTACATTCTTTCTGCTTATCCTTTAGCTTCTGTTCTGCCTTTTTTAGTTGCTCCCGGAGAGACTTCAATTTTTCTGTGATCTCTGGATTAACTTCTTTCCTTTCTGGATATCTGAACATTTCATTCGTTATATTAAATGCTGTTGCTATAGAGTCTGCAAATCGTTCAATACTTTCATAGCTCTTTATCTGCTTTTTCAATGACTTAACATCATGTTTCTCTGAGTAACAATAAATATTCAGATATTGGCGTTTCCGCTTGGCGATTTCATTTTTTCGTTTCTTCTTTTCTCTTTCTTCTCGCAAACGATCTTCATATTCTTCTCTTTCTAAGATACTGGCATGTACTGACTCAATATAGTCTTCGACATCTTCATCTCCATCCCAACTTGTACAGGGCGGTTCAATTGGTTCTCCACCATAGCAAACCATACCGCCAGGACAAAGACCTTCGCCTGGTAATGGGCAAATGCTACAATCATCTATTTCACTTAATTTCACTGAACTTCTCACCAACGCTTTCGACTTTCCAATCTCTACTTACAGCCCATGTAATTGCCTCTTCTCTTGTGGCAAACAGTTTCGCTAAAACTGTTCCAGTTGATAAGTTCACCAATCTATATCCATTACTCAACGCTGAAATCTTTGATTTGTTTTTCGCTAAAAAGAACCAAAAATCATAAGTGCTTTCCCCCGGTTGCATATTAGGTTTTGAAACTAAAAAAATATTTTTAGACTGTTCCCCAAGCACTTCGTTGATATCTAGTAAATCTTTTGAATACAGGCTTAAATCTCCTGTAATTGGATCAATCTTCTCTGCTTCCATAGGTTTAAATGCGATTACCGCCCACTGTGGAATATCAAGAAATTCTGTTGATTCATCTACAATATTGAAGAAATCCTGTCTGTTGACCATTCCATATTCATGTGCCTTTTCAATGATTGCTTTCATTGCTGCATCGTCTTCCACTTCAAGCACAATCTTAGTAAAACTACCACTAATCCATTGAGCAAAAAGTTCCTTATCAATTCTTGCATTTGGATTGATTAGGTAGTCATTGTAGGTTTCATTTGAAGTGACAACATTTCTCTTGAACCACTCACAAAAGAATGAGGTAGCTCCGTGTGCTACCATAGCTCCCAGTTTTCCGGGACTCATGTTTAAACTCTTGTTTACTACAATTACTTGTTTGTACATTACATTTCCTTTCATTTATTATTGTTTGATTATAACAAATTTTAAAACTCTCTTCTCATTACGAGAGCTTCAATATCTCGCTTAACCGCAAGTTCCGCTTTTGAACACCTTGCATCCATGCTTTCAATAGCATCCTTGTAGTCCGTATTGTTTCTTTCAAGCATCTTGATTGTGCCACGATATTCGTTAATCAAATCTTCATTGCTTTTAATAATTTCCAGATATGCGGATTTTTCTTCTGCTATTTCTGCACGTTTGGCTTCCAGAATTTTCTTATCTTCTGCCAGCTTATCAAGATTCTTTTGAATAAACTGCTTGTTGAATTCTTCGCCAACATACAATTCGACTTTGTACAGTGTAATGACCTTTGACTCTGTTAGATCAGTCAAAATAATCCATGTTCCTGATAAATACACATTAACTGGATTATTGTCACGATTTCCAACTTTTCCCGTGTAAATCAGTTCTGAGTGTTCGCACATCTTGTTAATGTCATCAATAATTTTGTCCTCATTTTGAGCTATGTAAATATTGATGTCAATTAACTCATCTCTTCCGGCAATTCTTTCGGCATAGCGAGTCATTGCATGTTTAGTTATTGCCATTCTTTCCAATTTTCTGTTTCGCTCCTTTTCCTTCGACTGCTATTACATTCAAACAGAAGTCGATTATTTCTTTCTTCTTTTTGTTGAAATCCTCGATGTCTTTTGGATTCAGTGCATTTATGTTTTTCAATACAGCACCAGTACCTAACTTCACTCCATCAATGACACCTTGATCGTATGAACTTTTCTTGATATCTGTAAGCTCTTTATCAGTAAGAAGTGTTTTATTGCTTTCAATTCTTATCATGTTTATTCCTTTCATTTATTATTGTTTGTTTATATTTTTATTATATACTTTTTTTGGTGGTTGTCAAGTCATTTTAGAAATATTTTAGATTTATATATAAAAATGGGCATTTCGCCCATTTTTATTTAAAATAGAGAACATCCCTGAGACTTAAATTGTCTTATATATCCATTCCATTTTTTCGCATCAATATGAAGTTCTTTTGTCAGACATTTTTTACACATGAACCGAGTTATATTTCGCCCATGCATTTTTAGGTTCATAGCTATTGTATCTTTGTTTCTTATATTTTTGCCACAACATGTGCATTTCTTATTGAAGTATTTTTCAGCAATTTCGTAGCTGTCGATGCCTTTGTATTGCATAAATTCTTCGATTACTTCTTTTGTTGGTTGCTCTCTTACCATTCCACCATTCCAACAGTATTGATATTCTTTTAGTGTACAATTCAGGGTACACCATTTCCCATGTTCAATGAAATCTTTTGTAAGAATCCGATGCCAACGATCATACATTTTGGGATAGAAATATTTATCCAGATACCACGTTGATTTACCGCTATACGGACACGCTATTGCGCAGCCTACTCTTTTATATCCTTTTTTATATTTAGGATTTACTTCAAGATTATTTAAAATGATATAGCACCATATTTCCAATTCAGTCCACTTTCTAATAGGAAGTAACCCGATCCATTTTCTATCTCCCCATTTAGGATTATGTTCAATATCTTGTCTGTTGGATCTGGCATTACTTTCATCATTTCTTATACCCATAATCCATATAGCTTTTTCTACATCGCCAAAATGATTTATATGATTACCTTCTTTGAATAGTGAACAACATGCTCTACTAAATCTAGTAGGAATAAAGTTTTCACGTTCTACATATTGATAGAATCCTTCCGGCGGTGTTGTGATAATCCAGTCATTTTTATGATTATTGACAATTTTATATGTATCTGCACAATCTAAGGTGGTATTATTGAAAACTGTTTTGACCGTGTGATCGCTTAATCTACATAAATGTTCAGTTACAATACTATCTTTTCCAGTTGATTGCAGCACATATGGGATATACCCATTATACTTCTCTATTGTCTCATTTATAAGTTTGATACTTTCCTGTTCCTTCTTTTGAAAAACTGGTTTTATTGGAGGAAAATATGCAACCTATATATGAAGATTTAATAAAAATGTGGAAAGAAAACGGTTTCGATTATGAAATATATCCTGGTACTTTTTGGTTAGATAACTCAATCGTAAAAGCATATGATAAAAAGGGCAACTTGAAGTATTTATATAAAGTAATGATTGCTGATGATCTATCCGTTACCTTTAAAAAACATTCAAATTGCCCCGATTATACTGATTTTAACTTTGAAACGTGGGAAGAAACTGCCAAAAGAATAAAACCAGTTTTTAATTTACCCGTTTTGTACACGTAATACTTCTTTATCTGTATCATGTACAATTCTTCCACTTGCGCATTTAACGCATTTAATACGCCATTTGCCATACTGACGATACATGTTTTTGCCCCGTGTCTTTTCATAATGCCCGAATCCCGGCTTTACATATTCTCCGCAGCAATAGCAATATCCAGGATATTTATTTCTTGACATAATCATGTTCCTCCGTTTCTTTTGGCTTAAAGAGTTCACATACATCATGTGGTAGTGTCTCATTGACTATGCCACTATCTGTTAGAAATACATTGCATCCGCACGATTCTTGAAATTTTGTGTGCATTTTTTCTACTTTCCAACCAGACACACATCCCATACCACCAACTGTCCCGACATATCTTGCAAATAAATTGAGCTTGCAAAAGAATCTACAGTTTTTACATTTCTGTTCCACCTATTTCACCTCAATCCAATCATTCTGGCAGATATTATCCATTGTGAATCTTACATTTTCTGTACCTCTGATATCCAGCTCTTGACCGTCCTTACAATGAATCATGATAGTCTGGTATTCTTCAGACCAATACCAATAGCCTGTCCAGTCTGGGCGTTTGATTTTCGCACCACGTTTCATCAGTACATACGCTTCATTGAATCCCATTTTATCACTTCTTTCACTATTCAAAATATCTTCGATTATCCAACGGATTTTTGTACACTCTGATGCCTCCGCATTATGAATATGCATACCTAAAGCATTGTTCTTTTCAAAACACTTTGATGCGAATTCTGTTCTCTGTTCTTCTTCCTTTGTAATCCATTTTAAGAGTTTTTCTAATTTCACATTCTTTGCACTTCTACTATCTACAGTATCTACCATGCGGATATTCGTTAAAATCTGCATGATATTCCACGGTTTTCCATCAAATTCTTTATCAACACCAATAAATCTTGCTGTAAGATCTTTTATCGAAACTGCTTCGTCTGATGACATCATTCTTTCTTCATAAAACATATCTGTGTCTATATTTTCGTATAATCCTGTTGACATCAGATGCTCTTTCATCTCTTCTTTCGTCATTCAATTTTCCTCCATTACCATTCCACAATTGCACCTTTATCGTAGTTGAACACTTCCCGAATATTTTTAGGTACATCATTAAATCTTGCCAATGCGCCTTTATGTACAAAGAACAAATCATTGAGCATTACATAGCCGGACTGTATCAATCTCAAAATCATCGGAAAATAATCGTTGTCAACACATTTCAACTTAAACTTCTCGTCATCATATCGTTTGATATATCCGATACCTTCTCCCAGATAGTCCAGCTTAAATTCTTCCACTTTGAATGGAATATGCTGCCCAAAGTATGAATTTTTCACGCATTCTTCAATTTCATTTATATCATATTTTTTATTATTGTCTGTTTTAATAACAACTTCATCATTTGAAAAGCATATGATATCTTCCGGCGAAACAATTTCAGCCAAATAAAGAATGATAAAATGCATCAAATACTTTTCGTATGTAATGTGCCGTTTTGGGTTGCAATTTCCAAGAATCACTTGTCTCACATATTTACTTCCGATAATATGCTCATCATCGGTAAACTTCCGCATAAAGTCTTCCCAAGTATCGGCATTATCAAAAATATCCGGCGCAAATGTTTTCAGTGAGTGGAAATTTGCTTTCTTCATATCAATACTGATAAATCTTTTTCCATCGTTTGTCGGCTTATAGATATCAGACGAAGGAATATGAATTTCTGAGATAGCTTTTGAAATTTCTTTCATATCCATGTTGTTGAATTTTTCATATCCTTCTGTACCTTTGATAAAATTGATAGCTGCATCTTTTGTCTTATTGTAATGCTCATAATAATCCTGTTCACAATCATACGGTTTAATTGATTTCACGAATTTTTGCAATTCTTCTATCGTGTCATAATACATAGAGAATAATTTGATACGATCCGTGAAAAATGGCTCTACAAAAATTGAGATTGGAATATTACAATTTTTGCAAAATCGGCGTTTCAGTTCTGGTGTAAGTTCCATAGTTCCTCCTAATTTAATTCTTCGATGATCTGGTTGAAATGTCTTATAGCTTCTTCGGAAATTTCGTCTTTATAAAAATCACGCCACTGCTGCAGTTTTTCTTTTGTTGTGAATCCACTGCCCCATATGTTTTCTGCCAGTTTATCAATTCGCTCTTTCGTGATATCAGACACAATCTGAGCAATTTCATATGGCACGATAACAGGTTTTCCACCCATTTCTTTTACATGGTCAAAATCAGATTGGCAACTTACTGGAATTGCATCGCTGTATTCTTCATCAAATTCATCAACAAACATTTGCCCGATTTTCTGAACATTACTGTCCCATGTTTTATACTGAAGATTATTTATATCAGAGAATCTTCCTTCTTTCGCAATCTTAATAACTTCTTTGATATTGAGTGTGCCAGAATTAAGAGCTTCGCAAATCATGTCAGCCGTAACTCTACTCATATCCCAACTGTTGCAGCTTTTGCGATCACGTTCAAGGGTAATATATTTCGGCTTAAAATTATAGCCAAAGTGCTTATCGCTTTTGCTCTCAATTGCAAGTCCATTTACAAATACTTTTCCTTGCATATTTTTATCTGTAAATATCCATCCATATGTTGTTTCAATCTTTTCGTGCTGTTCGCTCCCCGGCATGTCTAACCAAACATTGAAAAGTTTTTTGTATTCCTCAGACTCTACATTCTCAATTTCAATGATAAGTCCTTCATTTTCTGTAATATTGTCGAAGATTTTGAATGTCAGTACCGGCTCTCCAAATACCTTTGATTTCTCAAAACTGGATATCCAGATTTCGTTTTTACTGTTGTTGTATACGGTGAATGTTTTGCCGATTCTGTTTAACACAAGAGCTGCGATTTTATAACCCTCACCAAACTGACCGACTGTATCTGAATTATCTGTCTTTGTGCTACAGCCAAGTAATAATGTATTGATTTCAAGAGATGACTTCGGACTACATAACTGTAATGTCTTTTCTTCCTCATCATATGAAATATCAAACGCATTTTCTGAATCAAGAGTTTCCTGGTCAATTCCATTCTGGATAAGTTCTCTTACGGCATCACAGAAATCCCAGTCAGAAACATAATTTGGTGTTATTGTCAATTCTATTGCTTTATTATTTTTCATGTTTTTGCTTTTTCCTTTCTTTGTATGCTTTATTTAACTGTTTTTCCAACCCTTTCTTTTCAAGTGGATTTCTACAATGCTTAATGCTCTTTTTAAGCAACTTAATTTTCCTATCGTTATTCATTTCATCATAAGCATTATTGCAATTTGCATACACTTCAGCTAAACTCATTGCAGCAGCCATTGATGTTTGCGATTCTAAGAACCTTTCATATTCACCAAGTATTGTTCCTTGCCCATCATAAATGTCTTGTGCAATTGGTTTCTTCAGATCCATACCTAATGATTCCAAAAATTCACGAACTTCCATTTTAACCTCCTAATCTAATTTCCACCACATATCGAACACTCTTCTGTAATTACCACCCTTATGAATTTCACCTTTATAACGCCTTACTTTTCGATTTGTGAGTTTCTTGCAGTATGAAGACATTTTGCTTCTATAGCACCGGCAATAATATGGTGTGGCAACTGTACGACCTCTGCTATCTTCATCGAATTCACACACAGCTCCATATCCGTTGTTATACATTTTATTCAATTTTCTTTTACATCTTCTAGTGTTGTGTCTTCTCTTTCTCCGTTTACTTTTGTCGTACATTTTGCCAGTCCTCCTATTTCACTTTTCTAATTCACACGCCGGTAAAAATCGCCGGTCTTATCAATACTCATACATCCCATAGTTGAAACATCTCTCTGCATTTCTGTATTACACTCTGGGCATAAATGACCTTCTGATGTGTATTGAGTGATCGGCATTGTAATATTTTCTTTTCGCCCACAATTAGGGCAGATAAATCCATATGTCATTTATTTTCTCCTATTATTTCGACCAGAAGGAAAATTCTTAACTACAATATATCCAATGGCATATCCATGTGTGCCAGCACATATCGTGGGTGAACACCCCCCCGGCGAATATACCGTACCAGCTTGACTATTTTTCGTTGATACGTTCCCCATCTTTTTTACTTTTCTTTCTTCTGACAACATATAAGCTACTGTAGCCTCCCATATTACCTAATGGCTGTGCCGTTAAGCATACTGCAATTGCATCAGCATCATAGATTCTATTTCCCTGGCGATATTGTTTGCCGAAGTTAATTTCACCAAAACCACCTACTAACCTCGGCTTCATATCACTCATGGTTTCTCCTGACGATTACTTTCGGTTGTCTTTGCCCCCCCATCATCGTTGAAAGAGTAGGTGCTAATCCTTCTGCAGAATAAACTCTCTTTATTATGTCAAGCCCCTTAATATTTAATCGTCCTAATACTTTTATTTTTGGTTGATTATCAATTGATTTCTGCATATAATCTATCCAACCCTTTCTCAAAAGCTCCAATACCTGAAAAGAAGCTGCTAACTTTTAAGTCATCAAATAAATACGGCATAGCATTGTATAGATTTTTATAAATATGATACAGAACTCCCACACAAATTGAATTCCCAGCTTGTTTATAAAGTTGCGTATCACTCATTCCTGCTGCTTTTGCCTTGTCAAAATCACTGTCGGAAAAATCCATCAATCTCCAACATTCTCTTGGTGTCAGTCTTCTAATTGCATAATCATCTGTACTTACATTGTTTTTATCCTCAATAATCACTCTTTTATCTCCTCCTGCATTGATTGTACGAATTGTTCCACAAAGCCCCCTTGAAAGATCTCAACCCTTCATCACATCGTCTTTCACAAATATATCGTTCCATTATTATTCCTTTCCTGGTTGTTTAATTGAAATCACACCATTCATTCCTTGATTGCCGAAACCCTTATAGTCTCTTGCAAGTAATGTATTGGCACAGTCCGTAAATTTATCTACACATTTTCCGCATTTACTTATGATTGCTCCTTGCCTGGTATCTGAATAAGATCCCACTGATGTCTGTCTAGTGAGCCTCTGCCCCCCCATCTTACAGTGTTTGAATAGTCTTTACGGAGTTTACCAGAGTCAATCATTTCTTGTAATGCTTCTTTCTCTTTGGCTGAATCTACATAGTATTTTGTATCTACATTTTCTTCATCTTCCAAAATATCGTACATGACTGTATTGCTTTTAAAACCTTTTGGAAATTCAAATTTCCCGTTATCAATATCTTTGTTTACGATAATCAGATAAAGTCTCTCCCTGTTCTGAGGGATTCCAAAATCTTTTGCGTTCAAAACTTTATAATAAGTGTTATATCCGTATTCATGCAGTTCTTCGATAAACATATCGAATGTTTCCTTGAATGATTTTCCAACAATATTTTTTACATTTTCGTATACTCCCCACAACGGCTTGTTTGCTCTTACAACTCTTAACCATTCCACAAGTAATGATGAACGTGTCTTGTCAAGATTTTCACTACTACATTTCGGGCATTTATTTCTTCTTGAAAAATGTACTGTAAGTGGATTATATTCATGCCCACAATCTGCACATTGCCACATGCTGCCTTTCTGTTTCCCAGCAACACTGAAATCCTGGCAAGGTGATCCACCACAAATCATAGTAAACGGTTGCATTTCATTTTCATCAATCTTTGTAATATCTCCAATGTTTTTCTCTGCATCAACTTCATGTACAGCACAATATGATTGAGCAGCGAATTTATCAATTTCACAAAAATTTACCAATTCCCAATTTGGAATTGTTTTTTTATCCATATTTTCCAATTTATACATCCTTTCAAATAGGCTATAGCAAGTAATTTCAGAAGATATGACCAATATGTAATTCTTTTTATCATCAAATCATAAATTCTGAAATTACCTATATTAGCTGTTTACGAGTTCCATAAGTAAATGAAAAAACAATTTTGTTTTGCATTTATTATTGCGTGTTTATATTTTTTAATATATGGGATATGACATCAACTGTCCACCCATTTCCTATTGCTGTATATCTTCTGCTATCTGCCACACAATCCGTATAATAATCTGGCAATGTCTGCAGTCGTTCATATTCAAGAGGCGTTAATCTTCTTACCCTGTTATCCTGATATACTTTCTTTGCTAGATTTCCACCATTTCCATCACAAAGTAATGTATTACATTTATGATTCAATCCATATACTTCCTTCGCCTGTCTGTGACTATTTAAGTGAATGGTAGCCTTTACTTTTACATCACCGTCATGAACAGTTATTGGATATTTTGTATACCAATATTTATCTGCTACTTCATTTGCCGGAATAACAATATCTTTCAGTACAATTCCTCTATCTTCTGGCTGTTCTATGTTCGGTATATTCGTCCAGTACAACCGCTTTCGTTCTGCTGCACATACAAGAGCTGAGTTAATCATTATTGGTTCTACACCTAATTCTTCTGATATTACATCTGCCCATTTCTTTTCCATACTTGCAACGTTTTCAAGCAGAAAATATTTAGGCTTTACTTCTTTTAAAGCCTTGACATAGTAATAGAATAGACCACTTTTCTCTCCGTCAAGTCCTTTTACCTCTCCACGATCATATTTGTAATTTGATAAATCCTGGCAAGGACTCCCACCAATCAACAAATCAAAACCTTCGTATTGGCTAAAATCTGCTGTTCGTACATCTCCACATTGTTCAATCTGTGGATAGTTCTTTTGGCTTATCTTGATTGCATTTTTCTCAATTTCATATGCCACATATCTCTTTACTGGAATACCAGCTCTTTTTAAAGCTAACATTCCACAACTAATACCATCAAAAAGACTCAATACAGATAATCCTTTTTGAAGTAAATTTTTATCTTAATCTCTATGATTGGCTTATATTGCTCATTTCAAAAACATGCAATTAAAAGAATTGCTTAATTATTTTATGTAAAGAATAAACGGAGGTAGTAAAACCAATGGATTTAGACAAACAAAATAAAAATTTACTTTTATCTTTATCCCCATGTGTCTGCCATTGCTTTTGCTACACCTGAGAATGTTTTACTTCTTGCTTTAGCAGTTCTTGGATCGTGAAATGGAATTGCTTTTCCATTTTCATCAAATACTTGTCCAATTCCTGCACCAAATTTAGCTCCACCTTTATATGTAATTATTTTCGGTTCAACTATGTTCGTTGGTGTCAATTTTTGCAATCCTTTAAGCCAAAGACAAGTTGATTTTTTCGTGTGATGTCCAAATTCATACGGCTGAATTATTTGTGTAGGTTTTATCGGTAAACCATATTTTTGTGCTAAATCTGGAAACCACTTTTTTATATAATCTCCACTGATTATCCCAATTGGATTTTCAATGGAAATTTTGTCACAATCAGCAGTTAGAAACTGGCAGAAGAATTCAATACCATCTCGCTGTCTTCCATCTGCTCTTTTCTTCTCAAAATGCTTTGCACCACTTACAGCTAAATGCGTGCAAGGTGGGAATGCGAGAATCATATCCCATTTACCATCAATATTATGTTCTTTCCCGTCCATTGTTTTAAAGCTACAGTTTCCGTTTAATAACGGAAGTACATTATCTTTTATATGCCACTCCGGGTGATTTCCAGAGCATTCCATTATGTCACAACTAAAAGCATTATGACCTTTTTCTCTAAATGCTTTGCATACTTCTTGTGACTCTTCACAAGCCACAAGAATATCTAATATAAAATCTTTTTCATTTGATTCTCTGAAATACCGTCATATAGGCATTTCCAGAAAGTCAAATGAGAGATTTTATACTAACTATGCAACAAAACAATATACGAAAGGCTTATAAATCAATGGTTTTTAATGAAGTAAATAAAAAAGATTTTTTATTTCTTCTCTTCGTATTTGCTACATCTTGAAATTTGACAACACATTGCTGAACTCATTCCAAGACTAATACTCCTACATCTTGATTCATCACCATCTAAAAGATAATGATTTCTACATTTATCACAGAATCCATTCATATCTGGATGATCTATGAATTGCTTTCCTGCTATGTTATCCATCTAACTCTACCCCTTCAATAGCTGCTCTAGCTTCAAGGATAGTCAGATAATCACGCATAGCTCTAAGCTGAATGTCATAGATGCTCATAGGACATGTCGGTTTAAATTCCAGTGTACCGTTATTGTGCTTATCTACCATCGCTTTCAGTTTCCCATAACGAATAGCTGTCTGATAGTATTCCGCTTTGAATCTTTCTTTGTAATCAGCACTATTCATCATTTCTACAGTATCTCTTAATTCCATTTCTCTTAAATCCATTATTTGCTCTCCTTCACAATTCCATATAATCTTTCATCAAGATACTTTTTCAGCAATTCATCATTGTTAAATCCAGTACCTTTATAAAACTCTTCCGCAATACCACCGCCGATAGCTCCTAATGTATCTGAGTCACACTTGAAGCTCAGTACATTTCTGATGAAACTTTCATAATCTTCACTGTCAAGAAAACATCTGATTGCTGCCGGAACACTGCCCTGACAGGTTTCGTCCCATCTATATACTTCTTTCAATTCTTTCATTGACATTGAAACGGGGTATTTATAGTAACTTCCAGCCGGATATTCACGGCTTGCATATTCTTCGATTTCCTTTTTAGATGCACCATTTTTCGCCATCCAACCACATGTAGCCGTTACAATTGCGCCCTTAATTCCTTCCTGATGATTATGAGTACACTCCGCTGACATAGTTGCATATTTGATGATATCATCACGACTTTTTGCAAAGTCAATAACCGGCGATACTCTCATTGCAGATCCATTACCACAACTCTTATATGGTTTCTTGCTTTTGAAAATCAACCATTCAAAGAATTTGTCACCATATCCACAATCAATGTAATCATTGCCGAATTCATTGTATGCATCTTTAAATGATACTTCATTTTCAAGAGCATACTTTGTGGCTACCGATAAAACAGTATCATCTGTGTAGTAACTGTCATCTTGGAATAATTCAATATGTTCGTAATCCAAATCTTTTGGTCTGTTAAACTCCCATTTCGATCCTGCAATATCTCCTAAAATTGCACCGATAATAGCCATTATTTTTTCTCCTTAACTACAAAACATTTACCAGTTACATAATCTACATTACACATTCCATTTTCGTGTTCTTCACGATACTGACATTTAGCACAATATTCTTTGTCACATAGTTCTTCCCACGATTCACCAATTACCTTATTTCTGAGCAATCGGTATGCTCTTATTAGTAATGGCAAAAACAACCATATAATAGTTGCTATCAGCTTATAGTGTGCCAGATTAAAACATGTTGCAAAAATTACAACGATTGCATAAACGATCAACCAACTGAAAAATATTTGATATAAGCAACCTATAATTCCCAATAACGGAACTATAAAATCTCTTTTAATATTATTCTTCGGTTTCGCCATTTCCTGCCTCCATACCAATTTCAACAAGTGCCATTTCAATAGATGTTCTCACATCATCAAGAGAATGTTCTGATTTATCAAGGTTCTTTTCTAAGTCAAGGCTTTTATCAAGCCAAGCCGTAAGAAATTTTGATAAACCAGTTGCCGAATATCCGCTTACTTCCATCGTATCGTCCGGCACAATAACAACTCTTTTCTTCAGACAATGAATCAGTCCGTCAAAGCCAATAACTGATTTTTCACCTTTGGAAATTTCCGCTTCCTGACCAAGACCATTCTTATATTCAAGATCAGTTTCCGCTTCAAGGATTTCTCCTTTTCTTACTTTTAATACTTCCACTACTTGCTCTCCTTATCTTCACATGGAATACATGCACCATAGATATAATCTTTATTCTTGATATCACAATGCACTTTTACTCTTGCTTTGTTTGTGTCATCTACAGTTCCATGCTTACATTTTTCACACTCACTGGTGTTAATCATTTTCATAGCATTCTTCTCCATTCTTGTATTCCGAAACTTTACACTGCATAGATTCTACTTTTGCAAGGTCTGAATGTGTGTAGTTTCTTGCAGCTCCATGTCCATGATTATTCGTCTTTGGACTACATGAAGGACATGAACAATGGATTTTACCCTTAATATACTGCCCATCATGTTCATACCACCAGTTCCGGCAAACCGCTACTGCAATACGTTTCTTTCTACGACCTTTTGAAAAGTTTTTCTTTCTTCGCCAAGCTCTATTTCTTGTATTCATTTACAGATACCTCACTTTAAATGTGCTTTATGATACTAACAACATCACCTAACAGTTTGTATAAATCGTCTGAACATTCGCTGTACCAAGATTTATATAAAAACCACTCACAGTCCTCTTGCTTGATACATTCAACTAAGTGCAAATACCACATTCCACCATGAACACCACTTCGTTTATCGTATTCACGGTTGGTTCTCAGCAAAAGTTCAAATCTTTCAGGAAGATGTTCTTCTATCCATAGCAAAGTATCTTTTGATTCTTCATCCATCACTGTAACCTTTCCTTTGCAATCTCATAATATTGATTTTTCAACTCAACACCTATATAATTTCTATTCTCTTCCTTCGCAACTAAACAGTGTGCGCCACTTCCGCAACATGGATCAAAAACTATATCGCCCTCATTACTGTTATCTCTTATCAGCTCTCGCAATAACTCATGATTCTTTTCTGTAGGGTGTAATTTGTTTCTTCCACACGGATATTCAAACACTGTATTTTTGCAGTGAGCATTGAATGTACCGCCACGTTTCTTGAACCACACAGCATTTTCAATGCCGGAAAGATAGATATTCTGCCCATTCATAGGTGAAGGATTCGTTTTCTTCCATACAAGCTGCCGGACTGTTCCTTTTCCTTTCTTCTGTTTTTCAGAAAAGAATTTATGAATTTCCGACATCTGTTCTTTCCCACAAAATATTATGATCGTACTTTTTGTAACCTCATAAATCTCTTTTAAGAAGTCTTGTAGGTTAAAGGTCAATATATCAGCATCCTCTTTATCCAGATTTCTCAGCCCATTACTGGAACGATTCACTTCACCATATGGGATATCTGTTAGTGTTAAGTCAAATTGCCCCCCCATCTACGCTATGGAGGAATGACATGCAATCCATATTATATATTTCATTTGTTTTCATTATTGGTTGTTTCCTTTATTATTGTTTGATTATAATATAAAAGAAAAATAGACTCTATTCACTTTTTCCCTTACATTATATCATCATTCTTGTAAATGTCAACATTTATTTTTGTTTGTTTATTCTATAGGAACATTGATATATTCCATTACATTTCTCATTCCCAATCCACCAGATTCAATCGGTTTCATACAATACTCCCATAATTTCGGGTGTGTCTGTTTCAACATCTGGAATCTGTTTGGTTCTTTTTCGAGATGGCAGCCAAAGCCACAAAAAATACAGCCGGTTCTGTTACATCCAGTCGTGCGATATTTTCCATCTTCTAATACTATATCACCATAAACTGATGCATACGGAATTTTCTTTTCATACAGATATTGCAAAACATCTTGTTCAGTCCAAAATCCCATAGGTTGACTCTGTGGACGCTCTTTCTCAAAAGCATTGCAACCAGTTTTCATATAATCTGTTTTTCTCTTTTGACTTTCTGCTGCCATGAGTCCTAAGATTGGTTTCTTACCGGTCTGTTTCTCATACTGCATAGATGGGCGTTTTTTCATAACTGCACAACACTGATCTGATATCTTAAAGTCAGCATCAAGCAAATACTCCCATTTCTTATAATTATAATGCGTAGACAACTTGCCGGTATTATTATCAATGTATGTACCATGAAGTTGCTGCCACCTTGTATTTCCAGGTTTCGCACCATGAACCTTATTTGCCACTTCTTTACTGACGATTGGATATCCATATTCTTGAATAACACTCTTGAAATTCTTTTTTGGTTTTAACCATGTGACATTATCAATCGTTTTCACAAAATCTCTCAATTCTGGATATTCAAGTCCAGTGTCTACATATACCGCATCTATATCTTGGTATAATCCTCTTACAATATCCAATAATACTGTACTGTCTTTTCCACCAGAAAAACTTACATATACTTCTCCACCATAATAATTATACCACTCTCTGATTCTATTCTGAGTCTTCGCAATCTTTAAATCCAAAGGAAGTGCTTGAAGTAATTTCAAACTACTTTCTGTGTGAATATGTTTTTTATCTTATACCGCAAATCAGCTAAATATCGGCGGTTCTAAGATAAATTCATGCAAATGCGTTTAAATAGTGGAGGAATAGATTACATTATGGCAGAGAATACTATTGAAAATGGGGAATTATGCCCAAATAACGGCAATATGTCAACTAAAAGTGGGAATATTTCTCAACACAATAAAAAACATATTTTATTTATATTTTTCAAAGTAATCATGCATCGCATTGTCTGTATTTTTACCAGCCACAACACAAGAATACAAACCTACAACTACCGCTACACCAATTAAAGCCAATCCTATTTTAATCATTTGCTTTACCTTCTTTCTTTTCAGCTTCTAACTCTGCAATATGTTTGAGAATTTCATCACGCTTTTTACAGCCGAGTCCACTATAATATGATCTACAGTTATTTGTGTGTTCGCATTCTCTACAATTTTTTACTACCATAATCATTTCTCCTTATCTCAGTTCAACTAAATATTTGATTGTACACTGATCTTCTTTGTATACGATAATTTCATCATTTCTCAACATACTACCAGCATGAGCATGTAAGCAATTCGCACCTGGGCATGTTTTCTGTAATCGTTCATAATTGAAATCGTAATATTTACTGTCAAAAGAATGTACATCATATGGCTTTCCATATGCCACATCCATAAGTGCCATAAATGCCGAATTTGAATTTCCTCTCGCCCAGTATGATCCGCTCAAAGATGTATAACCTAACGATTTCCTTGCTTTTGGGGCATAGTAAATACCAAATCCAAACATCTTCCCTGTAATAACCGCATTTGTCGGACGTAAAACAAGACCAGTATTGATGATTGACCACCAGTTCTCATTTCTACTTCCATGCCATAACAGCTTAGTTTTTGAAATATGTTCTTTGTTGACAAACTCATCAAATCGTTTTTGTGTCTTAATATTCTTGACACGCCATGCTCTATAGAATTTATCTCGACAATCTCCAAGCAGACTCTTAATCATTCGCACATCGTCTTCTGTTACTTCCTCAAATTCAAGCCCCATTGCTTCAATAATGGTTTCTTGCTTCTCTTCCACATCATCGGTGTCTGGCTCATCCTGTACTGTATGTGTAACAACCTGACCTCTCATTACATCAAGTAGATCCTGTTCATCTTTGAGAATGCGTGCGAAATCTTCTTTGCTTCTGGAAAGATAATCATTGACATTTCCCATTTTTCGTGGAATTACACTAAACAACTCTAACAAAGTATTATTGAAGTCCTCTACTTCTTCTCGCTGCATGAGCTTATCAATTACCTTCTGTGCTTCGTCCACCATAGCTTGTGTTACTTGCTGAGATGAAACCTTATAGTTCGCCTGGATTTTCTGATGAGCCATATCTTGAAGTCTTTGAACGATTTCTGCAATTACTTTATTTTCAATTTCTTTATAACCGTCTTTTCCTTTTGGTTTTTCTTTCTGAATCAAATCCTGTACAAGATGTGTCTGATCCACATATCCTTTTTTAATTTTCTCATTGTACTTCTTATTCCACTGTGACATTGAATAGGAGGCGTGCTGGCAACTTGCACCAACACGACCATATTCAGCCTCGAAAGTATCACCATGTGGAATCATGCGATAATATTTATTATTATTGTTTGTTGTTACCATAACAAGGTAAACTGGTGATTTCTCTTCCATAGTTACCTCCTATTGCACACAAACAAGAATCTGAATATCCGCATCTCCGAAAACAAATCCAATCATTGCTTTCACATCGTCCCAGTCAAGACCACCTCTACCACAACAAAGTCGTGGAATGGCAAGTTTTGTAACCTTGTTTTCTTCCATCTGATCTCTCAGATTAACCAGTGCTTCCATAAGAAGATCTCTATCCGGGCTGTCATAGCTGCTATCTTTTACAACCAGAGAATAAACATTATCAATAAGATATGTTTCTCCACACTCAATCTCATCGTACTTATCAGTCAACTTTTCTTTCAGATTGTATGTCTTCTCAAATGCTGCCGGAAGACCAACCTTAAAATTGAGATCTCTGGAAATTCCTTGTGCTAAGTAATATCCCTGTGGTACTGCCATAATGTTGATTTCTAACTCTACAATCTTCATATTGTTTCTCCTTTATTTTTGTCTGTTTATCATATTTAAAAATTCTTCTTCTGTAATAATCGGCACATTATTCTTTTTAGCATCACGATTCTTACTCGAAGAACTTTCAATATCATTATTGATTAAATACGTTGTTTTCTTTGAAACTCCACCAGCTACCTTTCCTCCAAGTGATTCGATCTTTTCTTGTAGCTCTTTTCTGTTTGAGAAGATATTAAGGCTACCAGTAATTACAAAGATATTTCCGGCAAAGATATCGGAACTTTTCTCTTCTTTTACAAAATGCATATATGATACCAACTCGGAATACATATCGTTCTTTAAAAATACATTATCGAAAAACTCATAGATACACTTATTTACTTCTGTTCCAAATGACTCCAATTCTGTAAAGTCAAATCTTGATTTCAACGCATTTTCAAATGAATCCCAGTCACCGTCAAACCGTCTGCTAATAATCTTTGCTTTGCTTAATGCGATATTCTGTATTCCAAGTCCAGCAATGAAATTTTCCAATTTCACATTTTTACTCTTTTCAATAGCAGAAAGTAATTTTGCAAATGATTTTTCTCCCATACCTTCAAAACCAACGATTTCATCATGGTGGTTTTCCAGTTTGTAGATATCTAAAATATTCTTGATAATCCCGGCATCAATGAATTTTTCTACCGTTTTTTCAGAAAGACCATCTATGTTCATACATTCTTTTGATGCAAAATAAGCAATCTTTCTAATATTTTGTGCTGCACAATCAATGTTTCTGCAATATAATGATACGCTTCCACCATCTGAACACTGAGTTGTAGTACCTCCACAAATAGGGCATACTTTTGGCACTTCAAAATCTTCTGTTCCACCAGTGGCTTTTATTATTTGCGGTATGATTTCATTCTTCTTGACAATAGTTACTTTTGCACCATTTTTAATTCCAAGTTCTTTAATGATACTGAGATTGTGTAATGATGCTCTACTAACGTCTGTACCATCAAGAATAACTGTATCGAAAACTGCAACCGGCGTAATCTTTCCTGTTCTTCCAACTTGCCAATCAATGCTATGGATTACACTCTCTTCCTCTTCTTCCTTAAATTTGAATGCGATACCATTTCTATAATGGTGTCCTGTTCTGCCCTGTTTCTTTCCATACTCAATATCGTCATACATAACAACAAGACCATCAATGGGTATGTTCTCTTTTTGAGCTTCCATTACCATGCTATCCATCACAGAGTCAAATGTTTCAAATTCAATATCTTTTGGGTTGAACATTCTGTATTTGCACACATCGAAACCAAACTCTTTAATCCGTGTCAATCTACCATTCAGAGAATTGATTTCTTCTAATCCTTCAAGAACATTGAACGCATAAAAATATACTTTTCTCTTTGCACAAACACCTGAATCAAGTTGTTGCACTGATCCACTTGCCAAATTTCGTGGTGTCTTATATCTGTCATCCGCATTAGGAATCTGAGCATTTATGGCTTCAAAATCATCTCTATGAATGATTCCTTCGCCGGTAACTTTTAAGTACCCTTCATATTCTATTTGAAGTGGCACATTTACAAACGTTTTTGCATTATCGGTAATAATGCTTCCTTCTTCGCCGTTTCCTCTTGTTGCTGCTCTCACCAATTTACCATCTTCATATTCCAGGCAAATTGTTAATCCATCCAGCTTATACATAAGAAGTGCTTCCCGATTTTTGGTAAAATCCATTGCAACCTTTCTATCTTTCGTCTTATCAAGGCTCAACAATGGAGAACTGTGTTTAATTTTAGGAAGTTCCGAACTTACTCTGAATCCAACGGTTCTTACTGGACTACCAGAGAAAAAGAACCCTGTTTTATCTTCTAAATATTTGAGCCGATCAAAATTTTGATCGAACACATCATTAGAAACAGATGGTTTTGAGAGTGCATAATACTCATAACACCATTGATTCAATTTAATGGTTAGTTCTCGTATCTCTTTTAAATCATCTTGTCTTGACATTTTTCCTCCTATAAGTGGGCACTTTACGCACCCACTTTATTATTGCTTGTTTTTTGTACTATCTAATTTGACCTCTCAAATAATACTGCATAACCCCATAAATATAAATTGGAGTGTATGCACGTTCCTTCATGAAAACGATCTGAAGATCATATTTGTGGTTAAAACTATGAATACTTCCAAGATAACTTTTCTTATTGTACTGAGTGTCATAGTTCCCATTTACCACATCTTCATATCCAGCGTTCTCAATAAGCAAATACTTTTTCTTTGCTTTCGCCGTTGCCATTTCTTTTTCAAACCTGGCTCTTTCGGCTGAGAGATTTGCGGACAACTCTTCAAGATTTGCCTTTCTCTCAATAAATATTTCGTCATTGAAATAGGTATCTCTCATAATTGATAACTTCTCATTTTTTGGAACGTAAAAACTGTAATCGCCATTCTGCAATGCTTTCTTCTTATACGGAATACCGTGAGCATCGAAGTAATCAGTGATATGGTTGTTGACCTTTTCTTTCGTATCAACCAGAATGACAATTGATGATAGAAGCTCTTTTTCTTCGGCTTCAGTATACTTATACTTTCCTAACATCATTTTTACTTACCTACCATTTCATATTTTGTAGCCCACCAATCAAATTCACCTTCAACTGGCACAAACTTTCCTTCTGCCGACATTTTCATCCTTGCTTTTTTCTTTTGGTTGGTGATATGTACAATGTCACCTTTTTGCAGCGGATTTCTGTTAAAGTCCTTTTTGGCAACTTTAACTGTCAGCGTGTTTCCATTTGCCAATGCATATACCTTGACTTTTGGAGTATACTTAGTTTCAGTTTCCAGAACGACTACATATCCTTTATACTGATTATCCACGATGTCGATATATCCTAAGTTCTCAAGCTGATATCCCACACGATCAACGAATGTTGTCCTATCATATGGCATTACATTTATATAATCATGTAAAACACCCATCATATTTACTTTCGTAAATGTTTTTTCACTTTCCTTTTCGGAATTACGTTTGATAATTTCATACGGAATACCAAGCGAATTAGCTTTATCCTTTTTCATCTGTTTTTTACCGTATAGCAAATCAAAGTAATCATACTGTTTCAACAGATATTTTACTTCTCCAAATTCTTCAAAGAAGTTTAGTTGTATCAGAATTTTCATCTGCTTTGAATTGACCGGCAACGATTTTTCTTTTACAACAGCCAACAAATGAATAAAGTCCTGAAATTTCATATCTTTTATAGACTGAAAAGCATCTGCTACTTTTGAGTTAAGATATTTTATAGAAGCAATTCCCTTATAAATCACATTTTCTTCCTTATTAAATGTATACTCACTTGTGGAATGCCGGAATTTAACACCTTCGACCTTTATACCTTTTTTCTTAGTATAATTGGTGATATTTAGTGTCTTTTCTTCTTTACCCTCGAATGTATTCAACGCTGCTGTCAAGAATTCCAATGGGTAATAATACCGCAAATATCCGCATATATATCCAACACATGAATAAGCGTCTGAATGATTCCATGAGAAAGCGTATCGTGTTGCATCAAGAATACCCTGTTTAATTGGTGGGAAAATTTCTTCAAGCTGTTCTTTTGGCGCACCGTATGTTTCATTGGAATAGCTAATAAATCTGTCATGTATTTCATCAATGAATTTTTCAGTTCCATATTTCTTTGCAATTCCTCGCCGGACTGTATCTGACTCTGCATCCGAATAGCCACAGAAGTTTACCAAGAATTTCATGATATCTTCCTGCATGGTGATTCGCCCGGAAGTTGTTGATAAGAAATCATCCAACTCTTTGAATCCAGTAACCAACACATGACCTTCCGCAACGTCATCACGGAAACTTGCACACCCTGGTCTAAGCAGACCATTTCCAAATGAAAACCATTTAATATAGGAAAAGTCTTTGTTATTACTTTTCGCAATTGCAATAGTTTCGTCCGACATGAATCTTTTAAGATATGCTTGGGCTGAAGCTGACTCCCACTGGAATATCAAGGTCGTATCTTCCCTAATATCTCTCCACACATCTTCATCATCCAAATCAACATTATCTGGTGTCATTCGTTCAATTCCGGCAAGTTTACATGTTTCATTGATTACACCAATATTATCAAGTCCAAGAATATCCAACTTGACATACATAAGTACATCCAGTTCCTTCATATTTAATACGGACACTGGATAGTCAGATGTTGACAAACTACACATTCCGACTTCTTCATCAATGTTTAAATCACTTACCAAAACGCCAGACGGATGTGATCCGATAGAAACGATTGTTCCACTTACGATATCTACATATTTGAATAAGTCTGGATATCGTTCACGAAATACATCATCAATAATCCATTTGCCATCTTCCAAATACACTGCTTCTGATATCGCAGACGTTTCTACGATGGACATTCTCAATGCTCGTCCCACATCTTTAATTGCGCCTTTTAATGCAATCGTGTTGAACGTGATAATCTCACTCGCTCGAATGTTCGGAAGATCCATGTGATCCCTCAGAATGAATTGCTTAATAATATCTCTATCTCTGGAAGAATAATCTGTATCAATATCAGCATTTGTAACACGGCTTGGATTCATAAAGCGGAAGAAGTTCAATCCGAATTTTTTACTGTCCATTTGAGTGATTCCAAGTATGTATGCAACTTCGCTTCCAGATACAGATCCACGACCATATCCACAAAAGATATCATGTTTTGTTTCCCATTCTCTCAAATAGGTCTGCAGCAACATAAAGTCAATGGATTTAGTTTTTTCGTATACATCAACCTCATCTCTTATGATTGGATTGATTTCTTCCGACTTATACCTCTTACGGACATATGGATGTACCTTATATGCCTGATTGATTTTTTGTTTATAAGTTTGGAGTGGATGATCGTATATCTTCGGATATTTTGTATTCCTATCCAACTCAAATGTTTCAACACAATCTGCCATTCTGTTTGTATTCATAATGGCTTCCATCCACACTTCTTCCGGCAATGAATCTTGCCTCTTATATGCTTCACACAACGTTTCAAAAGACTTAAATGTTAAATCCCATGCGTCTTCTTCTGCAAAATGAACACCCTTACTGAGCTGTAGAATCTTTCTACCTTCCATATGTGTATCATTCAATGCATGTGTGTCTGTTCCAGCAATTAACGGAATACCGTACTCCCTGCTTAATGCATATAATTCTTTATTATAGTTTTTTTGGTCTTCAACATTATGGTGCTGAATTTCCAAGTAGCACCTATGCTTATTTTTTATACAGAAATCCAAAAATCTCTCTTTTACTTCATCTGCACCTTTCGATAAGATACCACCAAGACAAGCAGACGTAACTATCACGTTATCAGAGGTATTCAATAGATCGTCAAGATATATTCTCGGCATGTAATAAAAATGACTGTCTGTTCTGCAAAATGATTGTGAAGTCAATCTATTGATTTCTCTAACACCAGCATGATTTTTTGCGATTAAAACACAGTGATAGTTGTCCCTCGTCTTTACAACTTTTTCTTCTCTGATACTTTCTGGATCTATCGGATATGTCTTATCATCATCTATGCATTTTGCCAAATACATGCCATCTTCTCTTTTGTAATAATTTTCAAAAGATATTCTCACATCTTTCTTAGCCGTACTCGAAGTGAACAAATCAATGGCACTATATACTGTTCGTTTGTGGTCAGAGTTATTGTCTTCTGTTATATAGGCTTCCACCGCATGAATATATTTCATTCCGGCATTTTCAATGGCTTCTTTTTTGTGAAACCACTCAAAGATATTGCCGTGTTCGCTAAAAGCCATAGCTTTCATTCCCAATTTTTTTGCTGCTTCTATGTATTCACCAAACTTTGTAACGCTATCTACATTGGTTACTCCATTTGAGAGATCACTATGGAGATGATATACTACATAATTGTCCATACCTACCTCCTAGTAATTCTTATATTCGCAATATGAATTTCTGAATTTACACAGATTGTGGCAGTAATAGAAATCTACAGTCGGTGGAAATTCACTTGTATTTCTGACTTCTTCCAGGGTATCTATCGCCCATTTCTTAGCTTCTTCATAATCTTCTTTGTTAAAATCAAGAAAATCCCACTTTCTATCTCCAAAGTAATTCCAACCTATACGGTCTGGGAATACACCGTACTCATTGAATACCTGTATTGAATAGAGATATAGCTGCCTTTTGTACTGCTGAAATTTATCCTTTTCAGATTTCAGTAGCTTTCCTTTCTTCCCATAGGGATATTTTGACGATTTATGGTCAATGAGAATAATTTTTCCTGTATCTTTCTCTCTTAAAAGTAAGTCAATATATCCAGTGAATTTATACCCATTGATTTCAAAATCACATTTCTTTTCGATACCAAGAATCTCATACTTACTGAAATCAATATCAATGTTATCGAAATATTCAATTGCTTTCTGTTTGTAATTCTCTCTGATGTCTGCGGTTTTGTGGTATACGAACTCTTTTACTTCTTCATCATAGTGTTCAACAAAGTAGTCAGACAGTTCAAATAAGCCAAGCTCACCTTTTGCATACATTTCAAGAATCTTGTGACAGAACTTTCCAAACTCCGCATAGAAGTTGTTTGTTCCTTCTGCCTCTTCTATATACTGCAAATACCATTCATATTTGCAGATGCAAAATGAATTCAGTCTACTAAAAGACCAAATCATGTTATCTATCAAAAAGTTATATTCTGACATTATTTACCTCATAACTTTATTTTAGTTTGATATAGGCGATCCCAAATATCTTTCCCTTTATCTACGGGCGAATTTTTATCACTCACTTTCCCCAGTAATCCATTTTTATCAATCACAACATACACATTCACAAATCTCATAAGTAACTGAATTGTCTCTTTCTCTAATATTTTTTCAAGTGAAACGTCATTATCAAAAGCAATTACCACATCGCAATGTAGACTAATAATCGTCTTTATCTGAAAAATTGTAAGCTCACTGGTTTCTGATGAAACTGAATTGGGTTGACCATAACTATCAAGTTTCATAACGGATTTCAGTGATTCAAAAATAATGATTTCCTTGTACTGCTGTATGATATCTTTCTTAAAACAAAATCCTTGAAGGTAATCTAAATCGCCCACAGGATAATAATTCATGTATTTTGGAATCGGTGGATCAAAGTCTTTATAACCATCGTAAAGAGTTCTCCCCTTTACATTTATCAAATTTCCGTCATTATCATATACAGGATATACAATACGATTGGCTCTTTTATCATACCGAACACCATATTTTTCCATGATGCTTTGTGGTATTCCCTCTTCAATCCATTTTGTTATTCGCCGGTGTTCAAAATCATTTAAGATTTTTTCGTCCAGAATTGGATGTGTTACCGGCAGTTGTTGTTTCTTTTTCTTTCTGGCTGCTTTTTTGAGATACTTAACTGTAGTTGATATTTCTGTCTTTTCATCACTCAATCCAGCAATTCCACATAAGTACGAAACTGCACGTTCATATGACATATTCAGATGTTCTTGACAGAAAGTAATTACATCTCCACCTTTTTTACAGCCAAAACAATAATACATATTTTTATTTGGTGTAACACTGAACGAACCAGTTCTCTCATCGTGAAGCGGACACTTACCGAAATACTCTCTTCCTTTTTTCGTAAGCTCAACATATTCCCCGATAAAATCAACGATGTCAATATTCTCTTTTATTTCTTCGATCAGGTCATCGCTGTATTCTTTCATGTGTTTCGCTCCTAATATGGAACTTGCTGTTCCTCATGTTGTTTTGCTTCTTCAATTCTCATTTGTGCCCCTGAGAATTTGAAATCTATATATTCATCCTCAAACATTCCTTCGCCAAGTCTGTTAAGAGCAATATGAAATGCATAATTTCCACATTCTTTTCCGTCATTAGCCATTTCATCGGCTGTTTTCTTTCTCCATTTTGCACTCACGCTGGCATATCTTTCCAATTTATCAGAATCGGCAACCCTATCTTCACGGTTGAGCTGCGCACCAGCCAAAACAGCAACATCCAACTCTCCGGCGATTCTGTTTTTCAAAAAGTCACATTTTGCACCCAAATCATTATACTGATTACTACTGTCTGTTTCTGCACTCTTGAAATAATCATAGATTACAAACTGTAATCCCATTTTGTATTTCATCATCCGGCACTTATTAAACAATTCCTCATTTGTAGCATTTGGAATAAACTCATGTACAAATGGCTGTTTTTTGAGCCATTCATTTGTATCGTCAATAATTTTCTGTTCTTCCGGCAAAAGATTCCCACTCTTTATTTTCTTCTGATCTATTCCAGTTAAATTAGCCAACATACGAAGATAGAAAAGCCTATCATTCATTTCAGTGTCGAAATAAATAGTCGGGATTCCTCTCTGGATCTTGTCCATCGCTTCATTGAGCATGAATGCACTCTTACCCATTTTCATACGACCAGAAACCATAACAAGTTCTCCACTTTCGTATGAAAAATATCTTGCAAGATGTGGAAATTTTGATGGTACTCCAATAGTTCCATCATTATTTCTTCGCTCACAAACTTCTTCCCAGAGTCCAGGCACTTTTTCACCGAACATCTGAAAATCACTATCAAACATATACCTTCCAGTTAAATCTTCCAAACTGTCGTATACTATTTTGTTAAGCTGGTTTAAATCAAGTTCTTGTGTAAGAGTCTGTTTTTGTAGTTTGTTGAGTAATTTATACAAATCTCTTTTGAATGCAAGGGTTACAACACTGATAACTAAGAGCTGATATTCTGCAATTGTATGACGGGCAGCATCGCTACAAAGTTCAATGAATTCGTCCATATCTGGCATATTGACGCTTTCAAGTGTTTTCTTAACAGCATTGTTTGACTGTAACATATTTGAAATGTTGAATGCATCAATATTATCTACACCAGCCTTGATAAGCTCATCAATTGCCCAGTATAAACAACCATTATCCTTATGATAGAAATACCCTGCCTTTAGAACATCAGAATGTAAAATGAAATCTGGATGATAAACCAATGTGGCAATAATCCCGGCTTCCGCTTGTGTATCAGACAGTTTCTCTAACTCGTTATTCATTCATGCCTCCCAGAATGTTTCCAAATCCAAAGTTACCGCCACCAGCAGAAAAATTAGTAGTTGGCTTAACCGTTGTATCAACTGGCTTTGATTCGATACCAACATCCATTTGCTTTTTCATTTCTTTTTGCATTTCCAATTCATTCTTTTTCTCGTATGCTTTTTTAACTCTTACGTTATCAATCAGATAATATAATCCCGGCGCATGTGTGATTGGAATTTTATGCTCCAATGCATAGTCAATACAGAACTGCAGATATCTTGCTGCTTCCAAATTTGACTGTGCTTTTGTGAGTTTTTTATTTTCCAGTTTCTTACCAAAAACAATATTATTGATTATCTTGTTTAAGGCACTGACAACCACAGAGCTGCTAATTTTATCAAGATAAGTTTCTCTGATATCCTTGATTGTTTCAGATATCTCATAACAATCTTTATGCCAGTAACGTGTGCCAATTTTCACAGCTTCATTTTCTGGCACTTTTCCATCAGCATGTGCGCAGTGGGAAAATCCGCATTTATAATGTTTCATTTTCAAGTTCCTTTCTATAATAAAAGAGGGAAAGCTATTGCCCTCCCTCTGTTGTTATTCTGACTTCATATCTTTTTCTAAGAGATATGTGGCTTCCAGATCAGATTCATGGAGAGCTAAAATCACTGGATATTTTTCAATCGCTGAACCAAGAGTGTTCCAGTTTTCTTTAGGCTCTGTGAACCCCATATGCCATCGGATAGCATATCTTTCAATCGGTTGTAATTTTATAAACTCTTCAAGCATCATGACGCTCTTTTCGCCGTGACCATAAGGAACAAGATCGTTTACTTTGTAAAACTCTACCGCTTGCCAATCGAATCTACCTTTTTCGTCCTTCTTAGATCCTGTTTCACTGTAAATCTTCTTGTTCTTATAATCAGTTTCATACATATATGTCTTGCAAATATCATGGAAAAGAGTGATTATTTTGCTGGAATCATCTGAAATATTGCCTAAAACTGTTTTATATGGTTCTGTCTTGCGTTTTTGCTCGAACATGTCATACACATTCAAACTATGTATCAATAACCCTTCTGGGATTGAACAGTGGAATCTTGTACTTGCTGGTGCTGTGTAAAAGTCAGATTTTTCCAAGAATTCCACTAATTCGTTTATCCCTTCTCTGTTTATTGAGCGTACAAGACTAACAAACCTGTCTTTATTTTCGCTCATTTATATCCTCCGGCTTAGTTAAATGGAAGTTCGTCATCCACATCGTCTGGAATGTTCATGAAACCGTCATCTGTTTTCTTCCCTTTATTATTGTTTGATTTAGGTGCAGCAGAAGAATTTCCATTATCTGTACTTCCTTTTTTCTCACAGAACTCCTGAGTTGCCACGATTACATCTGTTGTATAGACTTTTTTACCGTCTTTGTCATCGTAGCTTCCTGTCTGAATTCTACCAGTAACACCGATCATCATTCCTTTTGTAAGATACTTTTCTGCAAACTCTCCGGCTTTACCGAATGCAACACAAGAAATAAAATCTGCTTCCTGCTTACCTTCTCCGTTTTTAAATGGGCGTGATACGGCAAGCGTATATCTTGCTACACATGTTGCGTTACCGCCCTGGGAATAACGAACCTCTGGATCTCTTGCTAAACGACCTACTAAATTTACATTATTCATTCTGTAATATCTCCTTTTTTATTTAAGTGCTTTTAACTCTTCTAACAGTGCCTTGGAATCATCAATATTCGTGATTCTCTTCGGGTTTCCATTAGCTACATACTTCTTACAAAGTTCTGTCACTGCATCGTTATGAGTCTTGGATTTCTCTTTTGCAAGATTGAAACATTCAAGGTTTACTTTATCAAGTTCTGATTTTTCAGCCTGTTTTTTTGCTTCTTTCTTCTTTTCTTCTTCAGGAAGATCCTCTCCCTCGTAGATATATAATCCCAATCCGTGACGGGCACACGCTTTTGTGAGTGATCTTTGAATAGATTTATTAGCATCCGTTGATGTAATAGAATCTGCTGGAATAGATTTATTGCGAAAATCCATAATAGGAAGTTCTTCAATCAATTCCATGCCATTGATCGTTACACCAGTCTTAACCCAACCAGTACGTCCGTCATCAAACCACGGTCTTGTGTTCCCCTTGTCATCCATTGTCTGTTCATAGATTTTGAATGTTGCATCTGGGAATTTCTTTTTTACTTCTGCCCAAGCTGCAGCCCATGACAGGTAGTTCAGACCGTTTTTCTGTTTTGTCTTCTCACGAACATCCACATCGTACAATTCCTGGAAATAATTCTTTTCGTCCATTTCTTTATTCCTTTCCTCATTTATTATTGCTTGTTTATAGTACCACGATTTCCAAATTTGTCAACTACTTTGCATTAACTTTTGCAGAAGAATTTGAACTTAATTTTTCCATGTTCTTAACAAGCTGCAGATTATCATTCAGAATGAATGCAGTTGCCTGTTCTTCTGTAAAACCGACTTTAACATATGCATCAAACTGGTTTTTCTTTTTGGTTGCAACAATTTCACAAATCTCTGTGTTATTTGCATAGTCTCTTGCTACGTTTACAATTTCTTTACCAACTTCATAGACTGCCGGTTTATATTTTTCAATATATCCATGAACAAGCCCTACAAAGCTCTCTGGTGACTCCTTTAATAATCTTAACAATAATTCTTCCATTATTGATGTTCCTTTCCTTCTCTTATGATTTTCAGCCCACACGCCTGTTGGTGTGAACCGTTGTATTCGCCATCGTTTTCAATCAGAAGATTCACTATATTTCTACTAAGACCATACTCTTTCTTACAATACGAAAATAATTCCATTTTTCTTGTGAATTTTATATGTGTACTTCCGATGAATAAATGGTACTGTAATTTTGGATATTTTCTCTTAAAAGACGTATCTCCTTCATTACAACAATATGCTTCACCACATTTTTTCAATTTATAAATCAGTTGAAACTCAGCCTCTTGCGCCTGGATTGGATCTTCACAATACTGTACTATTTCAACTATGATATTGCATGTCCCTCCAAATGATATTACCTCATTCTTCCAAGATTGATTTCTGTGTTTTCCAAATTCATATGCTCTCAATGGGTTTCCTTTTGCAGAACCAACATAAAATATTTTGTGTGTTAAAGGATTTCTGTGGATATACACATAATATTTTTCTGTCGGCAATACAAGATCCCTATGATAGAGCATATATATTTTCATCGTTGACGATAATGAATTTTTTGCCACTCTTAATCAATTTGCTATCATAATTTACAACACCACACTGAAAATCTTTAAACATATCTTTTGCATAAGCAAAACCTCTTATTTTTCCATCAATCGGGAAAAAGATTGTGTTATTACTCATACACATGTTTCCAAGCGAACACTCATACTTAATTTCATTACATTCATATTGAATATCATTTCCTTTAAATACAAGAGTTAAGAAACTTCCAGTTTCATTTTCCAAGACTACTAACCACTTATCAGTGGCAACATCATAGTGAATACCATAATTTGTAATCCTTCCGTCATATTTATAAATGTGGTTTATGCCGTTGATATCAAAAATTATTTTGCTCTGATAATAGTTGACAACGAAATACTTTCCATTGCTTACTTCAAAATAACAACTATCGCTGCATTTACAAAGATTTCTAAAGCTATTCCCATTCTTCGTAATAGTCACTTCTGTCAAGGTGTTCTGCTTTGAAATGTAATACATCTTATCACCATCAACAACTACTCTTGATTTGAACTTTTTATCAAGCTCATAATCTTTTTCGCTGTGAATGATAATCGTATTATTATCGTCCTCAATCAAATATCCATCTAAATGAAAATGATATTTTATCAAGTTTTTGTGCTTATATTTCTTGCCACTCTTGATATATACAACATTATCATCGGTATCAATGTACATATTCTCATCGACAACCGCTTTAATGTTTGATTTGACCAACAGTTCTACAAGCTGTAATCCAGACTGTACGCCCTGATTTATCGGCTTTCTATTGATCCTTGCAGAGTTATCACATACTGGGCAGACATTGTACTTATCATAGTAATAATCCTTATCTGTATCACAGTATTTCAGATGACAACTTAGCTCATGAATTTCACCGTGAAGTTCCCGGCTTTTATTCTCAAAAACTGCTTTAAGCGCACTGATAAGTTCTGGCGATAGACCAGTCCATGATCCGATTGTTTTCGGAATCTTTACCGCCGGATTGTCTATCACGGATATACCTTTCTTCATACGTTCCATAATATTCATATCCGGCTGCATTGTCCCACCAAACGGATGAATTCGTGTCAGAGATTTCCAACTCAATACACTGAATGCATATATATCTGTTTTCTGGTCAAAGTTATTTGAAACCAGTAACGGATCTTTGAATAAATCCATAGCAACATCACATTTCTCAGAATCAATTGACCAACTATCGCAGTCAATGATAGAGATATTATAGTGCTTATCAAACAAAATGTTCTGATCGTTCAAATCGCCAATGTATATACCCTGCTTATGCAAATCAGCCAAAACATCAAACAATCTGTCAAGCATGGCAAGAATCTCTTTCTTTGTAATTCCATTCGCTTTCACGAATTTTTTATTTGACAATTTCTTGAATTCTTCTCCGTCTACTTTATCCATGATGTAACCGATAAATTTATTCCGGCTGTCATAGACAATATCAATCGGAGAAATGACTTCTGCCGGTAAATTCTTTGCCATTAAGAGTTTAATCTTTTTCTCTTTGGTTGGCATATTCACATGGGGTTTATAAGCCTTTATCAGCTTATCTCCATATTCATATATAATTCCTTCTCCACCTTCGGCTAATACCGGCAATCTTGTTATGTTACTTTTTAAAATCATTTCTCTATCGGCTTTCTTTTATTTACTTGTCGCTTGATACGACCTTTACAGTTGCACCAGCTTGAACAGTAGCGGTTGCCATGTCTTTCATCTGAGCATATGCTGCATCAAGTTTATTGGAAAGTTCTGCATTGCTCTGTGTCAGTGCTTCAACCTGAGATTCCAGATTCTTGATCTTTGCATCTGCCATTTCCTCTGCATGTTTTTTATCAGATTCTAACGCACGTTTTTCAAATGCAAAACTCTTGTCTGCTTTAGCCTTCGCTTCTTTCGCTGCATCCTCTTTGGCTTCTGCCAGTTTATCCGGGAATGCTTCAATCTGTGCTTTCATAGCCTGGATTTCTTCTTCTTTCGCAGCAATCGCTTCTTCACGCTCTGTTACGGCATCATCTTTTGCCTGAATTTCTGCTTCACGCTTTTCTTTTTCTTCTGCCCAAGTGTCGGCATCTGCCTTACGATTCATCTTCAGATTGTAGTCATACTCATCTTTCTCACGATTACGTTTCTTGTTGATATCGGTATTGTACTCTTTTACTTCTTCATCAGCCTGTTTCTTAGCTTTCTGAACACTCTTTTCCAAATCTGCAATTTTCTCTTCTACTTCTGCTGTCTTATGTGCCAATTCTGCATCGAGATCCGCTTTCTTCTGTTTGTACTCATCGTTCATTTCAGCTACTTTCGCTCTATGAGCATTGATAGCTGCTGCCAGACCGTCAGCTTCAGCTTTGATACCGTAGAGTCCTTCTAACTCTTTCTGATATTCGTCAATCGCAATTTTCAGGTCATTGTACTGTTTTACAATAGTATCTGAAAATACTTCATTGCTTGCTGCTACTTCTGCATTCTGCATAGATGCTTCCAGTGCCTCTTTCTTTGCATTTTCAACCGGCGAATCGCTCATAGCTTTAAGTTTCTCCAACTCAGCTAATGCCTGAGTATATGCGTCCATAATCTGTGCTTTTGTTGATTTCTCAGTAATTTTTCCCATTATATATCCCTTTCTTAAAAAACAATTGTAATATCATCTCTGAATAATTTCTGGTTACGGTTAATAAATCTTTTTATTTTCACTGCTTTCCCAGACTTCAAACATTCAATAAATTCCTGTTTGATATCTTCATCTGCATTTACAATAAATCTCAATCCATCGGAAGCAATACCTACATTCTTATATTCTTCCTTACTGAATAACTTATTTTCTACAGAAACACCATCTGCATAATGACTAAGATATTTCTTGTCAATATAGTTGTAGATATAGTATTTCGGATATTCGCCATCGGTTAATTCAACAAACGATATATTCCCTTCGTTATCTTCCAAAATAAGAAAACCGTCACCACAATTTGATGTAATGAAATACTCATTACTTTCTGTTACCGAAAGATATGTAAAGCACAAGAAATTCTTCATATCCTCAATTGTCTGCCCATATACAGCAACCAAAGAAGAAAAAGCCTGTTCGATATCATATCCTTTTGACAACAGGTGGCAAAATGTCTTCGCTCCTACTTCTGAATGTAATCCTTCAGAACAACCGTCTGCTACAACCTTCACTTTGTAATCTGGCAATTCAAACCCGTAATCCTGGCAGTTCATTCCGATAGATAAATGATCGTAACCTATTTTGTTTACAAGCATATTTTTCTCCATGTACTGCCCCACCCTTAATGAATGGGGCAAATTCTGTTATTCTTAAATGAAGAAGTTATCTCCATCGGCTACAACGCTCTTTGAGCTTTCGATTACAGATTTGCTCAGACAATCGAACGCTTTTCTCAGCTCAGATGCAGAACTTGATACATCCAGAATATTTCTGAATCCCAGGTTCTTTGCAATGCCTGTAGCTGTACCACCAAAACTGATGAATGCTGTTGTAATTTCTTTATTATTTAGATCCTGAATTCGGCGTTTTGCTTCACTCGGATCATTGGAAACTGTATCTTCGCCATCACTGAAAATTGCAAATACCGCTTTTACACGTACTCCTTGCTGTTTCAGATATTCCATGTAGTCAGTAAGTTTCTGTGTACCATCTTCGATAACATTGTACAGTGCTGTCATACCACTGGCATCGTAGTTTGTATCAAACTCTGTAATTTTCTTGTAACCACCCACGTTGATTGAGCTGTTAAAGTCTGCTCTTGCTACCAGAATTTCATCTGCTTCTTTAGAGTCAGTTAATGCCTGTTTAAACTCTTTTAAACAAGAAACCATATCACCTCTGTATGAAGACATTGAGCCGGACTTGTCGATTCCAATGAAAATCAGATTAACATTTTCGCTATCAATGTCATCAACTGCTGTGTTCTGCATTTCGATTTCATCTAATCCATCAATAATAATTTCTTCCATCTTTCTACTCCTTACAGTTTGAATTCAGTGCTACATACAATGTTGAATTTATACTTCTTCTGAAGATCTGCATACATCTTGTCAACTTCGGCTTTGTCACCAATGGCAGACATACAATCTTCCAGAATGTAGAACTTTTTCAGCATATCAGTGTCATCTTTGTAAAATTCAAGCATCTGGCAGAGAGATTCGTATACACAATAATCTCTTGCCTCACCGCCAATGATGATTTTGTCAAATTTTGTGAACTTGTTTAATAGTGCCTGGTTCACATATCCTCTTCTGTCATATTCCGGCTTGATAATACCGTACATCTCCGACAGTGGATCTTGACCTTTTACGATAGGGTTCAGTGCGTATTTTCTTGCTACACTGTGGAAGTAAATCATATTTGCAAACTGATTTTCCAGTGCTGCACCTTCTGTACCCTGTAAGCAGTGATATGTCCAAATGCAAAGTTTCTTTTTAGAGTTCTTTTCCAGATTCTCTACATACTCACGGCTCTTAATTGGTTCAACAATAGGACGCCATTTTCCAGAATCCAGATCTGCTAATGTAATAACAGTATAAGGTGCTGGATTATTGCCGTTTTCATCAATCCACCAACACGGATGGAAAATCTGATGTGGAATGTGAGTGTCAATAGATACTGAGATGTGCGTGATTTTCTCCATGTTGTTATAAATGAACTTAGTCATTCTAGCAACATCTTCATGTGCGCCGGAAACACCTAACGCTCCGTTATCCATGAAGTCCTGCTGCACATCAATTCCCAAGAACAGCACTTTTTCAAGACTGCTTGAAGATGGCTCTAACTTTTCTTCGTTTGCTTTTTTCAGAATTTCATTCATCGGAATGGGATTTTCAGTTTTGCCGATGTAGTTTTCATTTACGATTTCTGAATAACTTGTTTTCATCTTGTTTTGTTTCTCCTTTATTATTGTTTGTTAATGCTTGTTTAAAAACAAATCATTAACATAGTTTTTGTTCTGTGTGAAAATTGGAATTTCTTTGTCGATAATCCAACGTGATCTCCACACACCATATTCATCTTCTTCTGGATCTAATGTCCGTGGAGATAAATTGTTTCTATGATTTTCTGGAAGCTCATTTTCTGGAATGAAATAATCTTCTTTGATACAACAAGATCCTCTTTTCAGAAAAGTCGGAAAATCATTCCAGTTGATTCCTTTCTTCAACATGAGCATGTCTTGAATCTGACTCATATTTTTCTTATGCATTTTCTTATCTGAAAAATTTGCATGACCAACTGACTGAATTGAATTTCTTGTACAATCCTGCTGCCTCCAAATAAATTCATTGACTACTTCAAATTCTGGGATATTAAATGCTCTAGCATCAAACATTGCTCTTCCACATTTCTTTACATATTTGAAATAGTAATCCTTTACTTTTTCAGTTTCTTCATCATTCTGAACTTTCATAATGTCTTCTGATATCTTTTCCGTAATTACATCTGAAAAAGCCTCATTGAAAGCCATTGTTGCCATACTCGCTGCGATAGTTTCTACCTTTCGCTTTACATATCCAAACCATGCTCCCTGATTCTTTTTCTTGTAATCAATCAGAAGTAATGTGATTTCATCGCTCTGTGTATATCCTAAGACACATCCAGAAATGTTTTCGCACATATATTTCATTGTGCGCTGCATTGATTCTGCCATAATGTTATCAAAAGGTCTTTCAAAACCTCTGGTAAATGTATGAAAAGCATTTCCATCTACCCTAATCATTACTGGCATTCTTCTTGTTAAGTACGTTTTCTGAGCATCTTCATAAGATTTCATTCTCGTACCAATACTGCTCCGATCCATTCTCGTTTCCCTTCCCATAAAATTTTCTTGCTTCCCGTGTTTCTACAATCAAGAATCGTAAACACACAACCAAAACAAGAAGACATATTGCAAAAGATATTATATTTTCAAGGCTACTCATTGTTCTTGATTAAGAAGTCTGGGTTGATACATTTGAAACTGATATTCTTATCAGTATTTCTAAAAACACATCCTTCTCTTTCCCTATCTACAATTTGTGACTTTCCTTTCACATACTTTACAATATCTTGTATATCACCTTTTACATTGTAACCAATCTCAACAATTGGTACTGTGTGAATACCATGCTTAATGAGAATGTCCTGCATCTCAATGGTATTATATTTCTTTGAGGGGGTTATGAGGTTGAATGCCCATAACTGGCAATCTTTCTCATGATATTTGTTTCCCTGGATTTTTACACCAGTAATTTCGCCCTGTAATACTATATAATTCTCATCGTCTATCAATTTTTCAAGAACGCTGCGAATTTTATATTTGTTGGCGATTTTCCAATAGTAGCTGTTATCCGGCTGTGGCAATCTCCTATTTCTGCTGCAAACTCCGAATTCGTACTTCGCTTTTCCGAATTTTCTCGGAATTTTGCGTAAAAAATAAGTGCCGGAACATCCGTCAACTTTTTCTGTCACTATCAGATTGGTTTGTTCATTCTTCAGCCTTTCGTATAACTCAGGCATATTCTGAATTCTTTCTTCATCTGTCTTTTTAATAAAGTTTGGAAACTCTGTGTGCGTATTCTTCTTGAGATAGATTTTTCTGAACCATGCATATCTCATTAAAAATTTCACAACTGGATTCCTGGTTTTCTTTCTGTTTTCCTCGAAAACCGCATTTTCTTCTTCAAGCTGTGGATCATACTTAATGATTCCTAAGATATCCGTAACATCCTGACCAAGTTTGTATTCGCCTACCGGAAGAATGGATAACGGCATCACTAATCCTTGTGAAACCTGTCCTCTCATTACGATAGTCTTTACAACATACTTTCTTGATTTCAAGAATTCATACTCTGGCGTTTCCGGCATCTTACTGTCAATCTCGACATATACCACTCTATCGCCAACATGAAAATTGTCTTTCTTTGACACGACAACTTCCCAACCATCAATTCTTGCTACTTCGATTCTGTCAGCATCAGGAATCGGCTTGATTTCTGCGATTTCACGAATTGTTGCTAACTTTCTCATGTATAACCTCTATGTTGAAAAATATCTATTCAAAAAGGTTAGAAGAAGTGCTTACAACCACTGCCACTTCGTCTAACCATTATGGAATATACGTTCTTCAAGACACTTAGTTTGCGGTTATCAATTAACGGTTGATTGCATTGTTATTTGCTGTACGTGTCTTACAAGGCATTTCTGTACTTTTTACTTTGGTTGTTTTGCCACGTATGAAGTTGTTTTATTTTAAATCTTTGATTGCTGCCTCAATCGGTGCATATCTCTCTGTGTCAAGCTGCTCAATTAGGCATTTATACGGATCAAGTTCTCCGCTTAATACCATTTTTGCAACATTGACTGAGAATCCACTTACAAGAGCAACACCCAAAGCGTTTTCCTTGACAGGGATTGTGCCGGTACGTGAGTTTACATTCCAGAATACAAGTCTCGGAAGCTGATATCCAGCTTTTTCAAATTTTCTGCCAATTGTCTTGAACAGTGTTTCATTTACTGTACTTGCGCTACCTCCCCATCCATATGAATAGGTTGCCTGGTCAAATTCCATATCACTGATAATCAGGATATTCTTTGGCATGTCTTCCTGTTTCATATTAGTATTGATAGCTGTCTGCAGAATAAGATCAAATGTTTTTTCAATGTCTGTGTTAGAACAGTCATTTTCTGCATAACATCTTCTGATTTTTTCTGCCAGTGAACTACACGCTGAAAGGTCAATCAACTCAGGTCTTGAACTGAATGTGATAAAGTTATCTTTGAATTCACCAGAACATCTCTCAGAGAAGTAAATAGCAAGTGCTGTTGCGACTTCCAGTGCAGTAATGCTACTGTTTGGATCAACACTACACATCATACTTCCAGAACCATCTCTGACAACAAGAGTATTTCCATCACCCTGCACTGTATCAGGAAGTGCTTTCCATAATGCTTCCAGAGCTTTATCCTCTTTTATATTGGATCTGTAATAGCTACGACCTTTCAAATAACTATGTACAATATCATGTGGGAAGTTTGTAGAAGAGTTGATTTTTGCCTCTCCTTTTTCCAGCTTATCCAGATACTCTCGTCTACGTTCCTCATCGTTTTTGAGGAATGCATTGTTGTAAACAAGATTTGCTTTTGACGGAACGGCTTCGTAATTGATTTCGCCCCATTTCTTAGCAGACATCTTTCTTTCAACAACATCAATGTATTCTCTCAGTTCAGAAAGAATCTTACGATATTGTCTTTCTGTGAATCCCAGGTACTTGCGAACAACTGTTGCATTTTCTTTCGTTTTATAAGAAGTTGCATTGCAACTTGGCATCCACTTAGCAAGTAATGATACCGGCTTATTCGCTTTCTTCGCTTCCATGTCTTTCATTAACTGGTTTTTAATAACTTCCAGTGCATTTTTCTCACACTCTGTACCAACCAAAGAAAGAAGATCATCATAACGTCCGTATTCAGCGATTAAACCAATCAGCACTTTACTAATTTCAGGCTCAACATTCGCCATATGAGACATAATGATTCTGAATGATCTACGTTCCCCCAGACCTTCTCTCGCATCACGTAAATAGAATAACCATTTGAGTGCGTGAATATGATCTTCTGAAAACGCTTTATCGAATCCAGAAATGATTGTTTCTGCATCAGCTTTTCTCAGAGATGCGACCTTGAAATTCAAATCAAGCAAGTGTCTACCTGTTGTTCTATATCCAAGTGCGCCGTTTTCTGTGTAGCTTTCGTTGAAATCTTCATTCAACGTACTTTTCATTGAATTCATGAAACCCATGTTCAATTCCTCCTAATTTTGAATTATATTTCATAATTCCTACATACTTTATTATTGATTGATTATGCTGTAAGTATATAAAAATTAGAATAAGTGCGTATGACAAGACTTGAACTTGTGACCTTCCACCTTCCTCAATTTCAAATTCTTTAAAAATATTTGCGGTTCAAGCCTTATACAAGGCTCTATAAAATTTTTGTGGACGCTCTAACCTACTGAGCTACATACGCTTATGGTGTGGCAAGAATCAGTGGCAACCTTGTTTTTACAGGGGAACTATATGAATTGCTGCCATTCTAATCCATTACCATTTCACCAGGGCGAGAGGTGGGATTTGAACCCACGAATTCAACTTACAATTTTGAATCAATGTTTTCTTCTGAGAATTTTGCTGTGTGTGCTAGAACTAAGCACATTTTTGTATCATTTGCTTAAGCCTCTTGCATACTCTCGCCAACGCCACCGATAGGAGTCGAACCTATAACCTACGGCTTAACATGCTATCTTGAAAAATTGCTGTCTGTGTCTAATACTAGACACGTTTTTCGATTTACGTTGCTCTATCCAGTTGAGCTACGGTGGCAAATATTTAATTTTTCTCATACAAACCTCACATATGAGACACACTATCTCCCTATTTTACAGATAGTTTCCACAGCTTTCGCTAAAACCAAGCTACAAAAATCAAAATGTTGAGCGTTTGAAATTGCTCAAATGGATCATACTGGACTCGAACCAGTGACCGCCCGGTTATGAGCCGGATGCTCTAACCAACTGAGCTAATAATCCTGGTTGCACCATAAAGCGAAGCCATGCACGACCTCCAATGGATTAGCCTTTCACGATACCTTTTCGCTACATTTAATCACACAAAACATACGATTCTTGTGGTGCGATATTCTTTCATTTCCAACTAAACAAAGTTGCATACTTTCATGGTGCTAACGGGTAAGACAGGACTCGAACCTGCAAGACACGGCTTCCTGATTTCTTCTACTTAAATAAATTGCTGTATGTGTTTGTCAACTAAACACATGTGTATAAAAATTGCCGTTGCGTGTGCCAATTTCGCCACTTACCCATTTTTTAATTGGTGGAATTGTGGGAGTGTACGGAGTCGAACCGTAACTAAAACTTTTGAAGAGTTTCCTTTTATGTAAAATTGCTGTATGCGCTCTCCACCCGATGCGCCTTAAAAAGCACCGCCGGATCACTCCCATATTCACATTTTCAAGACACTTCATTTTTGTGGATTTGAACCACTTCACTAAACTTGTAGAGTTTTGCTTTATCCTTTTTGAATTTGCTGCATGTGTCTTTCTTATACATTTATGGCATTTCTGCCGAATGCTGACGGTTGGACTCGAACCAACAACTGTTTGAGTGGCTTTGCTATTGCTGTTAGCACTTATTGTACGAAGTGCATTTTTCATAATCAAATGTTCTACCAGTTGAACTACATCAGCTCATTTATTATTGCTTGTTTATATTATTTTTAAAGACATTTCGGAGTTGTCCGTTCTACAAACAAACACAACTTTTTCACGGAGATAAGCCCCGAAATGTCGATCACATGGATTAGGAATCGAACCTATTTTCTTAAGCTACCTTATTAGCTTTTCCAGTGTTTTTCTCTGTTCCTTTGAACAATTATATAATACCATATTTCAGGAAAATGTCAATAGGTTTTTAAAAGTTTTTTCATTTATTTTCGGTTGTTTATCGCAAGGTTTTGGCGAGATCCCAGTCTCGCCTTTCCTTAATAGAAAGTTTCCTTATATAAATCATACATACCTTTGAGAATACGTCTTCTCTCCTGGATTTTCCGCTCTGTATATTCCGGGTTGCGCATTTTAATATCTGGAAGAATTACTTGGTTAAAATACACATCAAAAGTTTCACCAGATTCATAGATATTATAAAGCATCTTGCTCTCACGTAATTTATCACAAGATATAGCTTTATAATTTCCTGTACTTTCAACATACGCATCGCTAAATGCCTTTACTTTTCTAGGGATAACTAATTTATTCAGTGGAGAATCTTCAGATTTTCCACGCAATGTACCAAGTCGATTTCTAAATAAATACTTATTGCTGCATACTCTTTCTTTTCGCATACCGAACTTCGCCATAAGCAATACTTCTTCTTGCTCCGCACAAAATTTACAAAGTTTCAGAATCCTATCGGAAACATGATAAACGCAATCATAAAGTGGGCTTTTAATCGTCTTTGCTTCGTAATCTACATTAGCCTTTTCTAAAAGTACAATCTCTTCATTCTCTAAGCCAACATAACATAACCTTACCATTAACTCGTTTGGTATTTCAGTGCTTTCATTGTAATCAACATTCATACCAAATGCAATTTTAATCATTTCCTCAAATTCTACCGGCGATTTGACATATCTCGCCCGACAAGTTCTAGTCTTATCTACTTCGGAAGAACTGATTTTATCAAAATTATTTTCGCTAGTTGTCTTACCATTTTGAATACACCAATCAACATATGAACGCAATAAGCTCATTGTTTGTTCGGTATTTGTAATTCGCACTCCCGTTTTGAAATCCAGAACAGTTAGAAGTTCATCAACATTCATCTCACAAATATCTTTTCCAAATTTTTCTTCCATATCCTGTACAGCTTTGAAAACTCTTTGGAATGATCTATATGAATTATCATTTGTAATAGTATTTAAGAAAGTTTGTTTTTGTTCAGAGTTGTACATAACTGTTCCTCCTTCTCATTGCAGAATTCATATACTTTCCTGCGATTATTTTTAACAAAGAATTCTCTAATTTCTTGATCTGAAAAGTCGGTTTCAGCTATAATTCTCTTTAGCTCTTCACGCCAGTTGTCATCGCCTTTTATATATCTGCTAATCATTATATAATAATGCCATGCCATATAGTGTACAGACCAAGAGGTTCTCTTCGCTTTCTTATAATTCATAAAATCATCGTGCAATAACATTGTAAGATAATTCATGTAAGTAATCAGCCAGTCTCTCAATTCATCTTGCTGTGCTTTGAATGTAAGATTATCTGTATCATAGTATCTTGAAATTGCCGTTGCCAATTCAATATAAAGAATGAATCCATTATTTGCCCGGAGTTCCATTCCATCTTTCACGATACCTTTTACATAGATTTCATCGGCATCACTGCTTCTCATAATTGAATCTACAATCTTATTTGCAACTGTAGGCTTCATCGCCTCTCTGTGTCGTTTCGGAATCGGCACTGTTGTCCATTCCTGATTAAGCAATTCTCTCGTCTTCTGTGGTGAGAAATATGTGAAAAATACACCAAAACAATCATCTAAATGTTTATTTGCTAATTCACAACTTATTGTTCTATGGTTTCCATCTGGAACGATAATAATACCATTTGAAACAGTTAATGTTTTTGCTTCTTCGTCATAAACTGGAATATCACTATCACCGTCATCCATTAAATTGAAACGAATTCCGTTATAGAAAAAACTTCCCTCATTGATAAGGTTAGAAATCTGTTGCGCTGTTTGGCGATTAACCTTTGTTTTTAAATCTCCATATTTATCCTTTTTGTGGTTACGCTGCAGCTCTGGAATAATTTGCAAAAGATTTGCACTCTTTAATTCTTTAATTTCTCTGACACTTAATGGAAACATATACTGATTATCTGCCAATTTTGAAACATTTCTAAAAACTAACGGATAACCAATTTTTTTATTATTATCTGTTTGTGGATCATAATATTTATAATTCTGAATTTCTACGTCTTCAAAATAATCTTCCGGCACACCAAAATTTTTTGATACTTTAGATATGGCAAAAGTCAGCCAATATAATTCGGCATCACTCAGTTCATCTAAATCGGCTCTCCCTGATACTATTCTAAGAAAACTGCCTAATGAGATTTTACCGTCATGTCTAACTTCTTCTTCAATTTTGTTTATTTTATCTGGACTTGAGTTTAAAACTAAATTCTCAATTTTAGTAATTAGATGCTCTCTACTATCAGATGCTTTCATATGTGCGTCCCCTTTCCATATTTTGTTTGTACTTTAATAATACCACCAGAAAACAGAGATGTCAAGTTTTTCCGGTAATACTTTATTTTTATCTGATAGTAGATATTCAATTATTCGAGTTTTAAATATTCTTCTATTTCTCTATATTCCTCCTGTGTGTATGTTGGATCAATGATTTCACAATCATCTTCCTTTGCATCAACAATTTCAATGGTAATTCTTCCATTATTATACATCATTAACATAACAGTAGAATTGCCGAATTCTGGATTGTCAGATAAACTATGTAACACAATGCCAAATGCATCAAGCATGTCTATATAATCACCAGACGTAGCTTTTGCAAATTCATCTTTCACATTTACATGGTACTCATTCTTTTCGTAAATAAAAAACATTATCTTTTTCCCCTTTCCGACATCCAGGTAGCGAAAGTTCCACTTAGAACGTATGTTCTTATTATACATATCAACCTTACTAAAGTCAATAATAATAAACCAAATTATAACATGGAAATTTTTGCCACCTCGATCAATACGTCCCTCGAATTTTCTACTTGATTTGTGGTTACTAATTTTAACAGTCCATCTAACATCCACTTAATGTCAAGATCTTTCACTCCCAGGCGTTTTAAATCATTTCCGTTAATTGCAAGACCTTTTAAGTTGTAGCATTCATCTGATTCAGCCAATTCTTCTGCACGTTCAATCATATCCTCTACTTTTTCAAGTGTTTCTTTATTTATATTATCACTTGCATTTATTTTAGCGTGTTTATATCTTAAAATATGTTTCACATCTTCCAGTGAAAACTTGTACAACATATTTTTGATACACGCATCTGAGTTAGTAATTACCATTTTCTTTGCAGCAAAAATATTTTGAACAGATACAATTACTTTATTCGGATATCTCATTCCTGTCAAAATTGCTTTAACAGCTTTATTATACTCTGATAATGATAATCCGTCAATCAAAATTGCCAATTTTTCACTGATATCCTGGCACATTTCTATTGCACGTACTGCCTTATCAAAATCCTTAATGCTGTCAATACATGGTAAACCATATTTCAGTATTTTAGCATAATCCTTGATGATACTGACATGCTCACTGCAAAGTGTTTTTGTAAATTCACTCTGTCTTCTCTCTGTTGCAATGAGTCGCAACATATCACAATTGTCAAACATTGCTTTTTTAGTTAATTCTTCAATCTCAAAGCCAAATCGTGCAGCAAATCGAATCGCCCGGAGAATTCTAAGCGGATCTTCTCTGAATCTTGCATTTGCATTACCAACACAACGAATAATCCCTTTCTGCAAATCTCCAATACCATCATGCAAGTCAATAATATTTTCTCCATCATATGCGATAGCATTGATTGTGAAATCCCGGCGCATAATGTCTTCTGCTAAATCACATGTGAAATCAACAGAATCAGGTCTTCGATGATCTGAATACTCCCCATCAATTCTGTAAGTAGTGATTTCATACGGCTCATGGTCAATAATAACGGTTACTGTCCCATGTTTTAATCCAGCTTTCATTAAATTATATCTCTTGAAACATTCCATTATTTCTTCTGGTTGGGCAGATGTGGCAATATCCCAATCATGCGGTTCGATCCCCATGATAGAATCACGCACGCACCCACCAATTATAACTGCTTCATGTCCTTCACTTGATAATTTGTCGAGGATCATTTTTACATTTTCTGGCATTTTAATATCTTTTACCATATCTTATAACTCCTATGAATATGTTCTTCCTTCTTCTTTCCCCTTAATAAATCTATCTATAGCTTTTTTAACGTTTTCTTCCGTTGGCTTTTCACAACACAACGCTTGCACATGTGTTTTCCCATTCATATCTCTTATATAATAATTCCTATATCCAATAACACCTATATAGCCTCTGTATTCAAATTGCATTTTATACACTCCCTCTGTATCTTCCATTCGCCCATTTATATTCGTTCTGAGCTACGTTTGCAGATGTTATTGATACTATCTCATCCCATCTATTCTTAAAACTGTTTGGGTATTCAGTTGCCGGATTCTCTTTCAACTGGTCAATAATACCCAACATAGTTTTATTCGTCATTGATTCCGAAAAACATGCATCTGGCAAATCTGGGAAATTCATGTTCTTACAATAATAATGTAAGTTTTCTCCCATTCTAATTCTTAGTTTCACTCCAATGACATTTTCTATCTCAATATAATGTTCATCTGACATATAAAGATATCTTTGAAGTGTACGAATATCATTAAATCCATCTAATAAAATATCATTCGTTCTCATGTTCTACCTCTTCACTAAAACTCTATCACCACCAACAAAACGACTAACCAAGACAAATCGTGTGCCCTTTGGTATCTCATCATGTTTTCTCAAATGTCGTAATGCAGCTTTATAACTTCCGCAAGGAAATGTTGCTGGATACCAACTGCCCATATATTCCGCACGATGTACCCATTTTTTCTTATCATGGTCGTAATATAATTCACGATTGCATCTGTATTCCCGGAATGTCTCTTTGGTTCTATCGTAGTCATCGGCAAATTTCAAATGCCAAAATTGACTCTTTCTCTTCATAGTCTTCTCCTAGCTCATACACTTTATCATCGTCCATTGTCGGTTCATCAGCCCAGCCTTTTTTCCACTCTTCATATACCTCTTTGTTTACTGGCACTCTAATCCCTGTCTGTAGCAAGGCATAATATGAATCATCTGTCAAAAATCCATTTTTATCCCCTACATACCAACCATCTAAAAGTAGCTCTTGATGATGTGGTGTATAGCACTGGCAACAAATTTCTTTTGTTCCTTGAAGGTCACACCCCTTATAGGTGTCTCTGTCAGTACATTCCGGCACATATATTTTTGATAAGTTATATGGTGTTATTTTCTCAATCTTCTCTATGTCATAAGCATAAAATGATATCTCATGATGCATCTGTTTTAAATGAAATTTTTGACAAATTTTCAATTTTATACCTCCGCTACTTTATTTTTGTAATATTCAACGGACATGAGCTGCATACGCAATTCATCATACATCTTATGAAGTTTTGGATTTACAAGCTGCATCCATTCTTTTCTCTGATCGTGAACCATATAATCTCTCACCATTGTGGCAGAAATCGGCAAATCTGAACGATTGATAATAAGCTCAGTCATTCCTTTAAGGTCTTCTTTGGAGAACCAGGCAGATCTACTCTCATCATTCCCATAAATCATAATATCCGGCTTCTTATAAATATATCTGTCTACCTTATCCAGTAGATAACTTCCCCACGCTGGAGTAATGTCATTTTCGGTGGTTAAGTCTGGTAAGCCATAAATCATGATATCGCCACGCCCACCATATATCTCTTTTAACATTTTTTCTCTGGTTGTAATGTTGAATGGGTTTCTTTCTGTTCCGTCTTCCTGAGAACTTCCGATAAAAATTAAAAGTCTGTCACAAAGCATTAACCCAGTTTCAACTAATTTTTCATGTCCTTTGTGGAACGTTTGGAAACGTCCGCAAATAAATCCTACATCATATGGTTTATTCATATTTTCCTCCATCATATTAAAAATATTTATGATATAAAGCTCTGAGAGTTTTCTTCCATTTACTATTTTTCCATTCATATCCATCTATGAATACATGGTTATCAATAATCGTACAGTTGTTCATCGGCGTTGGGCATGGTGGAATCTTTTTCCCATCAATAATAATTCCGTCATTTTCAATATTTTGTATAGATTCTCCATTATCTCCAATGACTGCATTTCTTATATAATTTCTATTTCCAATTATTACACTCATACTTCTCCTATTCTATTGCAACCATCTTATTAAAATCCGGCAATCCGATTTCATCAACATTCGTTGCAATAGCTTTCATTGCTATATTTTGAATCTGATTCTGCATAAATGCTTCGATTTCACCTCTGGCTTCTGTTACTGACTTTTCCATCTGTTCATTAAAACAATCAAGAGCATATTCGGCATTACAACCAATATCTCTATTTGCTTTTGCCAATACATCTAAAATTTTCTTCTTATCCGCTTTATTCAATGTTTTCTTCGATGAAAACAATTCTTCAGCTATATCATACGCATTTTTAATTGAACTTTTTACATCTGACAACTGATCTTTGAATTCACCACGATGCTGTTCGATCTTGCTTTCATAATCAATTCGTGGAATATATCCGTCACGTTCTGTGAAATAGATAGTACAAGGAACACCATCGCCATTTCCAATAGATGTAATCATATCTGCAAATTGAGATAAAGATAATTCAATTTCACAGATTCTTCCATTAGCATGATACCAGTCATGATTTATTCCACGTTTTAAATCCGCATGAGAAATAGTAACATTGATAACATTTCCATGTTTAATCGAGCTACCGAATAATGTTGTAGGTGGATTCACTTGCTGGCGTGTTATAGTCATTACTCCATACCCAGAATGTGTTGACATTTTATCGCCACTCCATGACTCTTTAGTTTGCCCTTCAATACCAATACCTTTAATTCCACCTTCTACATAACATTTATATCCCACCTTCCCAGATACATTCAGTTCTTTTCCGTACAAGTCAAAGCACTCACCATTTTTTCTTTTTATGCCAAGCGAACCATCTTCTGTCAGAAATAACCCATTTTCCATGCCATGATTATATTCTGATTCATCAATGGCAATTTTCCTATCTGTATTTACCACAATCGGTAATACCATAATCATCCCTCCACATACATACTATATCTAGTATAATAACTATCTCTAAATACCATATATAGCGCTTATTTCTAAATAAAATTTACTTTTTATCTTGTTATAATCCCAGTTCTTCAATTACCGGCAAAACCTTATCTTTTAACTTAGGATATAGCTTATCCAGTGTTTCTCTGGCATTCATCTGTTTGTCCGGCTTTGTGAGTCTGGCACATTCCCAGTCTATAACCATTTGTACATAATCCGCATGTGTCCTTGCTTTTAAAGTGTGGTGTCTGGAATGACTTCTATGTATCTTATGGGCACGCTTATAGTCCATAATCATATACAGAAACACTTTATCCAGGTCATGCAAGTAACCACGAATTGTATTGTGTCCAAGCAATTGTTTTTCAACTGCCCGGAACGCTTTTCTATGTTTCATTGTATATTTAATTCTATCTATCTGCATTGCTTTCTCCTTAATCCATACTCAAATAAAGTGGTTTCGGATTGAGCATTACATTTCCTTCCGGCATTGTACACGGATCAATTACTGGCGCAAGGCTTCTTAATTCAAGCTCTCTGATTTTGCTGTCCACAAACAGTACATGGCAATGTTCTCCAACTACTACCACTGTATCAACAACCACAAAAGAGAAATGACTTCCGTTCTTGAAATGTACCGTATATGAATTTTCTTCATTATAGATTTTCTCAATCTGCTGTGAGTTTTCTTTCTCAATCCGACCAACAACAGAATCAAGTAATACCTTTAAGTTATCGGCGTTTTTCACGTACATCATTCCCTTATAGTGCGGAACTTTACCGCATCTATCGAAGAACCAACCTAACATTTTTGTTGCTTCTTTAATATGTGCTTCCGTCATAATAATCCTCCATCTTCAGAATATGATTTTTGTTCATTTCCACAAGCATTTCATAAGCTGCTTCTGTATCTGGGCAATCCGGCAGACTTGTGTTTTCTGCTGCATCTTTCATTTTCTTTTCCAAATCATCAACCAGTTCAAAGAATTCTTGGCGATAACCACCTTCCGGCTTCTGGAACTCTCCATTTCTAATGCTCATAAGCAGATCATGTTCATCGGCACGATATGTAATGATTTCTTCCTTTGTGAGAATATCAATACACATAAGATACAGTCTTACAAGATGCATGGCGTGCTTATTAAGATGCATGTCATCTTTCTTCGTATTTCGCTTACCCAGTTTTTCGTAATCCTTTACGATAGTATTCATACCGTTCCAGATACCCTTGTAATCTCTCAATGGATAATGATGTAAGCAAGCATCCATATAGATTTCAACGTCCATCCCCTCTCTATCGGATTTATCCGGGTAAAGGTTGAGTGATCCATACTCAAAGTCCTTAAACTGTTCCATCTCTTGCATTTTTTGGTTGTATTCCTTATATGCATGAACCATTTTTCCATTGTCATTGGCAAAATTATATTCAATCAATTTTCCATTAACTGTATGGAATTTCTCAATAATACTGTTCATTGCACTTCTGATTGATCCCAGAATATGTTTTTCTTTCTCTGCCTGTGGATAACTGTCTCTTGCCAATGCATTTTGTAACCGGCGTAACTGTGAATTTGCGTAACCACCGAAAGTATAAATCGCTCTTTTAGAAAGAAAGATTTTCCTGTTTTCAATCAGCTTTTTACCGTCATCATTGAGAATAATATAATGCTCTGGCTTAGAACCGAGCTGCTCAATAGTGTTTGGGTTACACTCCAATAACAACTTGAACATTTTATTTAATCCATATACAACGGTATCTGTTGCTTCGTCTTCGTACTGCTCAAAAACTCTGTTCCCAAGCAGAGAATCAACTGGATTATAAGTAATTCCTCTAACATCAATATCTGACGTTTCCACATTCGTTCCATATGCATGAGAACCGCCCAAAGTCAAAAGAAGAATATTATTACCTAAGAGGGGGCTTTCTGTCAAAAATGCATAATCCTTATTCGCTAAAAGTTCCCAGTTCATATCTAATTCACTCATCATGTTCTCCATTCATTATTTTTGCTTGTTTACGATTGGAAGTAACACATTTTTAATGTAGTCTTCCGAAAGTATTGGTCTATCTTCTCCCTGGCAAATAATCGGGATTTCACAACCCCAAAACAGGATTCCAAAATAGTTAATTGGATTATTGCAAAGTACAGCTTTAATCTCTCCGTAGAAATTATCGTCCATATACTTCTCTTTATCTTCCGGCGTAATCCAACCCCAGATTCCTTCTCCACAACCACCGTTTCCATCTGCCGGTATATAGAGCTTGATACATCCCTCATCAAACTGCTTTTCGCTTAATCCATCCATGAAATCCGCTTTATATATAATTCCACGTTCTTCACATAATTTCTTAATATCTTCTTTGTCCACTTCAATTCTCCTATTCAGAAAGTGCATTCATATCATACACTCTTACTTCTACAACTCTTGATTTCCAATCTTCGGAACAGTAGGATATATCCCCCATTCGTTTTGCATCACTATTAAGATTGTCAAAATCAACTACAAATTCTGTCATGCAACCATTGGCAACCGTAATAATATTACTGTCATCTGTATGGCAATCTGCTTTCTGATCTGCCATGATACAAGGTATTGAAACGCCATTCTCTAAAATCAAGTCAAAATACTGTCCGATTGCAGTTCCAAAATAACTACCAATTGCCACACAATATCTGCCCTTATATTGCCGGATGCCGTAATTCCCAGTGTTGCATAATTCTTGTAATTTGTACTGATTACTTGATTGTGCGAAAATACTTCTATCTCTAATACTATACGGCATATAGCTTTTCATTCCGCTTGTATATGGTGCTGCATAAGCTGTATATAGCAATTCACTTGTCAAATACTCTGCACTTACATATGTACCGTTATCAAGTTCTGCCCATTTCCCATCTACATACGCATTTATATAATCGCCAAATACCAAGCTGCCAACCAATGAAGAATTTGTATCTGGTGCTTGTCTGATATTCAAAGAACTGACAGCTACATAATACGGCGAAAATTCCTTCTTCGCTTCTTCCATAGCAATCTCAGCACTTATTTTTGCCTGTTCCACAGTTTCTTGTACGGTTTCCTCTATATGTAATTGTAATGGCTGTGCTTTGACATATTCTGTATGTACTTCTACGTCTTCCTTACAACCGACTAATCCACACATCATAACTACAAATAACGCAACTACTTTCAATTTCTTCATAGCTGTTTCTTAACCTCATAAATGTATTTCTTCATTTTCTCTTCGGCTTCCATCATCCACCAGTATTTGCCATACACATCTCTCACCGATCCGTTTCTGTTGACATAATAATGTTTCAGTGGCAGATTTTCATATTCCGGCAAAAATAAGTCTGTATGTCTTTTGGCTTTGTACCATATTGCCCGAATGATTCTATCCTGGAAATCTTCTATCTGTTCTCCTGGATATACTTCTCTCAAATATGTACCTTTTGCCTTTGCCTGATAACCGAATAAATCACGCATACATTCTCTTTCTTTACAATCCGGTGAAATACCTAGCCAAAACCAATACGCTTCAACTGACATAAACCGCCCATCTTTTGTGTATATCTCTTCCCGACAGAAATTACTCAGCATTCTACCAAGTTCTGTCCTACTGCCACTATACACATTGATATGAGTGATTCCGTCCAAATTCGGATCAATTACTCTCATTTATTTACCTCATTTTAAAAATAGTAGTTGGATATTTCACCAACTACTACTTCATACTACTTTCTTTTCTTGCGTCCCACGCAGTAGCCAGTTACAAACGGAACAACTATACACAAGCAGAAAACTCCAATATTAAGTACAATCATTAGTTGTTACCTCTTTTTCTTTTCATTTCTGCCAGAAGTTCATCAGCCTCTCTGTTTCTTGCCTGAGCTTCCAGTCTACGATCCTGTGCTTTTGCACTTGTATCATAGGCAATTTGCGCTCCGGCTGCACGTTCTCTGGTCTTTTTAGCACCTTCACGCACTCTTTCCAACATGTGATCGCTTTCACTTGAACTTGCACTTGCATTCATACCTTCATGAAGCTGAATAATCTGCTGATCCGCTTCCATCTGATAAACGGTTCTTTCTTTCTCTTCTTTGAGTTCGTCAAGTTCCTGTTTCACCGCTTTTCTGATTTCATCCTGCTGATCTTTCGCTTTCTTAAACTCTTCGATTGTATCTTTCAGAGTATCAATTTTCTGCTGAACTGTGATTTTCTTCATTGCATACTGTCTAGCACCGTTTTCGTCATTTGCGTCCAGACAATCATTGATAGATTTATCAATCTTCATGAGTTCTTTCTTCAAATGATACTGTTCCTTTTCGGACTCGTCTAATTTTCCAGCAATCTCAACATATGAACGTTCTGCATCCCCATATAAAGTTTCTTTTTCTCTGATTGCATTATTGAAATAATCCGTTGCACCTTGTGGTGTCGCTGCATCCTGTCTTGCAATCTCTTCTGTTCTTCCTCTATATTTAATCACAAGCTGTTTGAAAAATGTCTTATTCAAAATCAGTGCAATAATTCCAACAACCAGGATAATAGCAATAACGAATATCACTAAATTACTTGTACCTACTGTCATTTTACTTTACCTCAATTCCAAATTTTTCACATAAGTCGAAAAGTCCACCATTGAATCCATCTCCTACAGCGTGGAATTTCCAACCAGATCCATCTCTGTAGATTTCACCTGCGATAATTGCAGTAGAATCTCCGAATTTCTCTTTTAAGTCGTAACGTGTAATCTCACTACCAGTATTGTCATCAACCACCCTAATGAAAGAGTTTTCGACCATTCCAAAGTTCTGCATTCTTCTCTCTGCTTCGTGAATTGTTACACAGAACACAACCTTTTCGGCATATTTTGGAAGTTTATTAAGAACGACTTTGATTACTTCATCATCCCCATCTCCACCGCCGGTAAGGTTATCTCCACTGTGAGTGATACCACCACTAGGATGCTGCAGATTATTGTAAAAAATGAAATCCTCATCTCTTCTTGTCATGCCATTTCTACCGATAACAAATGCAGACGCATCCAAATCAAAATCTCCATCATCATCGTATTTAGCTGTGTCCCAACCTAAACACACGGAAACTGCATTCACTCTGCTATCCTTTGAAAGCTCGACTCTATCGCCTTTATTCAAACTTACTGACATCTACTTTTCCTCCACTCTATTTGTATCTTCTTGCAAGTTCTGAAATACTGCCATCATGTGTGCCTTTTCCAACAGCTTCAAAATGCCATTCTCCATCTTCTCTGTAGAACTCAGCCACAATCAGTGCTGTACAACCGTTATAGTCATTTGATAAATTATATCGGCAGATTTCTTCTTTGGTCGCATCATCTACAATACGTGCAAAACAGTTTTTAATCATGCCAAAATGTTGCCCTCTATTTCTACAATTATAGATATTGATTACAACAGCCAGTCTAGTAACATCTTCCGGCATTTCCTTCAAATTTATTGAAATCTGCTCATCATCACCTACACTGCCACCAACCAAATTATCTCCATGATGTTTGATACAACCATTTGAATGTTTTTTGTGACCATAGTAAATGATATCCTCATCATTTACTAATCTTGCTTTCTCTTCTTTCTTAAATAAGCCGAACATTCCAGACTTTCCAACTACATTTTTAAGTACAAATACAGAAGAATCACAATCAATACTATCTCCGTATTCCGCTGCATCCCAACCAAGACCAACGGTTACATTCGCCAGTTTCTCCACCACTTTTGAAAGATTTACCTTTTCACCTTTTGTTAAACTAACTGCCATTTTCGTTTCCTCCTTTTATAATCCATATCCATTGCAAAGTGCAGTTAAACCGCCAGCATAACCAGCACCAATCGCATTGAATTTCCACTCGCCATTATGACGATATAACTCTCCAAGAACCATAGATGTTTCTGTAGAATAATCTTCTCCAAGATCGTATCTAATCATTTCTTCGCCTGTTTCCTCGTTTGACATACGAATATACGCATTAGACACCATACCGAAATTCTGCATTCTACTGTCTGCTTCATAAATTGTTACTGTAAATGCAATCTTTTCGATATTTTCCGGGATTTTTGCCAGGTCAACAATAATCTGTTCATCATCTCCATCGCCAGATCCAGTAAGGTTATCTCCCATATGTTTTACTGCTCCACTCGGATGTACCAGATTGTTGAAGAATACAAAGTCTTTATCAGTTGTCACTTTTCCATTTTTATCAAGCAGAAATGCAGATGCGTCTAAATCGAAATCATCTCCATCGTACTTATTTGTGTCCCATCCTAAACCGACAAGAATTTTCTTTAACCCTGCGTTTCCTTTTGTAAGATCAACTTTCTGTCCTTTTACCAAACTTACCATAATGTTCTCTCCTTCTTATTGAACTTTTTTGTTTTCTGGGAACAGTTTTTTGTTCTGTTCCCACATTTATTATTGTTTAATATAGCAAGTGAAATAGGATATGCTGCAACCGTTAAAAATATAAATGGTATAAATTTTGTTACGCATGTAAGGACTAATCCAACTGTATAACAAATCAATACAATATTTTCAACCGTTTTGTATTCTCTATCTCTCATGACCATATTATTACCTACTTTCTTTTTACTCTGATAACGGCTTTTCTTACCAGATCAATTGGGATAATCATGAATGCAAGCCCAACTGTAATGCCCCACTGTGTAGCTGTCAGTGCTGTGCATCCCATAATTGCTCCACCAAACTGAGCAAGAACAAATGTCAGTACAAAAATTGCTACCGCAATCTCAACAAAGAGCTTATTCTTTCCAATTCCTTTAAATAAATTGAATCCATCGGTTCTGATGTTAAATCCATTAAATGTTGCCATCATAACAAGAAGCGCAAACCTTACTGTCGCATAAACGGTTTCATCACTTCCAAATACTTTCTGAATTGGTGGCAGTAATGTAATTCCAAAAATTCCGATAAATGCTACAACTGATACTGCAATCTGTCCAATAGTTTCTCTTGAAAGAAGTTTCGATCCTTTTGGAATAGGCTTTTCTTTCATATACTCATCTTTTGCTGGTTCTCCACCAAACGAAAGAGAATTAAGAGAGTCCATTACAATATTGATTACAAGAATCTGTACTGCTGCCACAGCTTCTACTGCCATAATAATCGGATATAAAATACTCAAAATTACTAACCCTACATTGATAGGTAGCTGGAATTTCAGGAACTTCATAACATTGTGCATGAATGTTCTTCCTAATAGAACGGCATCTGTAATAGATACAAAGTTATCATCTGTAATAATGATATCTCCTGCTTCTTTGCAAACATCCGTACCAGATCCCATTGAAAATCCTACATCTGCAGCCTTTAAAGCTGGTGCATCATTTGTTCCATCTCCTGTCATTCCAACGCAAAGACCAATCTCCTGTGCAAGTCTTACAATTCTCAGTTTCGTATTTGGCGTAGCTCTTGCAATTACTTTGATATACGGAAGTTTCTCTTTTGCTTCTTCGTCTGATAAGGCATCAAAATCAATAGCTGACATTGCGATATCAGAATCACTTGTAATAAGTCCTGCATCTTTAGCAATAGCTTTAGCAGTATCAATGACATCTCCTGTTACCATCATTACCTGTACACCGGCTTCATGCATTTTTGCAACTGCTTCCGGTACTTCTGGACGAACATCATCACGAATAGCAACCAAAGAAACAAGAACTAAATCATCCGGGAATCCTTCCTCTGGTAATACGGATTTACTATATCCAGTTGCGATTACCCTCATAGCTTTTGTAGCATATGATTTAACGATTTCTTTTAATTTTTCCTTTTCAATTGGTTTGATTCCATCTGTTGTTTCATAAGAAACTGCTGCATCAATCAATTTTTCAGGCGCACCTTTATAATAGGTAATCTTTCCATCTTTTCCACTCGTTTCAATAGCACTAAACTTATTTGCACTATTGAAAATTTTTCTGTTTGTGACTTCTACAGAATCCGTAAAGTCTTTATACTCTCTATCTGAAATCATTGTAAGTAATGCACGTTCTGTAGCGTTACCACCAACAATATTTTTATTTTCATCATACATAGCACTACTATTTAACGCTACGTTTAACTTAAACATATTTTCAATTACTGAATCTTTCGGTACTTCATTTTTATCGCCCATCACATTTTCAACTGGTACAAGTTTACCTACCGTAAGAGTTCCTGTCTTATCTGTGCAAAGCAACTGAATGTTTCCGGCTTCCGGGATCTTATTTGTATGTTTCGCAAGCACGTTATGTTTAATCATTACTTTCGCATTCTGTGCTGTAATAAGGTTAATAATCAATGGAAGTCCTTCTGGAACTGCTGCAACAATAATTGTAAGTGCCGTAACTGCTACTGTAAGGACATTTTTCAAAATACCAATCCACCCGATATTGAGGTATTCAGCAATACCACCAAGCTGAATGATATTTGTTACAATCAGTGCAACAACGATGATAGCTGCTCCAATATATCCGAATTTACTAATCTGCCCGGCAAGATCATCTAACTGAATTTCCAGTGATGTCTTTGTTTCTTCGATTTCATCAATCGTGGAAATTGTCTGACCGTTTACAGTATTAACACCTACGTTTGTAACGATCATCTTTCCTTCTCCGTCTGTTACTGTTGTGCCAGCAAATAATGAATATGAATCTACATAATCATTTGAATTTGCATGTCGTTTCCCACCTACAATAATTGGGGATGAATCTTCGTTTTTCCACGGTGTCTTTTTACAAGGATCTGATTCTCCATTTAAAACAGAGTTGTCAACTTTTACATTTCCTTCTACTAAATATCCGTCTGCATAAATTGCTTCGCCGGATTGGATAATTACAAGATCGCCAACAACCAAATCATTTGAGTTGATATGCTCAACCTTTCCATCACGAATCACATTACAATAATGAACCGATGTTCTGTCTTTTAATTCTTTTGCGCTTTTCTGACTTTTCAATCCTGTATTCATTCCAATAAATGCAATTGCAAGTAATACTACCGCAACACCAATCGGCTCTGAATATGATCCTTGCCCGAATACGGCTAAAACCGTAAACACAATCATCATTGCTAAAAGAATCTGGTTCAGTCTGTCTTCAAATGTTTCCATGAAGAACTGAAATCCTGTTTTTAGTTTCTTTTCAGGTAACTGATTTGAACCATATTTTTCTCTGTTCTTTGTTACCTGAGAACTTGTTAATCCTGTTCTCATTTGTCTTTCTCCTTTATTATTGTTTGTTTAATATATATTTAAAGTGTAGGTTCTTACTCCTGCACCGTTAAATATCACATATACTTCTTTATATCTTCTCGGCTTCCATTTTCTTATAAATCTCAGCTTAATATCAACTTGCCATTTGTTTTTGTATGTACACCAGTTGAATTCAATATTCCACCATTTTACTGATAACATATAATAACCTAAAGCATTGTATGTATTATTCAATCCGTATGGTTCATGAAATCTGAAATAGCTGCTTCCATATATAAAGCCGAACAAAATAATAATCAATACTATATTCACTATTTGCTTCTCCTATAAGATATCATATTATTTGTTGACTGTCAACCTTTATTTTTGCATGTTAATATTATAGCATAGATTACAAATTTGTCAAGCAAGCCGGATGATTTGCTCATACAGAATAATGTCTTTTTCATTAACTGCCTTATCTACATGCATATGACCACAGAAATGTTTCTTATACTCTACCTTAGATCGAATATCTTCCAAGTATCTTGTAAGTACATCTTGTTCATACAATCCATGCCCTAACAGTGCAATCACACTTGCAGATGGAGAATGTGTGATAATGTAATCCACTTTATTGCCAACACGTTCAAGATTCTTGATGCCATTATCCATTTCCTTTTGTGTCGGAAGCTCCTGTTCCCACCATGAAATCCCTTTGATGCGATACATCTTCCCGGCTTTATACCATTCTTTAGCTGTCTCACGCCAGTTTTCATCTTCTGCCGGATCAACAATACCATCTCTGATATCATGGCTGCTTGCCCCACCAAATGCGAAAAATTTCACTCCTTCAATATCAAAGACTTCTCCACGCATTAAATGTAATACATGTGGGCGAATTTCATGGACTTTACCACCATGCCACTCTTTCACTGGGTATTGATATAGTCTGTCAAAATTTTCATGGTTTCCACACACGAACACGGTTGTAAACGGCTTATCTTCTAGCCATTTCAGCCAATACTTCTCAGATGCAGATTCTCCACTTTCTTCCCAGACCATACCAAAATCTCCACAAATAATCACGATATCATCTCTTGTCATTTCCTTCTGTTCATAAAAGGAATGCACACCCAAGCGTTCCGGGCTACCGTGAATATCTCCTGTAATGTAAATCATTACTGTTTTCCTCCTAATCAGGTTTCTTATAATCTATCTGTTCTACTTTATAAACTGCCTTTATTTCATCGAAAAATCCCATTTCATCTTTTACGAATTTATCCATTCTTTCTTTCGACTCAAACTCATATCTGCAATTTTTCCATGCGTCAGGATCATAAGAATCATACCCTACAAACTTTCGCACTTCCATCATATATTTTACCATATTATTACCTCAAAAACTTCTTTAAGTAATATGATACAGACAAGTTTATCTGTAATCTGCAAAAACAATCAGACCGTAATCAATAGAGTCTAATACTTTTTCAGATATAACCCCAATTTTTACCAGTCGTTTTATTTCCTCAATTACTTGCTGCCGGTGTTTTTCAATCTCTTCCGGCTTTATCATAGCGGTATTGAAACCGTATTCATCCCCTGCTGCCAGAATATATCCAATATATAAATACGTTGGATCATCGAACAACTGAATTTTTCCTCTTGACTGATTACATGTGTAGTTCTCCCATGCCTCAGACCATTGCCACCCTTCATATTTATCTGTTTTAAATGCAGATAAATTCATTCCAGCAATCACATAATAACTCTGTACTGAACTCATTTTCTTCCAATTACCTGAAATGGAATTAACTAATTGCAACTCTTTTTCAGATATTTCCTCCAACTGATATCTTCTAAGTGAATATTCTTCATCGCCAAATTTGACATTAAATGTCCATGTTGCACCATCAAACCCAACGATTTTACCAACCTTATATGCCAAACTACTTGCCAGTTCTGGATCTTTCTTTCTAAGTTCTGATACACAACACTCTTTGATAAAAACATAGCTTCCAATATACATAACGATTATGCCAGTTTCTTTTCCAAAATCTGATTTACCAGTTTCCCATCAGCTTTGCCCTTAACCATCGGCATAAGTGTCTTCATGATTTTACCTTTTTCTTTTTTGGTCGGATTCTCGATACCTAAATCACTCAGCACACCAGCGATTGTAGCCTCAATCTCTTCTTCTGTCATCATCTTCGGTGCGAACTGACTCAGCACTTCAATGCGATATTTGCACTCCTGAATGATATCTGTTCTATCTGCTGGTGCAAGATCCAGGGTTTCTTTTGTCTGTTTGATTTCCTTCTGGACTACTGCATCTTCTTCAGATTCAGATAAAATTCCCATTTTGTCAATTTCTGCATTTTTCAATGCTGCCAGTAAAAGCGAAAGCGTTTCCTTTTTCGGCTTATTTTTCTCTTTCATTGCTTCTACCATTTCTTTTCTTACTAACTCTTGTTTATCCATCTTTTTATCTCCTTTATAAGTTTCTCTTGTAAATGGATGAAATTTGTTGTCTGTATATTTTAAAATTTCATCAACTTGAAGTGCATTATATCCATCATGTTCTTCATCTGTTCTAAACTTTGATATATAATAATATCTTAGTAACTGTGCTTCTTCTAATGTTAAGTGATTAGAAATAATATGTATTGAAAAATTTTGCCTCCCATGTTTTATATAATCATTAACAAAATTACTGTTATTTATATTAGTCGGTATTTTATCACAGTTATTTGTATAACCAACATAACATTTTCCGTTAATGTGACAGCAAATTATATATACACAATATATTCTGCTCAATTGTTTGTACATATATCCAATTCCTTTTATTACAGTTTGTTTATAGTATATTAAAAACTTTTAATATTTCAATTACAACTTCAATTACCGTTGCATATGCAGCGATAATGATAATATCATTGTTTTTCATACGGACTCTCCTTTTTTGTACGTGGATGACAAAAGAACACTTAATTCTTGCCAAATATTCCCAACCATTGTATACTTAGAGAGTCCATTATATCAACCACGTTAAATCACATAAATAAAAAATGGAAGACTGGGTTGGGTTAGGTGATTACAGCACCTTATGGGTTAGAACAAGTGTTCTGTATTATTATACGGAACATTTGTTCTTTTGTCAATCTTGTATTTAATTTAATTTATAAAGTTACAAGTTTTTGTTACTTACTTTCCCCAAACTTCTTCAAATCTATATTTACATTTGATGTCTGGGTATTTTTTATGATCTACTTCACTCATGAACATATCTAATGGTCGTGCGAATTTGTCTCCATAATGGACATCGCAACCAATTTCTCTGCCATCATACAATGCTTCATAAATCACAAGTAATTCACCGGTTTCTGTATGCCTTGCAAAATCCAAAACCTTGTACAGATATAATTCACTGTTATTTTTTACTTGCTCTTCTGTAAGAGTTTCTCTTTTAAAATGTTTTACAACATCGCCTTTATGTATTCGCATTTTACCTCCATTATTTAGGTATTACAATCTTATGTTTTCCAGCAGAATTTCTATACACTTTAAATCCTGCACTCTTAATCTGCTCAACACCCTTGTTGTACTCAATAATCTGTTGCGTACATCCTCTTGAATAAATCGCCCACATTTCATCTAAGTTTTTCTCAAACTCTGATTTTCTGAGTGCAATATCCAACATACTATCATCTCTATACTGAGATGTATTTTTATATGCATTGAGATAATCTTCGAACATCTCTTCAAATGCTGACATACATACCTACCTTTCTAAATTCACGCCAACCGTTCCATCCCAGGCGCAACCGCAAACGCCGAACTTATATCCTTTATACTGGAAATATCCCCACCAATCACACTGCCAGCCGTTAAAATCATTGGCTTCGCATCCCGTTGCTTCACAAAATATATCAGACGGAATATTTTTGATTCTTATTTGGTTGATTTTCCCTTCGATTAGTCTATCAAGCTCTTTCTCTAAAACTTTCTTGAATTCCTTGTGCCGGTATAAATAATCTATTTTCATTTTAATCTCCTATTAAGCGTTCTGAAATGCTGTCGTTTTCCCATTTGGAATATTGCTTAATCCACATGTATGATTACCCTTGAAATTACCGCTTTTTCTATGTACATTTATAATATCGTCCATGTCATAAGTATCTTTCTGGTTTTTCTCAACGTATTTCTTCGCCAGTTTCTTTGACGAATATCCCATTGAGCTGCATGTCTGTATGAACTCTTCACTATTCATTTTTATCACTTCCTTGCATTTATTATGGTTTGTTTGTTGGAATTTTTAATATTCCTTCATCTATAAGCATATTGAGAACTTCCAGAAGTTTTTCCTGAGTCTGTAAATCTCTTTCATTCTCAATTTCTTTATAGTTGTAGAAATCGCAAAATTCATATTTTCCCATACCGCCCCAACAATTCACATGAATATGAACTCTCCTGCGATAATATGGTTCATCATAAATTCCTATCCATATCTCATTGTCGTTGCAAAACTTTCTGTCTGCATCTGTTCCAATGCTCCGGCTGATACACCATGCATTGATTACATTGTTTCGCCAAAACAGAGGTTCACAGATTTTTGATTCATCGCCAACTTCAAGTTTTCTGGCGGTTTTTAATGTTAAATTGTACTTATTTAGCACTTTTGCTTCTCGCATTGCTCTTTTACCCTTCTCTTGCCATAATTAAAACCAGCAACATCATCTGGATCAACTACTTTGCAGAAATCTTTAACAATTTCATCAAAACTGTCATATTCCCCGTCTAACAAAGAACTGGTAAACTTACCATTTTCTTCTTCAATATACTCATAGTCATATTCTCCACCAGTGCCAATGATAACTTCACTGTAAATAGATTTCCACGCATTCCAAAAATCTGTTATAGCTGCAAGCAATTCACTTCTTTTTGCGGTTTTCTGTTTTTCGATTATTCCATCAACGAAATCCTGAAAATGCCCTGTCTTTCTTACATTTATAAATTCTTTCTCTTTGGCTGGTTCTCCAAATCTTTCGACCACATAATCAATATCTTTACGGTTGTAATATCTGTACATATCATCAACACTTGTAATCATTGCTGTAGTCAGCATTTCCGGCAAATCTTTACCTTCTATATGTACGGTATCGCCGGACTGCAGAACGCTTATAATCTCCGCAACCTGAGTACATGGCACGATTGTATTCGGATCAATTTCAACCTTTTTGAGTCCCTCATTTATAGCACCACCACAGAAACCACCAGGACGATAGCTGTCATAAAACATATAATACGTCCAGTTACTTTCTGGTTCATACCACGGTTTATGAATTGCGACATACCCACAAACAAGATCTCTTGACCTCTTTTCTCTTGCCATATAGGTGTAATCTCTTTGCTTATTTTCTTTGTCGTAACTATACCCGACCATTTTCTTACCTCTAATCTTCAAATAATAATTTGCACGCTTCCTTGTTATTCTCAATAATATCAAGGATTATAGGATTCACATAAAATCCAGGCAAATAGAACATCTTGTAATACTTTTCAAGAAAACCACAAGATATGCCATAATCGTGACATTCAATGTAGCACTGTATATCTTGCCATGCTTTTTCTTGATTGATGCATTTATCGCAATCCTTTTCTTCCTGATTACAATAATCTCCCAGTAATGGGCATTTTTCTTCAAGTCTTGTATATCTGTTACTCATTGCCAACCAAACATGCGAAACAACTACAATAATCGCATTCTCCGTGTCCCGTTTCAAAACATTCTTTTGCATTCTCGCACAAATTATTTGGTATTTTTCTAACAAAATAGTCCTTCTTTTTCAGAAATGAGATTGCATCTTTTACGGTGTTTTCTGTATATCCATTTTCGCACGCTTCAACTATATTTTTCAGAAGTGTAACTCTTGTCAGCAACCCAACTCCACCAGGAACAGGTGTAACATAGATTCCATCTTTTAATTTTTCAATAGAATCTCTATCAACATCTCCACACAGTTTTCCATTTTCATCTCTGTTGATTCCGACATCAATAATCACATCACAATCAGTGCCAGAATCCATCCAGTCTAAAAATTTTGCTTTTCCAATTGCTGAAATTACTATATCTGCTTTATTTGACAATTCTGATTCTAAAAATAAATCTGTGTGGCTATTGCAGCATGTAACTGTCGCACCTCGATCAATCAGCATATTTACGAGTGGTTTTCCTACAATTTCACTCCTGCCAAGAACAACGGCATTTTTACCACACAATTCATATTCGTTAAAATCAAGCCAATCAATAATTCCTTTTGGAGTGCAACACTCAAACAAACTGTCCCGGCGAAAACCATCTACATCTTTTTCTTTAGGAATTGCATTTTTAACATGAGTTACGTTAATATGTCTTGGTAATGGTAACTGAACAATAATCCCATCTGCAACGCATGAAGCTAATTCAATATTATACAGCAAATTTTCTTCGCTAACATTTTCGCTAAATTTCTGTACAATATATCTAATCCCGACTTCTTCGCAGTCTTTTATCTTACCTCTTATATAAGCATCTGAAGCCTGGTCATCACCAACTTGAATAATTGAAAGAGCTGGCTTCTTATCCATTGTTTCAATTCTTTTTCTAAGAGTTTCTTTCATAACCTGAGCATACTCTTTACACGAAATCATCATCATACCTCCTTTATTTACGTTTGATTTTACTATAACAAATTTACATCATTGTAATATTGTTCCATTTCCTCTTCTGCCAAACCACAATACCTCAATGTAATCTGTGGGCTTGAATGATTGAACATCTCCTGCAAATGACATAAAAACAAAGCATCATCTTTATGAGCTTGTAACTGCCAATAACCAAAAGTCTTTCTCATTGAATGAGTGCCGACATTATACTTGATACCTACAGCTTTTGCAGCGTTTTTCAGAATAAGACCAGCCGGACGAACTTCTATATGTCCATCTCCTTTTCGACTACTGAAAACATATTCGTTTTTTGCCGGTTTTTTCTTTAAACCGTTATAATATTCAATAATGGCAGTTTTACATGATTCATTAAGATAAAATGTACGGAACTTCTCAGTCTTATCTTCTTTGACTGTAATTCCATTCGCAATACTACCATCTTCATCGAAAATCTGACTCCATTTCAATTCCAACAAATCACTTGCTCTAAGCCCTACATTGATTCCAATAACGAACATTAAAGCATTGCGATACTGTTTTTTCTCTACGAAATGGTTATACATCAGTTCCAGATCCTCCTGAGTACGGAACGGATATACTTCCTGTTTTTCGCCAACTTTATAATTTTTCTTGTAGTTACCCTTCTTTTCTGGTTTTTCAACTACTTCTAAAGTCTTCTCTACTGTCGGAAAATTGATGATTCTTGCAGATGTTCCATCAATAATATATCCTTCCATAATGCTGCTCCTTTCTGCTATTATGGCTTACTCTTCGTCTTCAAGACCTTTCTTTAATGTGTCAATCCATTTCTTTTTGTTCTGATAAGAGGTGTCAGACATTGAAATAAATTCAATGAATTTTGTGATTACATTAACCGTATTTGACACTGCAAGCATATAAATTTTTCTTTCATTTTTCCCTTCCAGTGTAATATACTCTTCTTCCTGGCAATCTGAATAATCAAATCCAAAAAAGCTACCACTTGCTACTGTGTGATGCCCCATGAATACGATCTGCCATGCTTCCCGGCGTTTATCATCTATCTTCATCTGGAACTCAAACATTTCTGATTCTGCATTACTGTGATGGTATGCATCGTTTGGATCAAACTTTGAATTGAGCTTGTCCACAATTCTGTTAATCATATCAAAGTCTGGGTTAATTGTTTCCTGTCTGTTAATTGAATACATTTTTCACTCTCCTATTCTCTTGTTAATTTTGATGTAAAATCAATTTCTTCTAAAACTTTGATAAGTTCTTTTACAGTATATCCATCATACTGCGGAAATTCCACACCAAAAATAAAGACACCCTTTACTGCTTCGCTCATCTGTGGAGCAAATGGATTATTTGAATTTCCTAATTTTCTAAATTCAGAAATAGATGTTACACCACAATGCATTTTCTCACCATTTCTGTCATATACAAATGATAATCCTTTTTCTTTGCTTTTCTTTGACATGTTGAATTCCTTTCTTATCTCTTCTTTACAATATATATACTATCATACTTTTATAGCTTTTGCAAGCATTTTCTTTATTATTGTTTGTTTAAAGTTGTGTGATTTTTTATTTGGGACGATTTTTACATCGCCCCGTTATTTAGATAGAAAGGTTTTTAGTAATAGCCGTAACAACAATAACCAGCTATTACAGTGGAGATGGGGGGAGTCGAACCCCCGTCTTAAACACGTACTAATTATATAATCTTTTACGCAATACCATTCATTCGGGCATTTTGTTTGAAAACGGTTGCCCCAGTGAATCAGGTAACTACTCCGTTTTTGGGTTTGTAAAGGTTTCTTACAACGTCCACCACTCTGTTGTTTTTTGAAGAGTCAACTTACAGAGAAAACATTCTCCTTTTGGATATTAGCTCTTAATACAGCCTGTTACCAATATCCCAATCTCACAGACTGATATAGCTTACGCTACCATTCTTAATTCTTCAGCGTTTATTTTAAGTTTGACTATTAGGTAGTCGCTCCTGCGAATTATATCCGTTCCATGCCCAATCGAATCCAATTTCATCCCCTTATGCTTTTCTGATGTCCAGCTCATTGATTTTCTCTTTGAAAAGATCCTCATATTTCCCCGTTACTTTTCCGATTCTCTTTAAGAACCATTCACGGATTTCCTGGTTGCTCAGTTTGGTTTTTGAAAGCACAGAAATCCAAAAAGTATTTACGCTATGTTTATAATCAATGGAAATGTCAAAATGTCTAAGTTCCCCACCAACCAGCTCGAAAGAACCATGTTCTGTCAAATACTCTATAACAAGTGCCGGTTTTAACTCTCCATTTTCATCTGCTGCAACACAACTACCATATCCCACTGGAATTTCAAGACCTTTTTCGATGCTCCACTCTTTGTTGGCAACGTGAAAATAATACTCTGTATAATCACTATATTTCTCAAACAAAGACTCCGGCGATTCATTGGTATACCCTCTAAAAACAGGTTCTTGATCCATATCCCACACATGGTATATATTTGCATAGTATTTTTCACTATGCTTTTCTTCCTCTGGTCGGTTAAGTTCAATTAACTTTTCCCATTTACTACGATATTTCCACTGAACCTCATTCCCAAAACGTCTGATATCAATATCTTCCATATCTGGTAGTGAATCATTTTCATCAATCAAATTGAGACATTCAGAAATTTCCTCATCGGAAAGACCACACTTTTTCAAATATACAGCATTGTCTTCTCTGCAAAGCTGATATTCTGTCATATTGCTGCGCCGTTCTTCTTCGACTTTCTTCTCTTCTTTCCTTCGGTTAAATTCATCCACCGAATCTTTCCAAGAATGAAAAATATTATCTTTTCGCTCAACAATATATAATGGAGAATCTGGATGCTTTTTATGGTAATGTTCAACGGTTGACCGTAATACTAAATACCCTCTGTTAATCCACTCTCTAATACCAGCATCATCTCCAATTCTGATATTAAGGTTCGGATCAATATCTTCTTTTTTCTCCGTAACCGTATATAAATCAACATAGTATTTTCCATAACCAGCGTATGTATTGATTTTGCCAATCAATATATTCATAAAATTGTCCAGCTTATCAACAACAAATACTATCTCGTCTTTTACAAAGTCTCTTTTTCCACTCCTGAACGCTCTCATAATTTATCTGCACTTTCTTTTGAATTTCCGGGAACTAAGCAAAGATTCCTCTCAGTTCTGCTCCCGGAATGAATTTTGGTAACACATTTGACTCTATTTTAATTCGTTCAAGTGTGTTTGGATCTGTACCCATTCGTGATTTCGTTATCTTTTTCTTAAAAGTACCAAAACCAACGAACTTTACACCATCATAATACTTGTAGGCATACTTGATACCTTCAAGCACCAGGTCAACGGCACTTTCAACCTCTTTTTTAGATTTTCCAGTAGTTCCACTGACCACATTTATAAATTCTTTCTTATTTAACATTCATGCTCCTGTTCCTGTGTTAGCGAACAGATGTAGCAATCCACCTCAGAATCCATAAAATATTTTTCTATGATTTTGCTTACTATTGACCAATCACCACCGGTTTTGCCACCGTAGCAATCGCCTTTTCAAGTGCCACATAATCTGTCTGGCAGAATCCTCTACCATAGCCATCTTGACCAAACAGATTTGCAACAACTTTTCCGTCATTACAATTTACGAATAATGTTCTTCCAAGTAAAATATTTTCATATTCATCACAAAACTCTTTGTACTTTTTGAATACTTCTGGATAAGCTCTTTTAATCTGAAATGCAATTCCTGCACCCATCACACCTTTACAGTTTGTCTGATGACAAATTATATCTACTTTATCCTGTTTTAATAAATCTCCAACTATATTGTAAATCATAATGTTTTGTCCTTTATTTTTGTTTGTTATGCATATGCAACAGTAATACCAGCTTCTTCAAGTCTTTCTTTCAGTCCAAAGTTCAATGTGCTAACTGCTGCAATCCCGATCTTTGCATCGAATACATTTGTGATCTTCTTAACCATTGTGGCAGCTTCTACATTATCCTCTGCTGGAACTTCATATCTCTTACCACCATTTACAATGGATAAGTAGAACTTCTTTTCGCCTGTTTCATCGTCTTTTCCCAGACCATAAGAAAGTCTGATATCGTCTGATGTAAATTTGATAACCTGGTTTCCGACCTTGATATCAATACCGTTTGCTGCAACAACTTCTACCTTTTCCAGTTTGTTGTATTTCGCAACCAGATATCTCACATATCCATCTGTAAGTGTAAGGGTGCTTGTTACGTCAATGGCTTCGTCCAGCTTTTCATTTTCATTGAAATACTGCTGGCATTTCATGATCTTCTCTGCATTCGGATTTGTACATTTGAAAGAACTCGGAATCATAATACTTTCAGTCTTTACAACAAAATGCGGTAAAGCTGCTCTCTTTGCTACCTCTTCTTTCTTTTTCAACTTATTCATTGCAGCCTGTACAAACTTATTCAGAACCTTGATACTCTCAACAGAATCAAAGGATATTACAACCGGCATACCGATAACGTTTTTATTTTTTACATTTGATCCGACTTCCTGCTGTGGAATATCAGAAAATGTAATAAGTACATTTGGCGTGCCCTTTACATCTGCCATACCGATAGCAACATCGCCGTTGCCACAATCAATAACGGTATTTGAGCTTAATACTTTTGTTTCTGTCTGGATTAACTGTTTAATCATCTTTCTTCTCCTTTACACTTCTATAACTTTATTATGGCTTATTTGAGATATGAAACCATCATGCAACTTCTTTTCCGCATCTCTCCTGGCTTTAACCGCATCATCAAGTTCATCAAAATAACCCAAGCTATACGTTTTCCCTTTAAAAGAGATTCTTGCATACCATTGTCCCATTCCTGAATGAAAAGAAACGCCGGTAACACCAGAAGTGTTATTTTTCTGCATACGCTTGTTTTTAATCCGATTCAAATTCGTGCCTGACATTTCATATCACCTCGTTTCTGATTATAGTATATCATGTTTTCTTGATTTGTCAACCATTTATTATGGTTTAATTATAAAATTCTTTGTATTCTGTAGAGCCAGCACTATTTCTGTATCACTCCTTTTCTTGAAATCTTAGTTTCATTAGAAATCCCAGTCTGTACAATTTTCACATGTTCTCCCTTTGTTACTTAAGCATATAAGTTCTGTATACATCCCGCAACAATCACAATATCCAAGAAGACTGTTCCTTGTCCACTTACCATTGATTTTGGCATATCTATATTTATAGTTCTGCATTATTTCGGGAATTTTATCAGAATATATAACAACCCTTGCACCTGAATGAATACTTGTGTTTGCTTCCACAAACACAACTTTCTTTCCTTGTGATAAAATTTCATTTTGTCGCTTTTCTAATTTATCGTAAAAATCAAGTGAAGTACAACCATAAATGATTTCATCATTTGACTCACAACCATCATATATATTCATAATATCCTCCTACTCATATATAAACATCATAAGCACAAGAGCTAATCTGATGCATACGTTTTCTTCTTTTAAGATACGTGCTGCCTCTTTCTTGTCTACAAGTAAGACTTCAATTTCTTCTGACGCTTCTTTATATTTATCGGAAATTTCGCCAGTTACCTTGCCTACTACAAGTGTGCAAGTTTCGTCAGTCATTCCGGCACTTGAATAACCACCCTTATTTCCAATCGGCAAATCTGTGATTTCAAGTGTCAACCCTGTTTCCTCATGCATTTCTCTTATTGCTGCATCACAAACACTTTCTCCATCGTCAACAAGTCCAGCCGGAAGTTCATAGATATAACCACCGATTGCATATCTGTACTGTCTGATAAGTACCAGTTTTCCTTCTTCTGTTGTTGCACGAATTGCAACAGCATCAACTTGTTTACTTGGATTGATCGCTTTTAGTTCATCAACTTCTTTGGCTCTTGAAGCAACCATATATTCAATATCTTTTTCATCTTTCGTTTTTGCGTGAAGTTTGAACAGATTTATAAACTTCTGACAAGTTATTTTCTCTGCGTATATTATTTTTCCCATTATCTTCTCCTTTAATATGCTTTCCGACTTGTGAACACATTGTTTTACTTTCTTTTGCTATGCAATCCCCATATTTAAGCTCTATCTCTGCCTGTACCTTATGAATAAGTGATAACATATCATTTTTTCTTTCTCTCCAATTAGGACAACTTAACAAACCTTCTAATCTGCGAAGTTTAGCATGAAATTTTACATTTTCTTCCGATCTAATTTCATCCTCTATAGATTCGCAATATTTTACAGTGTCTATGTACTTGTCATAATCATCTGTGTTCTCATTAAATTTTCCAAAAAGTTCTTTTGCGTGGTTTTTACTCATATGCTATTCTCCTGTATACTCAAAATGTGCCATAGGTTTCATTTTAAAATCATTCAACATATGCAATGTGTCAATCGAACGTTTCTTTGGCATGTCTTCAATTTCGCCAGTTCTGATATACTTATCCAGTACATCATATGAAAATCCCAGTTTTTCTTCGTCTGTCTTTCCACATAAACCGTCAGTTGGAACTTTTACAACCAGACGTTCCGGCAGTCCAAGTTCTTTACCAATCGCTTTTACTTCTGTTTTTGTCAGTGATTCCAGTGGCGAAAAGTCCCCTGCTGCATCTCCATATTTTGTACTGTAACCAACATAGTTCTCAGACAAATTACATGTATTTGCAACACGCCCGTCAATCGACTGAGAAATTGCATACAGCATTACCATTCTCACTCTAGCTGGAATATTTATTTCTGTCTGATTAGAAACTTTAATCCCACTTTTAATGTACATAAGAGTCAACATATCCTCTACAGTATTACCAATATCAATAACACAATGTTCAATTCCCAGATGTTCACATAACTCATAAGAATAATCAATGTCATCCTGGCTGTTCTGTGGCATCAACACACCGTATACTCTTTCTTTCCCTAATGCTTCCACACATAATGCAGCTACTACAGAAGAGTCAACACCTCCACTGATTCCAATTACAGCTTTGCACTGATTCCCATTTTCTTTGAACCATTCTCTGATCCACTCTACGCACTTATCTTTTACTTCTTTTGCATTAAAACTCATTTCAGATACCGCCTTTCTTTACATTCTACTTTTCCCACTACCCTGCATTAAAACAGGTGTCTTTTCTCCTGTAAAACTGCTTTTAAAATATGAAGTCAGTTTTTCGTCCATTTCTGCTTTCTTTGAGGACTCCATTCTCCAACCAATTGATCTTCTCAAATAATCCACATACTCTGGATTCTTACACATTCCCTTTCCTTCAACATCGGAAATTTTAGCCACATCCTGACCATTGCATTTTGTAGTCTTCATAACGATATTGAGTGGACTTACGCAAGTATCATTTGACAAATATGTGCCGATTCCGAATGCGACTTTTGCTTTCTTTGAAAAATGTCGGCAAATCTTATCTGCTCTCTCAAAATCCAGTGAATCAGAGAAAAGCAATGTTTTTGTTTTCGTATCAATCCCCAGTTTTTCATAGTGCTTAATCATCTTTTCGCCCCACACCATCGGATCACCCGAATCATGACGAACGCCAGAAAACAATGTTGCGAATGTAAGCTGGAAATCTTCCAAGAAACAGTCGGTTGTAATTGTATCTGTCAGTGCTGTACCGTTCAAAACTCCATATTCCTTAACCCATGCGTCAAGTGCATACCAATTAGAATATGCCGGATTGTGCTTGTGATTTCCCTGTCCTACACACATAATCCATTCATGTGCCATTGTGCCAACTGGTGTAACTCCGTATTTTTTCGCAAGAAATACGTTTGAAGTGCCAATAAATCTTGATGCACAATGCGCCGTATCATTCAGGTGTGAGAACTTCTCAACAACAAGTTCCTGTGCTTCTGCAGATAATCTCCGGCGAAGTCCAAACTCTGAAAATGTGCCACAATACCAATGACCATTGCGAAGATTTGCATACTTGTTATCCAGTCTTTTCTTGAAACTACTTAACAGCTCGTCATAATCGTACTGCATTCTGAAATACACTTCATTTACAATAGCAAGTGTCGGGATTTCGTACATAGAAGTATTTAACCATGTACCGGCAGTTTCAATGATAAGTCCACATTCTGCATCATCTGTGATTGTGAAATCTTCATATCGTGGTTTCCAGAGTCTTAGGAAACCAATGTAAGATCCTTTGATCCACTTGATACCGTCCAGATAACTCAGTTCGTCTTCTGTAAACCGCAGTTCACAATATGCTTTAATCTGCTCTCTGATTTCTTCCACCATTTCTTTTGTGAAATGTACGTCTTTGTTCCGGCATTTGAAACTCCATGTTGTCTTGTAGTCTGAGAACTGATGATAAATCGCCTGTCCCATACTGAATTTATACAGATCATTCTCTAATAAACTTGTTACGATTCTTCCTAACTTCATAATTTTCTCCTTTTAGATTTTACATTCTGTTAAAATTTCTTTTGTCAAAATATTTGAATTTTCAGTTGCTAATTTATCCAATCGTTCCAAATCGAACTCACTTCCCTGGAATTTAAACTGAATCCATTCAGGCTCATACTCTCTCCAATCAAGCCACGACTCCGGCTTATCCTTACCTAAAACTTCTTTTACCATTTTCAGAAGTCTTTCTCCGGCTTTCTTAGATTTCACGAATCCACTCAAATCATAGCCAATTCCTCTTGAATTCCAATACTCTCCGTATTCTGGTTTTGGATCTGGTTGTACCCATTGATGACACGAAATTCCATTTCTCGGATGCTCTTGTACTTCTGGATATTCAAAAATATCTTTTCCCTGAGAATCCTTTTTACCAGTACAATACCCAAATGCAGATCTTGTTATCTCATCGCTTAATACCACAAAATTTTCTTTGCACTCTCTACAAGTACCAAATGCCGTTCCTCTACCGCTTACGTTTCCACTCCTTGCGGAATTACAACCACATTTCGGGCAACCATATTTCTGATAATCAGACCACTTAATTGCTATCATAATTTTCTCCTTTATTATCTATGCTGACTAAACCAAATATCTTCCTCGATATCGTCACATGTTTTAAGCCCTCTTTTACGCATCTCTTCATTTATTAGCCCGTCAATTTCGATAGTCACTTTAGAAACCTTTTTTCCTAATCTTCTATCAAACTCAATTCCATTATAGAATTCTTTGTTAAGTTCTATCAGTTTCTCATCACTAGAGCTATTGATTACACCGAACATTCTTCTTTTATACTTATTATCTGATGCCTCTTTCCATTTTTTAAAAGGTTGCATATTTGTGTACACCTCGTACTCTATATATTGCATTCCATTAACATTAAAATACTATATATTGTATTTATTTTAAGATAAAAAACTGATTTTATTTATTCTTCATATACCTGTAATGTACCATCGGCGTTATACAATGGTGTTATTCCAAATTTATAGCCAGATACAATAATTAGGTATTTCACTTTAGTATCTTTTGCATATGCGATTTTGTAATATGCCGTGGTATCATCCCATTCCGTGATAGTTGTGAAATAGTTTCCACTTCTCTTAATTACAGCCTTTAACATACCGCCATAAATGGCGGTAAGATTAAAGATTTCAGATTTCTACAAATCGGATTTTGAAAAGCGGGCGAACACCAATAGAATAAGAGGCGCCGTAGCTGCCCGCATCACCGGCGTAGTCCACAACAGCGAAGCCAGTCGCACTCCCCACACCACGGTTTTTCAACCAGTACCATTCAAATTCATTGTTCCTAAATGCAATTCTGTTTCTTCTATTTTTCATCGGCTCAAACTGCTTTACAGCATCAGATTCTTTCTCGCCATATTTATTAACACCAAAAATTTCTTTTTCGGTTGGAATTCTAATCATGCTATTGCCATCAAAAGAAACCATAGCATCTCGAATCTTATCAGGAAATAATTTATACAACTCATTATTGAGCATATCCATCAGATTGTCATTCATAGGGTATGCTTTGCTTAAACAATCTTCAAAGATGAAGACCATTCCATCCGTTTCTTCCTTAACCGCAAGTGCTGTCACACTTTCTCCATTTTTTAAAGAAAACGAAAGCTTATCCCCCACTTTGTATTTTCTTTTATTTTCATTTATTGCACTATGCGTAATTTCTATTGTCACTTTTGTAGGATCTTCTACATTTACACTACAACCAATAGAAAAACCATTTGCCTCTTCATGTAATTTGCGAAAATCCTGTGCTGATGCTGTTGTCGAAACTTCCTCAACATCATCCGAAGATCCTGTATACGGAATTCCATCAAATCCCACCAGGCAATCTTTTTCCTCTGAAAGTGTTACATACATTTTCCCTGTTTTCTTGTTTTTAAATAATTTCATTGTATATTCTCCTTTATTTTTGTTTGATTTTAATTTATTTTTACGGCGTGGCAGGATTTACCTACCATACACCGCTCAAATCTTTTTAGCAAAATGGAAGTTCATTATCTAAATCATCCATAAAATCATCGGTCAGTGGAGTTTTGGACTCTGCAACCTGTTCGCCAGATTCATCAGATCTCTCCATTTCTGTTTCTTCTACCTCATTATTGTTATCATTAAGTTTGAAATAATCTCTGAAATCTTTACTCATAACAGAAATTCTTCCCTCCACCTTCTCTTTCTTGACAGATCCAGTAGAACAATACTGTGCATAGGCACAATCCGGGTTATATTTGTCTGCAAAGATCTCAAACCATTTGTAGAAATCTTCTGCTTTAATATCGTTGTTGATTGCCTCATCTGCCATGTACATGAAAATCGGAATATTTACAACCTTCATAAATTTTTCTTTCTGGTCGAATCCGTCTTCAAGATACTTAACAATTTTAAGAAGACGTTCACGCTTTTCATCTGTATAAGAATCATGCAGTTTTTCCGCATACTTTGTTACCTGACCTTCTGAGATAGAAGTAAGTTCGTAATCTCTGTCTTTTACATCTAACAGCATCATAGCTTGTAAAAGTGTCTTTTCGTCTGCTGCTCTACGATACTGAGCTGGTGTAAAATGACAAACATCTTCAAAGAACTTTCCGGCAAGAATCTCTTTAACAAATTTTGCCAGATTCATACCCAGTTTTACATTGGCAATCTGAGTTTTACTTAATCCAGATCCGTTATTCAGTCTAAAGAACATTTCCTCGATTTCTTCATCTGTGCATTCTTCTAAGTTATAATTCGTGAAAACATATCCGTTAATCATCTGCTGAATTTCTTCCGGCAGCTCTGAGAATTTCAATCCAGCGATTTCATAAGTTTCTCCATCAATTTCAACTTCCGGCGTTTCTGGATGCAGTGCATACTCATCATTGATAAAACTGAATAAGCTGCGAAGTCTGTGCTGACCGTCAATGCAAGAATAATTAGATACTGGTCTGTTCTTTTTATCTCTTGTGCCTTTGTTTTCTTTTGTAAAATACAATGGTGGAATGACAAACCCGATAAGCATTGAATGTGGTAACAGACTCTTTTTATAATCGTCCCACATTCCATATCTTCTCTGAATAGGGCAATCAAAATCCAGGATTCCAGATTTCTCATACATTTTCTTTAACTGCATAACTGTGTAAGGGATTGTTGATTTCTTCATTTTTAATACCTCCGTGAATTTTTATTAGTTGTGTTTTTCTTTATATATAAGATACCACATTTTTATTATTGTGTCAACATTTATTTTGGTTTGTTTATAAGTTTTTTGCAAGGCATCTTCCCCAATATGGATCAAGTATTTCTTCAAACCCTAATCTAGTAGTGAGAAAATGTCTATATACCTTTTGTCTTCTTGCATCTGAACCATATACAATGATTCTATCATTTTCATACATATGTGTTCCTATAAATTCACGAACCATTTTAAAAGCCCACAATAATCCCTCAACACCACATTTCCCAGTTGTTGTCATATCTAAATCGCCGTAACCGTCACTATTAAGCCACTGCCTTAAAACTTTCTTTTTATTAGCAATAGCAAAAGCAACTGCATAATCATATCCACTTCCTATTTCATGTCTATAGTTCTTATCAAAACAGATTACCGCCGATTGTCCATTAGATAGTTTTGTGTATTCTATCCATCGCATATTTTCTCTATCATATGTCAAACCAATTTATTCCCCTTTTGTACGTTGCATTTTCTGCACATTGTCTGGTAATTTTCAAGCGTATTCTTGCCACCTTTGGAAACGGGGATGATATGATCTTTTGTCATCATCACTTCTTCCCCATCTTGGTCTACTGCATACAAATTCAAATGATATCTTCTTGCGTTCGGATTTTTCTCTTTTGCAAAATATCTACCTTCAATTCCACACCGGCAACACTTAATTCCTTTTGTGAAAAACGTCTGATATCTCTGACTATTTGCTTTAATCATATCTCCATCCATATCAACAAATGCCTTTTTCTCTTCAAAGAGTCCATCTTTTACAGCGTTATACACTTCATCAATGGAATATATTTCTTTCCTTATATATGGTTGTTTCTTTACAATACTTTTTGATCTCCCCATCTTATTACATAACCTTCTTCCGTTTTTTCTTTGTACATGAGGTTCTGCAGCATATTACTATCCACTCCAAAACGTTCATATAGTTCATCGTCTGTCAAATCCTGATCCTTCATAAACAGATTCAATTTGTCTTTTACAAGAATCATTTTTAACAGATTGCTTTCAATACTATTCTCATAAGTTACAAAATACACTTGCTTGAATTCCGTTGAAGTATAACGAATAAAACGGAAATAATACTGACTCATGCTAGAGTTGTTCCAGTGCAATTCTGGAATAATACACTTATTCACAAAATCAATATTCATACTTGCAGATAAGCTCTGCTGTGTGCTTATCAGAATTCCGTTTGTTGTTTCTTTTAGCTCTTTGACAATTTTCTTTCTCTGTTTCAATGTAGTTTCATTTCCAGTAATCACAAATACAGGTCTGCCCGGAAACGCTTTTCTGATTTCCTTCGCATATGCATTTACTACTGAAATATGACGCACACCAATAGCAACTCTTTCATCAGAAAATTCGTCTAAAAGTGATAATACAGTTTTGAATTTTTCCGGCATTATCAACTGATTATACTCTCTCAACGTCTGAGGCGCAGCGCAAATCTTCAAAAGTGCAAGCAACTGATTCAAAATTTTCAGCATTGCATCTTTCCGGCTGTTCCCAGTTTTCGCAAACAGATATTCCATTTTATAGAACTCATCCAATGCAACCTTATACAGACGTTTCTCTTCTTCTCCCATTTCACAAGCAATCTGTTTAATCTCATAAAGCTGTTTGCCAGTAATTTCTTCAAATGTACGTGTGATAATCGTCTTATCAATCATCTGTTTCAAAATGTCTGCATTAAGAATATCTTGTGTGAACTGAGATACGCCAAATACAGTGATTTTCTCTGGAATATGACTCGCTGCAAATAACTTACTACCCTTACGATATGCTGGATATGGCTGTAAATAATATTCATTTATCTGATCTTCCAGTTCTCCATCTTTGTTGCGTTCCATAATATACTCACATTCAGACAGCATATTGATAGAATTGTTGTACAATAATTCAAACTGAGGATAAATTTCAGTGATATTATTCCTTGTGCTTGTACCCGTCATCAGTGTTTTATACTTCAACCGGCGAAAAGCATTTAATACGGCTTTTGTCCGTTTACTGTCCTGATTACTCATATTATCCGACTCGTCAAAAATCAAAATGGCTTTCTGGCAGATTGATTTTACATATCGCTTGATGAATTTATGATATTTACACATCATATTTAAAGTGATAATTACAAATTGACCTTCTTTGATATTTTGGATATCTGCAAGACTTTCAATCATAACAAAATCAATACCGTACTGATCCAATACATCTTGCCAGTTGTTCTTGATTGAGATTGCCGTACTCACAATAAATACATTTTTCACATGATCGTGTTGCAAACGATATTTGCCTATTGCAATTCCGGCGAATGTTTTACCGCTTCCCTGTTCCCACTGTATGAAGCTATACGGTTTCTGAATAAATAGATTTAGATCCGCTTTCTGAGCATCATTCAGCTTTATAGTTCTTTCATCATCCGTCAATGTGAACTCATCAAGCCACTTTGCTACTTTTTTATTTGGTTGCATTTCAGAAAATGGCATATTCTGGATATCATACATCTTTCGCTTTTTATTCACGATCTTATCAATCCATTTTGACTGAAAATGCCCCATTGAAAAGCCTTGCAACACAACATCATTTATAGATGTAAAATCGCCATTATACTCAAATGTATAATTGTTTTTAATAATTCTACCAGTTCTATCAAGTCCTGGATTCTGTGAACGTAACACCATTTTTAAATGCTTAATAACGTCTTTCGGCTTGATTTTAAGCTGTTCCCATTCGTCCCATTTGATATGATCCGGCTTTTTCTGTGTCTTATATCTATTGACATATTCACAACATTCTGCATACTGGCTGCATGTTTTCGGATTTCGTTTGATATCATACAGAAGTTTCTCAACCTTAAAGCTCCACGCTTCATCGTCTTTACTATTTCTTACAGTTTCCAGAAAAATCTTGTTTTTAATCTGTTCTCTTTCTTCTGTAATAGGCTTTAAATACTGCTCCCATACTTCATCGGAAGTAACGCCGGAAAGTATCTCTGTACTATATGGAACTTCTTTCGTATATTCAGATTTTTTCTGAAAGAATACTATTTTTGTCTTGTAGTTCTCAACACCCAAATGCTTAAAAGTATTCTTGTCAAGTTCTACCTGGCAGATAAAATTAAAATGCTCATTCATTCCGTCAATCATGCCACCATCAGAAAAATCATCGGCACAAAACGACATAGGCACGATAATAGCCATAATTCCGGCTGGCTTTAACAGTTCCGCAGCTTTCAGACAATAATAATATTCTGACAAATAGCTGCTGTCATCTTTTCTCCATCTCAGATTATACGGTGGATTTCCCAGAACATAATCAAATGTAACTTTCGGCTCATAAAAACGAATATCTGTATTTTCCAGTTTTGCATCTGGATAAAGATATTTTGCTACTCTGTACGGCTTCCCATCTAATTCACAACCGTAGAAATTCGATTCAACCGGCGCACAACTGATAAATGAACCATGTCCGCAAGTAAGATCTGCTACTAAATCAGTATTTGAAATATGCAAACAATTATAAATCCATTCAACTAGCTTATAAGGTGTAAAGAACTGCCCTTGCTCAATGTCGGCTTTCGCTCTCTGGTAATCATAGTAACTATCATAGTTAGCAAACTCTAAACCATGAAGCCCACCTAATCCAGTATACGCATTGAAAATATCATCTTTTGAAATACCTGTTTCCGCTTCTGGTAGATCATTATTCACAATATATTCAATTTTTGTGTTGATATCTTCCCTCATTTCCTGTGGGATTACTTCATTTGTACATTTATACTTCATGACTTGTATATCTCCATTCAATTACATTTGTTATCGTGCTACCATATCGGCAAAATGTAAAACCTTCATTTACTGTATATGTATATAATGCTTTGACTTCTACAATTTCATCATAGCAATTCTTGATTTTAACATCATAAATTCCACATTTATCCGGCAGCATTTCACTGACCTTATGCCATTTATAGTCGTGCATATGATTCCTCCTAAATAAGTGTATAACCACACCATTCTCTTGCAAATTTACGGCAAAATTCTGCATCTGTAAAAGTAACATCAATCCTTCCATTCTTGAAGAGTTTGACATGCTTGACTCCGACCTCTGGTGCTGAAAATCCATTTTGAAAATCATCCTCTTCAAGTCTTATAGAATAAGAACTATATAGATGATTCAGTGAATAAACTTGTGTTTTTTCTCCATATGTGTTAAATGCCAACGCATCAATAAAAGCACGTAACCATTCTGTACTACCGAAATTGTAATAATCAAAATATTTATCTTTGCTACAATAACCGCCTGTATATGTGAATTTATTACCTTTTACTTTAATTTCCCATGTATCACGATAGCCGTTGTAACATTTTTCTTTCAATTTATCTTTTACTTCTTTGATAGCCTTTTCTTCAAAACTCATACCGCCTAACTGGTCAAAAATTTTGTCAAGCACTGCATGATAGTCGATGAAGTCAACAACAAGCTCTTTGATAGGATCTGAGTCATTGTATCTGTAATATTCTCTATCCAGATCATATCTATCAAAATTGTTTTCAAGTTGCACATTATACTTATTTGAAAAGTAACTGAAAATACCACTTATATAACTATTTTGAACATCAGAAAGCGATTTTGGGACACCAAAATTCCCGACTAAAAAAGAAGAATACTTGTAATTTTTGCGGTCTTCTTCTGAATATGATTCATTTTCTGCCTTATAGATATCATAAACAGACTTGTAAACTGCAATCGCACGTTTATATAATTCTTCTCTGTGAGTCAACCAGGCTTGATCTTCCTGGCTGATTCTGTCAGATTTCTTAATTTGAAAGTTTCCGAATTTATCTGTAATTCCCATTTTGTATTCCTCCATTTATTTATGCTTGTTTTAAGTATGGGCTAACACCATAATAACTTGTAATCTCATCAATTCTACTGTTTATGGTATCAATATCCATTTTTTTAAAAAGTTCTTTCATTTCCTTAATTGCTTCTGTCTTGCTCTTGCCGGTTGCCATCCGTAAACCACATTTTATAGATGAAATAGCAATTTTACCGTCTGGCGTTTCATGGATAAACATTTCAACACCATGTTTTTCGATTTTACTACCCATTGCCGGTACATATTCTCTTTCCCCTTTTTCTGTACCCATAAGCACATAGAACTTTTCTTTCTCTGCTTCCGGCTGCTTTTCTTGCTTCTTACGTGTTTTATATTCAACTGCATCCTGATAGTCACTCTTCTGTACACTATCCAAAAATGCCATTGTATCTCTATTTGTGTTTGGCAGCTTCAAACCTGTTACACACTGAAATACTTTTCGACTTGCTCTATTATCTGTATGTAAACGTGCTTGTAACTCTTCCCGGCATAATACCTTTTCAATATTATCAATACAAACCAATAATTCAAAAGCTCGTAAAGGAAAACGAAATTCGCCGTATACATCAAGATAAATGCGTTCAACTAAATTTCCTCTGGTTGTACCACTATACATTTTTGAAGCCTCTGCAAGCCAGATTTTAAATTCTTCCTTTTCAATTTTAGTTCTTTCAGCTTCTTTTTTGGCTGCTTCTTCCGCTTTTCTCTGTTCTTCCGCAGCTCTTTCTTTTTCCTGGTTTTCTGCTTCAATAAAAGCATTTACAGATTCCTCAGAAACAAGATCATGTTCTATCAGATAAATACAAAAATCATATTCTGTTTTCGTGATGTCATTATAAAGGTTGTCCCATGCCATGCGATATGATTTCTTAACAGTGCCGTTTCCTCTTACTTCATCGGCAACTTCCGGCTTTTTGCCATTTCTCAGACCATAAAGCATAGCATCTTTTCTTGCCATAATACCATTACTGTATCTAAATACTTTATCTAGGCAGCTCTCAATTTTTGCTTTCTGTAAAGCTGTCTTATTATCTGTGAAACCTAAATATGATCCATTGTTTTCTAACTGATTTTTCATGTGTTTGTTCCTCCCTTAACTTATAATCCTATTATACATTATAAGTTGTGTAATGTCAATCTTTATTTACGTTTGTTTATAACTTTCTGCATACTTCTCTGGGCGTGTTGTTCTGTCAAATCCAAAATATACGCCAATTCCAGGAACTTTATTCAAGATCCTTTTCTGTTCTTCGGTTAAATCAATATAACCAACGACTTTATGATCTTTCCAAATTGCACATTTTTCCATAGCTTATTTCCCTCCTTGTTCTTTCCTTAATCATCATACAAAGACTTTATTTTCACATCTTGATTGATAACCGATCCCCAGTTAATACAATCTAAATTGAAAAGAATCCAACTTTCACAATCGTATGAATAGAAATCACATAATTCGCTACCATCCTCACACTCCAATATATTAGATAGTGGTAATCGCATTTCCCAAAATGCCCGTTCTGTCAAATGAAAAGCATCATAATCTTTCGATAACTTTTTCCAGTCAATTACTTTTTCTTTAAACAAACTGCTATACTCACTATTTTCATATTTAGGTTTTGCATATTTTCGCATCAATCTATGATAATCTTCTACTGTGTCAATCGTGCAAATTTTGGCTTTTCTGCTCAATTTGAAGCTGACCGCCATGCTGCTATACTTATTAAGCATAAACCCTTCACTTGCTACCCATCTTAACCAATCAGACGGATATCCTCCATTATGAAGTAATGTAGAACCCCATAAACAACCGGCTGGCTTATTGATACATGATAATCTATCGGCTATATGTGAACCATATGCTTCTGGATCATTAAATAATTCTCTGCATATTTCAGATCTACCGGCAACTAAAATTCTTGCTGACATTGAAACCCTCCTACTGAATACGTTTTAACATCATACCGTTATCGGAAGATCTTAACGCCTGACCAACTTCTAATGCTGCCATATATGACCGTGTAAAAATACCCTTACACTTTACATAGTCAATCGGATTCCCTTCTAAATCTATCAACTGGAATAACTTTCCTGTACTTGTTTTATGAATGCTCTTGTCTTTTTCCATTTTTCAATCTCCTTTAGTAATTTATTTCTTTCAGATATTCCTTTTCAGAATATATAGTTGTTGCATATCTTTCTGAATCTGTAACAATAAATATTTTTCCTAATATGGTTTGATAAATCCCACGGACACGATCATAACCATTTTCTACCGCATCATCATTTATTTTCGAGTCCAAACGGTCTACCATACCCCAATCCAAATTATAGTACCTGTCAAGTGCTTGTTTTATCTGTCTATCAAATATCTGGTTACGTTCTAAACAACAACCAATATATTCACTATATTTAACCGGCACTCTTTCCAAGTCATACATTGCATCAAATAAAGCGTGATCCATTATAAAAATCCCTAAAATAGCAATAGCCATAATAAAAAACGCTATATGCATTATCTTTAAATCATAATCTCCCGGAACGGATTGCCCAACTAATGTATAATTGTCTGAAATACCAGCAGCGATAAAAGTTAATATACCGCCTACAATGCCACTTACTACAGTAATTGTTTTTGTTGTGTCATATAAAACCCTTGCTGTTCTTGCTGTCATCTCTCTATATAAAGAGTGGGTGTTGTCCCACTCTTTTATCTTCCTTTCATTTATTATAGTTTGTTTTATCCAATTTTCTTTTTAACACATTTCTGCACTTTATACGGCGTTTTAACTTCCTGAATCTCACACCATGCAAGTGCGCCAGTTTTAATCCATTTCAAAAATCTTTCTTTGTAAGATCCTGAAATATATCCGAAACAGTTCGCTGGATTAGCGTTTCCCGTCAACTGCTTTTTCAGTTTCTTGTCAAGTCGGTATGCAATATAATACTTTTCGCCGTTCACACCTTCATGCTCGTTTAACTGATATACATAACCTTTGCTAATACCATGATTAAAGCATGATTTTACGACAAAACACTGATTAGCTCTTAATGATCCAGGACATTCAACGGCTTTATTTTCCGTTTTATATTCCACTGTCTCAACATTAGTATATACATACGCTTTACCATTTCCACCGATCATGCAACCGGCAGCAGAGTCAATTTTATTCATGAACTTTTCAAACTGTTTTGCCAGTTTCAGAAGTTTTTCAGCTCTTTCATATCTATAGCTGTTTTTGTCACATTCCTTCAAATCTTTTTCATAGCCTTCTTTATCAAAGTATTTCATATCAGAAAACTTTGCGACTCCGTTACCTTTTGCGATGATAACACCATCTTTTTCAACATGCCATGACATTCTAGGTGGGTTCGGCTGATATTCCGGGTAATGGTCTGTTACTTTTATCTTTTCTGTCTGGTTGTTGGCTTTTGCTCTCAGCTTTTCAATTTTCGCTTTTGCTGTCTGTTCTTCCGCTGCGGAAGCTCCACGATCCTGTCTGACTTCTGAAAGTCTTTCAATCAGGCTTCTTGTTTTCGCTGAAAGAATAACTTCTTCACTATTATAGATATGCTGAATGATTTCTTTACCACTTTTATCATTCCAACGGCAATCAACAACTACTACAAAACCATCTTTTGTGGCAATTCCTTCCCACCATGCCGGACTCCAATAATCTGTCATCCAGTCACTTTCATCCTCATGAAAACCGTACAGTTTCCAACCTCTTTTTACAAGCTCCATTGCAATTGCAACTTTCGCATCCTTAAATTCATAATAGTTGTTATTACTTGACATAATCAATACCTCCGTAATGTACTTTATAAGTTGTGTTTGTTTATATTTATACTATACATTATTATTGATTGATTGTCAACATCTTTTTTCAAATACAATCGCAAATATCGCTTGCCAATGTTTCAACTTTATCTTTTAGGCTATCAATCTGATCTTCCGATAACAAACCATTTTCATCAGTATTTTCTAATATATTAACCATTTCAAAAACTGTACAATCTGCCCTATATAAGCTATCATAAGCTGCCGGATCAAGATTTTCTACCATTTTAGCAATGTCATCTCCGCAACGATCACGCACAATATCAACTAAATCTCTATGACTTCCAACTATTTCTATGCTTCCATCATTTAACATCACTGTTTCCATTCTACCACCTACCTACAAATCTTTTTCAATATCCTTTATACAATCCAGGATAGTATCATAATTCCCATATGATTTTGTTACTCTTAATGTATTGTCATTTGTCAATAATCTATCTTCAATTTCATAATGATTGATTTCGCCGTTTAAAGACATTCTGACCGGCATAATGATGTGAATATAACCCATTCTATTTACTTTCCAATAAAAGCCCCTAGAATGCTTATATAACTTATTTATTGTATATACTTTTCGTCCTTCTTCAATCATCAATTTTGTTTCCAGTGCTTTCCCTGTATATGTAAACTTCATATTATAATATTCCTCCTAAATATCCAGCTTAATACCATTAAAATGCTTATATCGCTGCGTAAAATGCCCGTTTGGTAACTGTTTGCTGACACGTTTCATAACTCCATTTTCAAAATCTGGTGTCTTTAATTGAGTCCATCCGGCTTTTCTGCGCTTGTCAAGATCTTCTAAATATTCTTGCTCGTTTTCGTACTCAACACAATCTTCCTCAAATGACATAACTTTACTATTTAATAACTTCATAATTTTTTACCTCCTGAATATAGAATAAGTGGTATATCCATCCTTAAAACGATTATACCACTATTTCTATTATTGTCAATATCATTTATTTACGCTTGTTAATAACGCAAGCCTATTTTTACATACAGTTACAACATTTTCTTTTGAAACACATAAAGTGCTTCCAATTGCTGACAATGCAATAAATACAACCGGCATCCCGGAAGATATAAAAATTACACCTACACCAATAACACCAATGCCACACAATTTTTGTTTAATGCCAGCAATAAGCAACTGTTTCTCTTTTTCTGACATTCGTTTACATTCTTCATATCCAATATTTTTCAATGTTCTTGTAATTTCTCTTGACGCTCCTAAATGCTGATTAGCAAGCTGCAATTCAATAGCGAATTCCATATTTCCAACGCTAAAAAGATCCTTTGCTTCCTGGTATTCAATTTTTGCCATTCTTTCAAGTCTATCACGATCACGCAACATTTTCTCGATTTTCTTTGATGAAACTAACATTTTATTTACCTCCCATGTCCATGCAAAATCTAATTCTATTATCTGCATATATAATTGCTGCTTCTAGTCTTCCATGTGTAGAAAACTCGTTTCTATTCGCTTGTGGAATCAATCCGGCATTTATACACATATCCACAAGCTGCATATACTCTCTATGGTTTTCATCATCATTAAACTTGTGATAACCATATTTACTTGAAAATTCTGTTATTGTGCTATAAAGTTCTCTATGCTTTTCGTCCATTATTATCCTCTTTTTATGAAAACGGCACACTATCCATATCATTTAAGTAATCGTAATTGATAAAGTCCTCAACTTCTTCTTTTGTCATAAGTTGTGCCATTTTTTCAATAGCTTTAATATTATCCTTGCATCTCTCTTTTTGGTCTGGTTCTATATATTCGCTTTTTGTCCAATCTGGCTCTACACTTGTCAAGTTGTCCCATATCATATAAGCTGTTGCATCCATAATATTATCCATATTTACATCAGAATCAAGAAAACAATATTTAATACCATTATCCTGAATATCTACCAATAACTTGCCATCATTATTATCATGTTTAGTAAACACATATTCAAGAAACGCTTGTTTTGCCGTTATATGCTCTGTTTGGTTCTCTTTTGCCTCTTTTACAAGTGCTACCTGAAAATCTTCTTTTATAGTCCCGCTATCTATAGAAATGTTATAGAACCCCAACAACTCTTTTATAATATCAGAGCTTATAGCAACATCATGCATATCAAAATTTGTGTCAAAAATTCTTGATACATGCATCACATTCCATTTTGAACTCATCCATCTGTATTCTGAATCTGTGATATATTTAAAATACCCTTCGATAAATTCAATACCCCATCTTGCCCTGCTTATCATTCGTTCGCTGTAATTCCAGCTATAATAATTTGCAATCAACCCTTTTTGTGTATTGCTTTTATTGTATCTTACATAAATTTGTGAACGCTGTCCCATGTTCTACCCTCCATTATTTTAAATATCCAAATTTTTTATAACAACTCATCAATAAAGCTAACTGCATGAACTGTTTCAAAGTTCTGTCTGCTTTAAGATTTCGCCCGTCTTTAATAGCTCTATGAATTTCTACCATATTACCAGGCATCAAGATATCAACCGAAAATTCATCTTTATATGAAATACGGTACTCGTCAACATTGCCAGTAAATAGCACATTCCAGATGTTTCCGAAACAATCTGAAATTCTCCACAATCTTTGATTTTCGTATGGTTTCTCCATCTCTTCAATTTTATTTTTGCTCCATTTAACAGATTTTTCAAAACTCTCTTTTGTGGTTGTATTTTCAAACTTCAACATGATTTTTACCCCCTATTTAAACAGTTTTCTTGCATCAAAAAAGATTGTTTTACCGCCTTTTGTCTCTCTCGCTGCACTCCAATGAAAAGCTGCACGCCCGATACCAGATAACCAGGTTTCACGATCCATATTATCAAGAACGTATTTTCTTGATACTTTCTTGTCGTTTTCGTCTTCATACTGCATCACTTCAATAGCTTTTTCAATTTGTGGGATATCCTGGTCAAGATATCCGCACTTTTTGAAATAGTTCTTGTCTGATTCTGATAACTTCATACTTTCGCCCTCTCTTTCTGTTTTGGTTGCCATTCTGTCAATCAACCATTCTACTGACATACCATTTTTAAGACTTGCCAGTTCGTCAAACTTCTGTACTGCGATTTCTAATGATTCTTTTTCACTATATCCTTTTGCCTGGATCAATTTACCGGCTTTTAATACATTATTGTACGTTTTCCGCTTCATGCTCTTGAATCTCCTTTATTTCGCTTTTAAGTGCTTCAAAATCCGCATCTGTCAACCATTCCGGCTTCTCTTCTTCTGTAAATGAATCCATGATATTTTCCATTTCTTTTATAATGGTATCAATATCAGCCCAGAGACTTGATGATCTGCATTTTCCAACACAATTGATATAATACTTGCAATCAAGCTGCAATCTGTTTAATAGCATGTATTCTCTTTCTTTTGGACTTCTCACAAAAGGATTTTCGCACTCTACCGGCTCTGTTACTCTGCTACAAGGTTCTCCGCAAATTTCGCCACAATCCATATAAGCACCAGTATAAAGGTCTAAACCGTTACGCCCGTTATTTTCATCAAAATAGATTTTACCGTTTTCGTCCTGATAACAAGGAACTTCCATATAGCCACCGAAACCAATATATTTAACTTTCATTTTTATATACCTCCGATATTTTCATAATTTACATTATTATAGTCTGTTTATTGTAAACTTTTTAATATTTCTTTAAAATAATCAAGTTTATTTTCTGACTCAGATCTTGCATACTCAGAAACCATAAAATCAATTTCTTCTTTTCGGCACTCTTCAACAAATTCTTTTAATATATCGTTATCACCGTTGATTATTTCAACTTCAATACTGGTTTGATTTTCACTTGCCAGTTGTGCCAGTTCTTCAAGTTCTTTTTTATATCCTTTTTCAATCAATTTACTTTCCAGTGCATCACTTGAAATTTCAATATCTAAAAACTGAAAACAAAGCTCAAATAATTCTTTTGATTTTCCCTCAAATGTTGAAACATGAAAAGAATTTCCACCAGCTACATCGTACCATGAATAAACATCGCCGTTCTCATCAATTTCAACGATATAACGCAAATGAGGGTTATTTATTGCTTCTTTATATGCTTTTTCGCCCTCTGCTAAAATCTGATCTTCTTTTTCCTCGATAAGTTCTAACCAATTAACCATATCAAAAACCTCCGTTTAAAGTTGTGTTGTTTGTTGTTAATATTATAATACATTATTTTAGCTTGTTTGTCAATAGTATTTTGTATTTATTTTTGTTTGTTTATAAGAAAGAAAATCCGACTTTTACGCCGGATCTTCCTTTTCTCTGCATTTACTTAACAATAACGTCATAACGTTCAATAATATCATCTATATAGCTTGTTGCCGGGTTATATACTAAATATGTTATAACTTCGTCCCCAGGCTGCGCCCCTTCTACGCTTTTATAACTGATATAGTAATCTTCTGCTGATCCGTTTAATTCGTCATCTAATACAATTCCTTTTGTACGCTCAACGATAACTTTATCGCCGTTCATACGATTTTCTAACATTTCGCCGGTCAACTCAGAAGTTGAAAACATTTCAAAATCTCCGTATTCTTCAATGATTTCTTTCTCTATTTCTTCGCATTTTAATACTGTTTCGTCTTTTACGGCTTCCGGCTGCTCTGCTTCCAGTTCTTCCGCTTCTAATACCTCAGAAAACGCCGTATTTTCATTTTTAACGGCTTTATTATTATTGCTTGATATTTTACCGCATCCCATCAATAAAACGCCTAAAATAGCCACACACAACGCCACAATAACAATATTATTCATTTTCTTCATGATATGATCCTCCCTATCTTCTATAATCTTTCTTTTTTAGTTCTTCCCACTGGTTCATCCTGCGTTTAAAATCGGCACATCGTTTTGCTGACTCTATACGCTCATTTTTTATATCTTTTCTGATTTTGATTTCATCACTGATCCCGAAAATTAAAGTAAACAGCAAACCAAACATTTTTATTTCTCCTTTACAATGATTTCACCATCTAATACAAATATTTTTGCGTGATCCTTGAAAACACTGTAATTTCCAGGAAAAACAACCGCTTCATCGTCATTTATTGACTTTGTGCCGTTTGTGCTGATTTTTGCCCACACAAAAACCTCGTTGTTTTCGTCTATATCCTTCCAATAGTCTGCATCCTTGTATAAATCCAAAATTTCGATATTATCCCAAATATCACAATTTCCGGCAGCATCTACGGTTGTTAGTTCTTTTGTTTCTGGATTATAATACCCGTTCATATAATATGTGCTAACTTCCCAGTTTTTCGCTGTTTCCGGCTCTTTTACGGCTTCCGTTGCACTATTGCAAGCGGTTAAACTTGCAACAATGCTAAATACTGATAATATTGTCAAAATCTTCTTTTTCATGGTCAAAACCTCCATTTTTATGCTGCAATCAGCATTTTAATCATATCAACAAGTTTTTCGTCTGTATATCCTTCTGTAAGCTCCTGAAGGATTTTAACGGTCTTTCTTGTTACCATTTCCCCGACTTCCTCCCGGTGGATCTCATGCACACTATAAACGCCCTCTGTACCAGTCGGTACGCACTTGTTAATAATAAGTGTCGGCATACTTCCGGCTTTCTTGAAATTTTCATATTTATCGTAAAATTCAACGATCACATCATAAATAATTGAATCATCGCCAATTTTCACGATTTTCTTGCATCTCTTTTCGCCCCAAGTGCAAAAGAAAAACAAATCTAAAGAAAAGCCGTTTTTACATTTCCCGTTGAATTTTTCTAACTGATCTCTTGTTAATTTTGCCATTTCTAAAACCTCCATGATTTAAAGTTGTGTTTGTTGTTATAAATACAATACATTATTTTCGATTGTTTGTCAATAGTGTTTTTCATTTATTTTTGATTGATTATGAATCAAAATAACCAGACTCACGCAATAAATCAATATTTTCTTTCATTTTATCGCTAATATATAACGCTTGTAGCTTTCCGGCGTTCACTTGCTCCAATACTTGCATAAAATCATTATTTGCAAAAATGTTATTCGATAAAATTTCGTTTTTATCATTTACAACTACTGTATTACCGTTTTCGTCTGATTCTTCATAATTTGCATAATATGCGAAACCTGGCACGATCATAGCCAATTCAAAAACGTTTTCCCATTCGTCAACAATTCCCGTATTATATCCCATAATTTTATTCATTGCATTTCCTCCCTTGAACGGCTTTATATGCCATTTTAAAAGCTAATTTCTGAGGTAAAAACTTTTTATATTTCAAATAGATTTCATTAAATTCCTGATACATTGCACGCCCTCCAATTTATAGGGGCTTGCCGTTTACGGCTTGCCCCATTTATTATAGTTTGTTTTACTAAATGAAAAACATTTCGCCGTTGATCTCTAACGCTATAGCATCTTGTGTCATTTCTTTTTTAAGATCTTCACATAAATCAATAACTTGATCCAGTTTGTTTCTTAAATCTTTTTCACTTGCATAAGCGAAAACCATTGTTGTTTTCTCTTTTACAAGTCCGGCTGTTGGGCTTGTCCAGTAACCCAGGGCATCTGTACTTGTTGCACCTCCGAAACAATCAGAAAGAAGTGTTGCAGCTCTGTCAACAAATTCTTTATTGTCGATTTCCTTGTTAATGTTAATTGTTGCCGGTACATAAACTGTTACCTTGCTGCTAAGTGAGAATACATTTTTTAATCTTGCATTTGTCATGATATTTACCTCCGTGATTTAAAGTTGTGTGTTGTTTGTTTATGTCTGCATTATACATTTATTATTGCTTGTTGTCAATACCTTTTTGAAAATTCTTTTAAAAATTTTTCTTTCCCAACTTTCAAGCTATTTTATAGTATGCCGGGATTGCTCCCGGCTTTATGTTTTTATGCGATTCTGTCAGCATGTCTTTTTTCTATTTCTTCTGATCCGTAAAGGTTGCGCAATTCGTCCATGCTTAAAGCCCTTTTAGTTTTTTTATAATATCTTTCGCCAGCGTGCCAGCTCCACGCTTTTTTCTTTCCGCAATATTTGAAACCGGCAGCCTTTAAAAGTTCTTTTACATTGTATGTATTGCCAGTAACCCAGATCCAGCAACCTATAATTTCAATTTTAACATCTTCTAAATTGATAATCTTGTTTAATGCATCACGGAAAAGCTCGTCTTTTTCCTGGTCATATTTCCAAGCGTTTTCTTTTTCGTCCGCATTTTTTAAGTTGTTCAATGCTGTTTCATATTCTACATTGATAACTTTTATAGCATCCTCAGAACCGCCGTTATCTGGATGATTTTCTTTTACAAGTCTTTTATATTCTTTTCTCAGTTCCTCTAATGTTTTGCAATTTGTAAAGTATTTCATGTCGTTACCTCCGTTTATTTTTCTAAGTTGTGTTTGTTGTTTGTACTTGTATATTATCACGCAATAATAAAGTTGTCAAGTCTTTTTATAAATATTTTTTTATTTTTGTTTGATTGTGGTTTTAAAATAAAAAAATCCAGGCTTTTTACTGCCTGGACTCTTTACGCTTTTTATTTCATAAAACCATTTATAACAGATTCCACAAAAGCCGGATCATCATATCTATAAACAACTATGATATCAGCATCTTTTTCTTTAGTTCCAAATCTAACAATCTTTATTCTATCCATATCATGATTTTCTTTATCTTCTATCAGCATTATTCTATTGTATTTAGTATCAACAAAATAAGTTCTGATATATCTCTCTGTCTCTCTCACTGTATAACCTTTATTATTTTTCCACTGCATCATTTTTAATACCTCCGTGTATTTTAAGTTGTGTTTGTTTGTAATTGAATAATAACACCTGTTTTATATTTTGTCAAGTGATACCATTTATTTTTGTTTGATTATCGTACAAATCTAATACAAAAATAGTTGTGATATCCTTCTTTATATTCTGCCTCGTCTGTCTCTTCGTTGTATTTTGTGGCGCATGGCACTTCCTCATACTCAAAGAAATAACCGCCGTCACTATTCGTAGCTTTTACAAAAGGTGTATTATATTCATCAATTCCCCATTCTAAAAAGCTCAATAACGCTTTTGCTTCTTCCTTGTCATATTTTTCAATGGCTCTCGCTGCATCTTTGATAATACCACGCTCTGTTTTATTGGTTGTGTAACCATCAACTGTTATTGTGTTTTCTCTCACGATTGCATCAACATATGCTAACATTTTTTCTTCCTCCGTTTTGTTGTGTTTGTTTGTTGTGATTGTATATTATCACGCAAAAATAAATGTGTCAAGTGTTTTTAAAAAGTTTTTTCGTATGGTCTGGATTATGTGAGGTTGTAGCGTGTAGAGTTTACCGCCACTATACCAGTATACATATACACTATATCTATATACTATATCTAGTACATGTATACAAGATATATAGATATATATACAATATATAGAATAGTAATATAGATAATAG